CCCCAGATTAATCTGGGGACGTTTTTTTTAAAAAAACGGTACAGAAGCCGTCTAAAGCCGTAAAAATGGCTTAAAAACGATTTCATTAAGCCGCTTTTCTGTAAGTCCTTGAAAAATAAGGATTTTATATAGTATCGGAAAAACGGTATTTTTTCTGAAAAAGAAGAGGGAATATTTCTTGCAAAGAAGTTGCAAAAATCATACCGTTTCAAGACGATTTTTTTGAAGAGTTTTTTTAGAAATTTCGCTATAAATTTATTTATTAGTAATATTTAGTTTTTATATATATATAGCGAAAGTGAATGTAAAAAAGTAAGATAAGTTATTGTTTTTAAATAAAAAAACAGTCTTTTTTCAGAAAAAACACACTTCTTGAAAAAAGTGTAAAAAAATACACGAAAAACTGCTTGAAAAACTGCTTTTTGGAGGGTGAAAAAAATGGTCGAAAAAGACAGAAAAAACGGTAAAAACAGCACAAAAATACATACAAAAGATGTTGTTGAAACATCTGATAGCAGATTTTCTTCAGATTATGACAGAATTACACTCTTTTTTGATGCGGACAGAAAAATTCTCGAAGTTTTTTTCGTTAGAAAAAAGGGTGGAGTGTATCATATTGAAAAGCACGTTTTCAGGAATGTCAAACAGACTGCTTACAGAAATGTTGCTCACTTTCTTGAAAGAGAAAGGTGGAAAGATTTTTGGGAATATTTGTCCACTCTTGAACTTGCTTGCGTGACGAGGGTTCTATAAGAAAGAAAGGAGGACAGTAGAGGTGAAGAAGGTGAGAAAGATATTAAAGAGAAACAGAAGCAATGTTAATGTGATAGAGTTCGGTGACTGTCGTGAAATCCTGAAGCGATGGATTGACGAAGGGGTACAAGTTCATACTTGTGTAACATCTCCACCTTACTACGGGTTAAGAGATTACGGCGTGGATGGACAGATAGGTATGGAAGAAACACCCGAAGAATATGTTGCTAACTTGGTTGAAATATTTCGTCTTGTTCGAAAGGTGTTGCGTGACGATGGGACGTTGTGGTTGAATTTGGGGGATAGTTATGCCTCCAATTTGTATATGAGAAATGCACATAAATACAAAGACAGAAAAGATGTTAGGGGTGGGGAGTATAAAATTAAAGCAAAAGATTTGATGGGTATCCCGTGGCGAGTAGCCTTCGCACTGCAAGCCGATGGCTGGTACTTGAGACAAGATATAATCTGGCACAAGCCAAATCCGATGCCAGAGGCTGTAGCTGATAGATGTACAAAGGCGCATGAATATATATTTCTGTTGAGTAAATCCAAGAAATATTATTATGACCAACTGGCTACACTGGAACCAGCTATTAGCGGAATTAAATCCCCTGGAAAGTCAAGAACAGATAGTTACCACAAATTAATTTTACCGGATGGCACACCCCCGTTTCAGCAAGAAGTCAAATCTTGGGGAAGTATTGATGGTAATCGAAACAAACATTCTGTTTGGACTGTTACTCTAACCCCATACAAAGAGGCTCATTTTGCGACGTATCCACCGTCTTTGATAGAGCCGTGCATTCTTGCCGGAACATCCGAAAAAGGGTGTTGTCCGGTTTGTGGTTCTCCGTGGGAGCGCAAAATTAAAAGGAGAAAAACAGGTTCTGTCAAGCCAAGAACTTTTGGTAAATCTGGGAACAAAGACAGGACAGATATTGGATGGGTATATGAAGGTTTGATTACAACAACCGTTGGTTGGAGACCTACTTGCAGTTGTAATGCGGGAGACCCCGTACCATGCATTGTTCTTGACCCATTTATGGGGAGTGGTACAACAGCGGCGGTGGCTGTAAAGCATAATCGAAATTATATAGGTTGCGAACTGAACAAAGAATATAAAAAGTTACAAGATGAAAGAATTAAGTTGGCGAAAATCGACAAATATGGTTTTTTTTGGTTTTAATGATTGAAGGGTTTTAAAGTATGATTTTTGGAAAAGAGTTTGATTCAAAAAGATATGGGCGTGAAAAGATAACGGTTTTCTACAATGAGAACATGGCACAGCTTGAAGTTTATGTTGAAAGGGAAAAAGATGCGACTGTAAAAAGATATAAATATAGAGATGTGGCTCTGATAAATGCAGTGAGAATGAAAAAACATCTTGTAAACGGAAACGTTGGCAAGTTCTGGCAGTTTGCAAGAAAACATGAACTTATGGATGAAATGGACATATACTGAATGAGGGGGTGTTGATTGTGATAGCTTTTGATATTGATGGTGTTGTTGTGGATGTATATGATTCCGTGCACAGGGAAATCAGAAGGAGGACCGGTTTGTCTGAAACGTATTGTGAACCGTCTTATGATTTTTATCTTGATTACGGCCTTACACACGAAGACTTCATGGAAGCTTTTTCACATCTCGTTATGACGCACAAATTCAAGCCGATGAAAAATTCATTTCGTGTTCTCAAAAAATATGCGGACAAAACCGGAATGATATATTTTATAACGAACAGACCTGAACATCTGATTCCATATACGAGAGAGTGGTTTCTGGAGTACAGAGCCTGTTTCCCGTTTGAGATAGTGAATGTGGATGGTTCAAAAACAGAGGCGGCAAGGAAAATTGGATGTGATGGTATAGTGGATGACCACATGGACAACGTCAGAGATTTTGTAAATTCCGGCATGAAAGGTTTTTTGTTCTTCCAGCCGTGGCACACTTTTTACGACCTGTCTGGATTGAATGTTGTAAATAGCTGGAGTGAACTTGCTGAAATTCTTGGCGTGTAAATTCATTTAAGTAGGGGGTGATTCTTTGAATGAGAGATGCTTTTGAAAAAACACTGTGCATGGATAACTTGCTTGTTGCTCAAAAAGTCTTGAGATATTTGGCGAAAGATGAGACAAATGCTGAATTTGACAACACAGCCATTAATCATGTAATGAAACTGTTGGATGAAAAAATACGTGAAGTAAACAAATAAGTTTTATCCGGTATGAGAGGAGGAAAAAAAATGTTTGAAGTGATTGAAAAACTGAATAAGGATTTGAAGGAAGCGGCAAAGAGACTTGAAGGGAGGGAATGCAGGTATCTCGTTGATGCATATTACATGATTCAAGAGTATAGAAAGTCTCTTGCAAATCAAATCAGGATGTCCGGCGATGAACCTAACGCCCTGATTGGCTGGATGTTTGAGCAGGCAAAGGTTGTTGAGAACAACATCAAAAGAGCGTTAGATGTTTACACTGACGAAAATCCTGTTGGCGTCTGGATGAAATCAATCAAAGGCATTGGCCCTGTTCTTGCGGCAGGATTACTTGCTCATATAGACATAGAGAAAGCACCTACTGTTGGGCACATCTGGTCATTTGCCGGACTTGACCCCACGAAGAAGTGGGGGAAGGGGCAGAAGAGACCGTGGAATGCACGGTTGAAAACTTTATGCTGGAAGATAGGAGATTGTTTTGTTAAGGTCTCAAATCGCCCTGATGATTTGTATGGTAAGCTGTACAAGGAGAGAAAAGAATATGAAATCAGCAAAAACTTGAGAGGGGAATATGCAGAGCAGGCGGCAGAAATTTTGAGAACAAAAAATATAGGTCGTGACACGGAAGCGTACAAATATTATGTTCAGGGGCTTCTGCCGCCGGGCCATATAGACATGAGGGCAAGAAGATATGCTGTTAAACAGTTCCTTGCTGATTTACACTATGTATGGTATAGATACCATTTTAAGAAGGAGCCGCCAAAACCGTATCCTATAGCTATACTTGGCCATGCTCATGAGAGGGAAAAGCCATTGTTTAGAACGATTGTTCCGGCAAAGCGAGCCATAGAAAAGGATAGTACCCGGAATAGGGAGCGAAAAAGTATATAGCCATAAGGATGGATAGCACCAACTTGGTTGAGTGAGCCTTATGAATTGCGGATGGGTTTATGCCATGTGAGTAGAGTGAGCCATCGAAAAAGAGCGAGTCATGATTAGTGAGAGTACCAAAAAAGTTAGAACGGGTCATATCCATTGAGAGTACCACAACACCCGTGCGAATTATGTGACGAGAGTGCACCAAAATTCAAATTAAAACGAAAGGGGGTGATGATTGCATGAAAGTAGGTGATACTGGCAATGTTAACGTGGAGAATCTTAAGGTTGAGGATGGTGCTACAAAAATGAATATAGTCGGCGGGTTTGGGATTGTGCATGATTATCTTTCTGAATTGAGTGCTGTAATTGATACTCTTGAGACAAGACTCAAACCTGTAACAGGGAAGATGTCCCTAAAGCCATGCGATGAAGAAAAGAAGATTAGCGGTGTCAGTTTTGTGGGGCATTTAGAATCCGAGGTTGGCGTAAATTTACGGGAGACGATTGCGCACGTACAGGAGGCAACTGAAAGATTGCATAATATAATTATGAATCTTGAAATTTAAGTTCCCGCCATTAGCGGCGTGGCGGGCGAATACCTCCTTCTGATTTCGGGGTCGCATTTTGCGACCCCACTTTTTTTATAATTGGAGTGAAATATGGAATGCAGGTATTTTGAGATAGAATGCAAGTATGCAGACGTGGACAGCAACGGGTTTGTCTGCCTTGGTTCTCCCGACGTTTGTCCATACGGAGAACCTGTAATGGAGAAAATCAAAGAAGGGCATACAAGGCACTGTGCATGTAGGATTGTTCACGGTGACGGCAAGTGCGAATGCGGCATGAGCGACGGTTCACCCGAAAAGAAGCAACGGGAGTGCCCATCCTGTGGAGCGAAAGGGGCTTGGAAGGATTCAGTTGATTTGACTGATACGAAAGTTGATGTTGAATTTGGTTGCCTGTTTTGTCATTGCAGGTGGCGGGAAAGATATATCTTAACGTATGTTGGAACTCAAATCCTGAAACAGGGAAATCAGAAAAATGAAGTGTAAAGCGGTTATATTCAAAATTGAAATTGTTGATACAAGGGGATAATTTTGCGGAGTTATCAATGAAAAGATTAAAAATGACAATTGAGCTTGAATGTGATGATAGGCTATTTAATGAAAGCGATCCTGAAGAGGTATCTTGGTTTTTCAATTATGTCATGAAAAAGAAGTTGTTATTGCATAGTAATGAAATTGGAGATGTTGTTGGGACTGTCAAAGTGATTAAATGCGATAATTTAACCATGGAAGGGAAGGGATAAGATGACGTTGTATAGCATTGTCAAGGAGTGGTTGAAAGAGCATGGCTATGACGGTCTTGTGTTAGATGGAAAGACCTGCCGTGGTTGTGGCCTTGATGCTCTTATGTCCTGTCTGGAGCCGGATGTGAACTGTGCACCGGCGAAAAGAGTTTTATGCAAGGATTGTAGAAGCAGGAAGGGTTGTTCTGTATACAGGGATTACAAAGAGGGAAAAATTCAGGGAGTTCCACATTGTTATAAAATCCCGGAAGGAACTTTAGGGAGGAGTGAATGATTAAAGTCAGTATAACAGCCATTAAAGAAGAAGGTTTGGAATGGTTGAGGTCATATACCATCTATTTGCCTTACCAAGACTGGACAATCATTGAAACCTTATTAAACAGGTTTGGCAGGAAGATCGACGATGCCTAACGTAAAGAAAGCAACATCTGTTGTCATTGTAACGGAGCCGGAGTATACGAACGAACCTTGGGAGCCGGACTCCAGCGAAAGAATCTGCCCGTTCTGCGATGGGACGGGGGTGATGGAGGATGAGTGATGACCTTTGACGAATACCAGAAGAAAGCAAGACAAGTCGCAATCTATCCCAACAAGGGAAACAACATCATCTATCCAGCACTGGGTCTTTGCGGCGAGGCTGGAGAAGTTGCGGAGAAAATCAAAAAAATCCTTAGAGATAAGGGTGGCAATGTAAGTATAGAGGATAGAGAATCTATTGCCTACGAGTTGGGAGATGCCCTGTGGTACATATATGCACTGGCAGACGAGCTGGAACTATCCTTAGATGACATTGCAAGGATGAACCTTGAAAAACTGTTCTCTCGAAAAAGGAGAGGCAAACTACAGGGAGATGGTGATGACAGGTAAGATTTCACATGAGAAAGGGGGTGGGTAATGTGGATGGGTGTCAGGTGGTAAGTGGCAAGTGTCCGTATGGCATTGTAAATGCGTCTGATACTTTCATGAAAAATTGTATAAGGTGTGATCCCGTGCTTGGCAAGAAGTTTTTACTTGAATCTATTGCAAAAAGAAGTTTCATAGAGGTTTCAAGGCGAAGCATGAAAATGAAAAAGAGGGGCGGGGGTAATAAGTGATATTTATACGGCTATAAGTTATAGTCTTATATCTACAATAAATAGTCGAAAAGTCTTAAATGTGATATAATATATATGCCGGGGGTGGAGTGTCCCGGTAATAAAAAAAAGAAGGAGGTATTTTTATGCTGGGTCCAGTTGCCATTCTTAATTCCCCAATTCTGACAGGGTGGGGTGTTTATTCATGGACACCCCTCACAGTGGAGGAGGCCAAAGAGCTCATAGCCAAGCATGGTTATGAGTCAGCGGTGGGGCATGAGGCTACCGCCGCTTTTCTCTCACGCCTCTTGGGGGTTGAAATCCCAATGAGGCGAATCCGTGTCGCCATGGGTGGCGATACGGAGGGGGAATTTCTTCACGCAATCGTCTTGCGGTTGCGTGAGAGACTCCCGGAGGGGAAGGTCCTCTCCGAAGAGGAGATGGCCAAGGTCGAGTATGACCTTGGTTATCTCGAATGGGGGATGTAATCCCCCTCCTCAATCCACCCGCAAGCCCCGCTTCGGCGGGGCTTTTTTATTGCGCAAAACTAAACTAACTTTTAGGAGGTAAAAAAAATGAACTTTCATGATTTTTTGGAAAAGTTTGATTATGGTGAAATATATGAGGATGAGACCGGGGCGTATGTGAAATTGCTTTCCCCGGATGAGGAGGGTATTGACAGGATTGAAGTGTGGAAATTGAGTCCAAATGGATTAACGGGTGATGGCTATTCCCCCTACCACGGGGAGTATTATGACGGGTTGATAAATCCCGGCTTTGACGATGACAGCGAAAAGGCAAAATTAATTGAGGTAGTGTAATGAAATATTACATAGGGATTGATAACGGGGTAACGGGGCATGTTGCTGTCGTAAGTGAAGATGGCAGGGTGTTGCATTATGCCCCAGTCCCGACAAAAAAAGAGCTTTCGTATACGAAGAAAGTACAACATATAACTCGAATTGACAATCCGGCCTTGCGAAAGCTCTTGAGAAAATACAAGATGAAAGGGTTGACAAAAGTGGTCATAGAAAGGCCGCTTGTTACCCCGAAAAGATTTAAGGCGAGCCTTTCTGCAATGAGGGCACTTGAGTCTGTTCTTGTTGCTATAGAACATCTCAAACTTCCTTATCAGTACATAGACAGTAAGGAGTGGCAAAAAGCACTCCTGCCCGACAAGGTGAAAGAGACCAAAAAGGCGGCAGTGCAGGTTGCAGGGAGACTTTTCCCTGACGTCGATACCAAAGACGCCGATGCCTTGCTGATTGCAGAATACGCACGCAGAAACAATCTTTAGGGTGTCGGGGTGGTGGAATTGGCAGACACGGAGGTCTCAAAAATCTCTGGCTTGTCCGTGCGGGTTCGAGTCCCGCTCCCGACACCACAGAAAAGGAGGCAAGAATGGAAAAGTGTCATATATGCGGTGGGGTAGACACCTGCCCTGCTGGAAAATACAGTGATGTAAAAGCACCTGTTGACAATGTTGATATTCGATATTGGACAGGAGAGAAAATACCGGAAGGGTGGGTCTTGACTCACAGCCGCAAGCGATACTCTGTTATAGTGAGAGAGAAAAACGGTGACGGATACGGGCTGATATTCGTTGGTAGTATGCAAAGGCACAGGATTGAAGCTCATTATGGAGTTAGACCTGTTTGGGTCGGGCAGTGTGAGTATGCGATATATGTTCGGCCATGGGTGGAAGGGTATTTGACCCATAAACCTTTCAGTGAATTGGGGGAGGTGTGTCATGAATGGTTTTGACGTAATGGGAATTTTACTTGGCAGTGTGATGTTTGTGTTTTTTATAGAGAACATTTCGGACTTTCTGTCTTACAGGGTTGAGTCGAGAAGGTGCGGCCCTTATTTGAAAAGAGAATATGTTGCAATATCAAAGAAGCATATGTGGAATGCGGTACTTTATCTGCTACTCGCAATTGCCGTGTTTGTTGCGGTTTTTGTTTAGGAGGAAAAGGGTGAGTGTTGAATTGTTTACTACTCAAGATTCGATAGCATGGCTTTTGCTTGGCAAATGTGAAAGGGCTATGGGGGAAATGCCAGACAACTATGTGGATACTATTATTACTGACCCGCCTTATGGCCTTCAGTTTATGGGGAAGAAGTGGGATTATGATGTGCCAAGTGTAGAGACGTTTCAGGAAATGTTGAGGGTGGCAAAGCCCGGCGCAACATTGCTTTGCTTTGCGGGCGCAAGAACTCAACATCGGATGGCAGTGAATATTGAAGATGCGGGATGGGAACTGAAGGATTGCATTATGTGGATTTACGGATCAGGATTCCCGAAGGCGACAGATATAAGTAAACAGATTGACAGGAAATTTGGGGTTAAGGGGGAAGTTATGGACAAGAGAAAGGGTTGTAGTCGAAAGCGTATTTATAATGTGGCGGTATATTCTGGATCATCAGGCAGGGAATATGAGATAGTTGCTCCTACCACCCCCGAAGCAAAACTCTGGAACGGCTGGAAATCACATGGGCTCAAACCTGCCTATGAACCTATTCTCGTAGCAATGAAACCAAACGAAGGTAGCTATGCACAGAACGCATTGAAATGGGGTGTGAGCGGGTTGAATATAGATGGTGCGAGGATAGAATTAAAGGGTATTGAAGAACATACTACGGAAGCAAAAAGCGGTCTTGGTAAAAGGATATATGGAAAATATAAAAATAAACCAACCATAACATCTGATTTGCCGAGATATAACATTAAAGGTCGCTACCCCGCCAATATCATCCTTGACGAAGAAGCCGCAAGAATGCTGGATGAACAAATAGGCGACCAAGGCGGTGCATCACGATTCTTCTATGTTGCCAAGGCATCAAGGGCAGAAAGAAACATGGGGCTTGAAGACTTACCCGCCAAAGAGAGGGCCAATATCAATAAAATGATGGGAAGTGATGACAACAGTATGCTTACAGGTAGTGGAAATAAGCGGAATAATAAATTGCAAAACTTCCACCCCACTGTCAAACCTCTGGAGTTAATAGTATATTTGTGCAACCTTACCAAAACTCCATTTGGCGGGGTTGTACTTGATCCATATATGGGAAGTGGCACAACCGGAATTGCGTGCCTCATTACAGGTAGGGATTTTATTGGTATTGAAATGAAGCCTGATTATTATAAAGTGGCTTGTGAGAGAAGTAAGTATGTGAGTAGAAAGTTGCTCAAAATCAAACATAATCCTTTTGAACTCATATCTAATCTGGATGATTCAAATGAACTTGAAAGGTTGATTAAGAATTATTCAAGGTTTGTGTGTGGGCACAAACTTAACAATCCAAAATTGAATAAAAGTAAGGGGGGTGAAAAAAACAGGCAAGGTGATACACTTTTTAAATATTGATTGAGAAATTTTAAATATCAATTGAGAAAGGAGAGACAGGTATGAAGCCAGAAGATTTCAACAGGATAGTGGATTGTTTCCATTTGATTGAGAAGAAGGTGTCGTCAATCAAATCAAGGCAGTATTCGGATGACAATGACCGCCTTTACAATTTCAAGGAAGGTGCGAAAGACCTCAATATCGACCCGATAACTCACTGCCGCCACCTTATGCAGAAACACTTGACGGCACTGAAGCAGTTTTGCGAGGACATTACGGAGCAGGCAAAGTATGGAAAGCCCTTTGAGTTTCCGGTATCAAAGATTGTGGAGTATGTCAAGGACATCAGGTTGTATTGCCTACTGCTGTTTTCACTCATAGCCGAACTTTCGCAGGATACAACCGTTGAAAACCTGATTGACGAACTCATGGTCGAGGCTGGATATGTCGGGCGTATCACAGAAACAGAAGAAGTGGAAATGGATTGAGCCGGATGATGTATACGGCGGCATATTAATCCATATAGCCACGGAAGAGCAGATAATAAAGCATATGAGAGAAAGGCTCAAAATGCAAGGCACGGACGACGAACTCCTTGACGAGTTCGTCGTTGTGCATTGGGCCGTCCCTGTCAAGGGGGATGAAACTTTATAGGAGTGAGAAATGAACGGGTGTAAAGATTGTATGTTGAAAGACACTTATCAGTGTCAGTTATATTCAATGAAGGCATGCAGGGAATTGTGGAAATGGATTTTTGCAAACAGCGGAAAAAAACATGAATGGCCGGGATGGGAAAAATTCGGAAAGGCAAAGGCAGACTGTCCGGCCTGTGAACATGCGGCTCTCATGTGGTCGAATGGTGGTGATGGCGGAATTTGTGATTATTGCTTTCTTCGTGGAATTGCGTGGGACGAATACTGCTTGGAAGACCCATCCCTTTTTCTTCTTTGGGAAAACTCGTCAAGTGAGATTGAGGCGAAATACTATGCGTCATGGATGGTCTTTTGTATAGAAGAGGCGATTGAAAATTTTAAAAGGAAGGAGTGTTTGTGCAATGTACAGGGTTGAAAGTGTTTTTGCTATTTTGTGCATGTTTGTTGTTTTATCTTTTTTTCTTGGCATTGACGTGAATGCAGAGGGTTATTCTGAATCCTGGTATCAGGAAAAGTTCTGTTCTCAAGTACAGGGTGAACGTGAAGTAAGACTTGACGATGGAACAAGAGTGGACTGTCTTACGGGTGAATACGCATATGAGTTGGGATTTGCAAAGTCGTGGGATTCGATACCACAGGCATTACATTATGCAATCAAGACAGGAAGAAAGCCTGCTATTGTGTTGATAGTCGAAGACTGGAGCAGGGATATAAAATACATTGTCAGGATTGTGAACTATATGCAGGCTTTGACAGGGCAGAGAATCAGAATTGCTGTGATGTACGGCGACAAAGTATATTGGTAAGGGGTAGCCATGAGAACTACACAATTTATAGGGCTGAACAGAAGGGCTGAAGAATACAAGAAAAAGCACTTTGTGAATTTTAGCGAGTTTTGCGGTGAAGTGATCGGAATGTTCGGTGAGCCAGTTTGCGATTTAAAGAGATATAAATGTAAGGATGGCAGGGTCATAGAAGAATATGAACAGTGTGTTCCGTGGTCAAGCGGCCCTGTAATATTTACAGCGTTTAGGGACGCAAAAACAAAAGAACCGATAAAAGAGACGCTTTGGACAGAAGACGAGATAGAAAAATATTTGTAAGGAGGGTAAGTGGACTGTTTCCCTGTATTCAACAAGAGACGATGTGGATTGCGGGGCAATAGCAAAAAGGTATGGTGGTGGCGGCCACAGGGGTGCGGCAGGGTTTCAGTGTGAAGAACTGCCGTTTGAGATATAGGGCAATGCCATAGAAAAAGGAGGAGATATGACAGTTAAGTTTGAAAGCGAACAGGAAATGAGAAATGCCGATGTTCCCTGGTTTGACACGAAAGAGGAGTTAGTCGAGTACATCACGGCTCTTGAGTCGATGTCTCATGATTATGGTACGGCTGTGTATGCCGTAAGCATGGCTACCGTTGCCATGTTTAATTACATGGCAAGGAAACTTGGAATTACGGGATTTCAAGCAGGTTGTGCCGATTTAGATGTAATCAGGAGAACGAGACATCTGGAGGATGGGTTCAGGCTGATTGATTACAACAGGCTGTTGTACCCTCAATACCTCAATGAGGAGCATTTCCCAACGCATGAACAATTGTTAATGGAGAACAGAGGACATCTTGCCCGCAAAGCAAGAAAGTTGCTCAAAGAAAGCCCGGATGCTCATCCCAATGTCATAGCGAGATGGGAATATGTTGCAAGTTTGGGGGATGAATCATGAATATTTTTGCAATGGCTTTTGTTGAGACGAGTTTCATAAAGACGAATATGGAGAGTTTCAAGAAACATTTTTCACTTGAAAACGTGGAGACGGTATTGAATATTGCCTATAATGAGCTTGGGGTGTCCATATCCGCAGTAGATGCGGATGGCGATTTCATACTGAACAATATAAGTAAGGATGATTACCTGTCGTGGAAGGAAGGTGTAGAATCGGCATCACCTGTTTTCGTTAAGTGAGGGTGTTATGAGAATGTATGAATGGGACTATGAGTCCAATACTTACAGGATAATCCCTGATTCTTTTCATGTTCAGGTGTTGTGCAACTGTGATGAGGCAGAATTGATGTATGGCATTTCAAGGTTGTCTTTCAGGGGAGAGCCTCTTACGAGAGAAGAGGTGAAAGAGAAAGTTGTCTTGAGCGAAAAGCTTTACGGTTCTCTTGTAAGCGGAAAATGGTTTCTGAAATAAAATCAGAAAAAAATAACCGTATTACGCACCGCCCCTTTTTTCCTTACGAGGGGTGAAGTGTGCCTGTTTTCAGGTGTCATCCCTCAATTTCATTTTAAGGGGTGATCATTGTGGAAATTAAAATTGCTTCTTCAGACAGAAATGTTTTGACAGAGGGGAAGGTTTATATCGGTTCTGGCGCTTATAGGGATGAGAGGGGTGTTGTCTGGAGTCTTGTGAGGGAGGGGGATGGATGGACTATCAGAAGACTCGCAGACAAAAACAGATATACTCACATTCTGAAGTGCAACGGGAGGGATGCAACGGATATTACCGTTGTGCCTTCAGAAGTTACAGCCTACCTTGATACGAATCCAGCCGTGTATACAGCATCGGTTACAATAGTAGACAACAACGAAAACGAATGGGAAAGTTTCGGGAAGCTCAACTTCAGAATTTCCATGTACAGGCGGGGAAGAAAGTATATCGTTGTTGCTGAAGACGAAGCCGATGACGAAAACAAAAAGGTTGTTCAGCTTCCAGAAAAAATATCCAGCGTGCTTGAAGGTCTTGAAGATATACAAATAGCAGAAGTATTTGCCGACATGCTTCGGAACAAGAGTTTGTACGGCATTATATTTGGGGGGTGATGTATGGCGAATTTCAAATATTTGAAAGGGCCTTACGAAGATGTGGATGGTGACTATTACATAGTAATTCAAAAAGGGGGTTATGATGTATATGGAACGAGTGGAGGGGTGGGTTTCGGAAGCTCGATAGATGCCGCAAATATAATAACTATTTTGGAGGGGCATGTCTGTCAGGGTGCTGGAGAGTATTTGGCTACTGTTGGTGGTGATGTAAGAAAAATGGAGGATGCTGTTGACCTTATTGTGAGAGCAGATGCGCCCGATGAAATATTGGAATGTCTTGACAATACAGTTGCTGAAATAATGGAAGAATATCCAGCTTTAGACGAGTCTCTATGGAGTGAAATTGAGTACAGTTGGATAGAAGATATATTTTATAACAGTTTTATTTATGATGTTTTGGACTGGCTGAATATTAATGAGGCAAAATTTTATGGTGATGGTGGCTATGATAGTGTTGTTGATGCCACATCCACAATGTTTAAATTTTATTTTGAGATTGTTCATGACATGGGGCCTTATGCTGTTTCAGTAGAGGATTTTGTTGATGCCCTGTTTTCTGTTAATATTCATGCTCATCCAGAAATTCAAGAGCTTGTTGAAACTTTACCTGTTGTGATGAATGAGCCGGAACAATTTTATTCAGAGGATGAGATAGAAAGGGCATACAGGATATATGAGCATATCAAAGCTGAATATTACGGGCAGGAAAAATTAATATAAGGAGGCATACCATGACAAGAAAGGAAGTTTCAGAAAGAATAAGCAAGGTAAAATCCTATATAACACCTGAAAGCAACAGGAATTTTGTAGACGACCTTGCAAAAAGAATTGCAGACAGGAAAACCGTAAGAAAAGTAAAGAGTAAGAGGTATGCTCCAGTGGAAGAAAAGCCGGACTTCAGGCAGGCCGCAGACGCACTTCAGCAGACCAGAATGTTTGAGAGGGCGTTTGCAAAGCGTGTGCGTGATGAAATAATGAATGTGGAAGTTCCGGTTGTTTCCATTGTAAATGCCGCAAGAAAGTACAGGGGTGACAGGACAGTTGAGGTTCTTTCACATATGCTTGTCAGGAATGCTGTGGATGAGACCACAAAGAACTACTTTGAAAAGTATCTTGGTGAGTATGGTCGCCAGTTGACGAGAGACCTGAAAGAGATGCTGAAAGAGCGCACCCTGAAAGTTTCGTCTCTTATGGAAATAAGGGAAAAGATGGCAAGTTCATTTGGAGAGTGCCGGGCCACAAACATCATAGACGACATCCTTTACAGGGTTGTTTATGGTGAAGGTTCGGCTGTAAGGTAAAAAGGGAAGGGTATGACGACAGAAGAATTTGTTGACAGTATAAACGATTTGATAAATACCAATGCGCTGGATATAGCGAAAAACTACTTTACGCTTGACCTCTACAATTACATTGGGACTATAGAAGTTGTGAATCCTGAAGGGGAGTTAAAAAGTATTTTTGATGCAAATTCAGTTCCGCAGGGTGAAGAGGGATATGACGACATCGTCAGATGTGATTTGTTTCGGGAGCTGTCCAATGTTCCAGATGGAGTTTACATTTTGATTGTATCGTTCGATGACGACGTTGACTATTACACCGTGGAAGTTTACGTCGATCCATCAGAACTTGTTGATGTGGATTGGTGGCAGGAGAGAGAGCATGCATCTGTTTCCGTATACGTTGGAGATGTTGAAATATTTTACGAAAGTGACGAAGACGCCATGTCTTCAGTGGAAGAGGGTTTCTATACGTGGGAAAGTGATGTACGTTTGATGGAATATTTGATAGAGCATAGAATAATATAACGTTTGCGTTACAAACATGCGAAGAAAACAGAAAGGGGATGATTTAAGATGATACCTGTTATTGATTTGATAAAAGCCGCTGTTTTTACCGGCGACGAAGAACTCGTTTCGTTTGTCAGGGTTAGTGCCATTGATTCCATGCTTACTCTTACCGACAGGTTTGAGAAGAAGGCAATAGATGAGGCGGCGAAAAAATATTACAGGGAATATTTTGGTGAGGTAAATTCAGACTATGCTTCTGCACTTTCGATGGACGCAGTTGATTTTATGAAGGCAAAAGTGAGTTCTGCTTCTTCCATGTCGCTTGCGAGATTTGCCTCGTCCAATTTTGACGGTGGCTGGCTGTATGAAAAGTATATAACAGCCCTTGTCAAACTTGCAGACGTTCAGCTCGATATAGAGCGTGCGTTTGAAAGTTCTGGATGGAAAAAGGCAGATGACTACACGATTGAGAATATGCACTTTCAGCATGAAAAGAGACCTAAAAGCAACGATATTCTGATTACGATAGACCTTGACCCGATGGATGGAACGTGGTCGTATGTCATTACCGGAAAGATTGACAGGAAAAGTATCAGCGAGTCTGGAAGCGGTTTTACATATATGGGCGAGGCGGTATATGACATTCTTGAGGTGCTTGGGGCTTATGGTATAACGTCTGGCCGTGGTCGGAAGACGAAGAAGCGTAAATCAAACTTTATAGAGTTGAAAGCTAAAGAGCACATTGTAGACCTTGCAAACGACGTCCTTGTAAGAGAGGGTGAAGTGTTTTATGTTGACGTTGATACCGCAATGCTCGAAGAGGACTTGGGCAGGGTGTATGCAATACTCGAATTTGAAGACAACTCTTAAATCTTAAAAAGGAGGTTGGGTAAATGCCGGAAAAACTAACTATTGAGGTTTATTCTATTGATGAGCTTTCAGGTGATGCAAGGAAAAACGCAATTGAGCAGGTAGAAAAAGAGTATGATTTTCCATTTGAATGGTGGTATGAAAATTTACTTGATAATTATGCTGAGCTGGGCATAGAGGTAAAATCCTTTGATGTTTATTATGGTCTTGCCAAAGGTGAGTTCATACTTGATGCTGAAGAGGTTGCAGAAAATCTGATACGGGAAACGGGTGGGGATTTACAGGAAATAGGTCGAAGGTATAAGGAAGAGTTTGAAGCTCTGGATGAAAATTCAGAAGAATATGATTTTGATCGTGAACAGCTTGAGGAACAATTTAAAAAAGAAATTTTGCAGGTTGTTGTTGATGACCTCAGGTCAGAATACGAGTATTATACTTCTGAAGAAGGCGTTGTTGATTTCGCAGTAGCCAACGACATAATGTTTCTGGAGAACGGTAATATTTTTAATGGATAAACGGTAGGAGGTTTGAGAGTATAGGCGTATGAAGACAGGGGGTTATATTTGCAAAACCGTTACGGGTATAAATCTTAACACTTAAGGAAGTAGTTATGCCGAGAAAACCGATTTTTTCAGATATCACTTTTGAATCCAGGGGTTCTTTTTATGGATGTGAAGTTTTGTTATACAAAAGGGGAGACGCTGCCGTGGTTGATGAGATATGTCCACTTGATGATGTTCACAGCCCCAAAGAAATTGTCGATATTTATAACACCTTCTATGGCATTAAGGACTACCGTGACATTGAAAAGTTTATTGAAGAAAATGAAGGAAAGGAAATTTTGGCAAGATTTTCCACGTATGTATATGCTGACGAGGTTGCCGATGTAATTTCTGAAGGTGATCGTGGGGGTATAATAGGTTATGTAGGTGTGCGTGATGATGATTTGGCAGAATATGCTGTGATTGCTATAATTAGCGGTTGGTTGAATTATTATGGCTCAATTGATGATGAATATATAACAGTGGATGAGCTTGATGAACTTTAAAACAAAAAAAAGGGGTTGGGTATGAGAACTGTTGAAGAAATTTTCAATGTTGATGGTCTTGCCAACGACATCAACAGTACAATTGAGGAGCTTGCTTCAAATCCGGTGGAATATTCAACGCCGGAAGGGTATGCCGTTTACAGCATCGGCACTGTAGTGAGTGGTGCGTCTGGACGGTATCAAGTTGTTGAATTGATGGACATTCTTGGAGTTGACTATGCAGAGTGGTTGCTTGAGGGGGCAGATTCACCCGAAGAAAAGCAGGCTGTCCGTGATGCTGTTGCAGATGGTGATTATGAAAGGTTGCGTGAGATGGTAATGTATAATGAGTGGACAGTTGAATGGATGATGGATGCGCTGGATAATTTGTCCACAATGCTAACGGATGAATTTTCCGACCTCCCAAATGGGGTAGGTGTGTATGTTGATTTCAACGAGGTAGATGGAGCTATAGACATATTTGTTTCTTTGACTCCTGAAGAGTTTGTAGACGAATTGAGTATCGATCCTCAACTGGATGCATTTGAAAGCAACGTGGTTGTTTTCAGATATAACTCTGGAAGATTCTCTGGAAGTTTTGAGTTTGAAGTTCAGATACCTGATGACTGTGAAAGTTTGGAGTGTGTTGAATCTTATGCGAAGTCCGAATTTGCGGATGTAATAAGTAACGCTTGGAGGTAGAGCTTGTTCGTCAAGAGGGCCGTCGAAGAATATGTTTTAAAAGATATAAAGCTCCCGGACAGGGAGATAGACGTACATGTTTATATCAGCGACATCTCATTCGACTTTGGCCCTCGTGGCGGTATACGCCTGAAGGACTATACGGTTGTAGATGTTGTTCCGTCAGAAGAATTGACGGAAGAAGATTATGACACCCTTGTAGACTCAATAGAAGATTGGCAAATAGAAGAACTTGAACAGAAAATACTGAACAGATTGCGCTATATATCCGGTGGCTCCTACAAGATAAAGGGAGTGGATACCGGCGAGCGCAAGGTGGATGTTCTCGTCAAGGTTAGGGGTGTTGACTATCACATTTCGCCATCTGGCAATGTAACTCTGAATGACTATTTCGTTATAGACATCGTTCCGGTTGAAGAAGTAAGTGAAGAGGAGTACGACAATCTTGTTGACGAGATAGAGAGAAACAGAACGGATGAGCTTGAAGACAAGATAATAAAAAGACTGCAACGTGCGTCAGACAGGTCGTATGTATTGCGGGATGTTGTTATTCCCGGAAAGTCTGTTGATGTAACTGTTCAGATAGACGATGTAGAATACAGAATTGAAGACGGCGAAGTAGAGATTGAAGACTACAGCGTTATTGACGTTGATACATCTGTTGAGTTGTCGGATGCGGAGTATGAAGTCCTTGTTGACGCAATAGAAGACAGGCATATAGACGAACTTGAAGACCAGATAGCGGAGCGTGTACAGGAGACGGTTGAGCAGACAAGGGAAGATGAAAAAGACATTACACTGTGTGATGCTATTTTCGGCACACTCGTTTTGAAAATAAGATATGGCGGTGGAGACAGAATAATAGAGCCACATGCGTACGGCAGACATATAACGACGGGCAGGGAAGTATTGAGGGCGTGGCAACAATCGGGACACAGCAATTCCGGTATAAGGCGTGGCTGGAAGCTGTTTCTCGTTGACGAGATAAGAAATATAAAAGTGCTGAAAGGAGCAAAGTCTGGAGCACCAAGACCATTGTACAATCCAGACGACAGGCACATGGACGTTATATATTGTGCATTGTAAAGATAGTCCTGTATAAGGGAGGTAAAAAAAATGACTAAACATCCAGAGTATCCATTGCTTGAAGCTAACAGGTGGAGACGTGCCGACAATTATGCCGGAGAGACTTTTGAAGATTATTACGTGATTGTTGGCAGGTCAAGAGATTCCAATATTCTCGAAGAAGCAAATTTTGAAGCGGCTTTGGAGAGGCTTGGCGGGGAGGATGATGTTAACGTTGTTATTGCAAGAGCAAGTCACTGGGCTGTTGGGTGGGTTGAAAGTTTGCTGGTATCCGACACTGCACCTGATGAAATTTTGGAAGAGGCAGAGCAGATTCTTGAGGACTTGCAGGCATACCCAATTCTCGACGAAGAGATTTACGTGGAGAAGGAAGAAGAAAAAATGCGAGAGGATGCGGTCACATATTCCAATGATATATATGAAGCGTTGAACATAGACACTGACAAAGTTGTGGAGCTTGGTCTTGATAAGGTGGGGGATTTTGGCAAGTTTATAGAAATGCTACCAGCAATAATTATAGGTGATTTGTACTATTATTACAGAGAAGATTATCCACTTGATGAAGATATTATCAGGGGAAGGCTTGATGGAGCGGTTGAGAATATGGGATGGGAAGAAGAGCTTAAACGGCTCTACAGACTTGCTCCCCTCATAGCACTTGACGAATCTGAATACACCAATGAAGAAGTGGAGAGCGCAAAAGAATATTACGAGCACATTCTTGCAGAAGAACGTGGACAGGAACGGTTGTTTGAATAGAGGGATGTTATGGAATATGCCACCACAATAAATGTAAACGGGGAAGATATAAAAGTTGAAAGGTTGAGAGATGGAGCGCACACGCTTGCTGGCAGTTTCGACAAGGCGTCGAGGTGGTATCCAGATGAAGAATATGTAGTGCCCGGCAGTTTTGAAGTTCGCTCACCGTCGAGAAGGTGGCCGTTTTCATATCTGAAACATTTTTATACCTTGAAGTATGCGCAGATGCTTGCTTATCACAGGCCGGATTTGTATATGTATTTGCAGGGGATTGACAACAAGAGCGTTGACAGAATGGACAATACTGATACGAGTATTACGGCAAAGGTGGCAGCCGAGCTGTTGAAAATAGCAGAAGAATTGCTCGAAGACGAAATACCTACAGACGACGACGTTGTAACAAAGAGTGATATACCAGAAGAACACGTGGACGCCATTGAAGGCGGCTACGGTGCAAATCTTGACATAGAAGATGTTGACGAAACACAGCTTGTCATGGGGATACAGCATGAACTTGAACATACCGTGGATTCAAATTTGTCAGAGGATGAGAGAATAGAGATAGCAACTGATATTGCTCTTGACCATCTTGCGGAAGACCCGGAGTATTATACAAATCTTCAGGTATATGAAGAAAGCAGAATAGAGAAAGTGGAATGAATGTGACTAATATTGCGGGTTGACGCAGGCGGATTGATAAAACAGGAGGTTGCGTTACGATGCCGAGAAAAAGACAGCTTGAAACCGTATACAGGTATGAGCCTCGAAGTGTAAAACCGAGAGGGGTTGAGAAGCCAAAGAAAATAGAACGAATAACAGAAAGAGAAGTAAAGAAAGCCTTTGACAAGATATGGAAGAAAACGGAAAAGTTGAGGGAGCTGAAAGATACACAGCTTGAAATCCAGAGAAATCTCGATGCTGTTAAGAAGGAATTGGAACAGGAAATTGCAGATGTCGGCAGGGAACTGGAAAAGTACATGAGAGAGTTCAACACTGCCTTTGATGCGGTTGGGTATGTTCTTGACAGAGTGTATGCTCTTGAAGACAAAGAGGGTGTTATACTTGCGGCTGTCAGGCAAATGTCTGTTTATGAATCGGATGAAGCAGGTGTAGAGCCGAAGAAGAAAAGCCCGTCTGTGATATTGCAGACATTGAAAGATATGGGAAAAGTTACTGACGAAATGATAGCAGAGGCAGAACAGCAAATAGACGACTTCAACAAAGCACTCGAAAAGATAGGAAGGTATTTATATACGTTCCCACCCGCAAAGAAGGATGTGATAGCATCCAGAGTCAGATTGGCTGGAATAGTTGATTTTTTGAAAGGGCTGTGGAACAGGGTTAAGAAGTTTGCATCAAATATGTTTGAATACGCCGCAGAGTTTGACGCTCTTGCGGACGAACTTGAATCTTTTGTTTAGTGGTGTGACAATGAGAAAAAGGGCTTACGTTGTAAAAGATTTTATTAATTTAATGCGACAGTATTTCCACGGCGTAAATAGGATTGTAAGTAGTAGTGGCGAGATTATCGCAATAGAGGGATGGTGTTCATCAAGGCACGATGATTATGGTAGCTACAGAATCATGCTTAATTTGTATGAAGAGGGTGGTCAGGTTTTCGGTGATAAACTTAATGTATTATATTACGCACCGGATGGTGAGGAGTTTGTGCACAGTAGCACCTTTGTCGAAGGTGATTTGGGCGAAGTTGAGCGGGAATTGCAGGTTGTTTCCAATGTTATTGATTGTTTTTAAGTTTTGGAGATTGCAATGGAACTTAAAAAGTTTGAAAATTTAATGCGGCGGTATTTTGAACACGTCAGTGTTGTTCCCGGTATAAGCCATTCTGATATAGAGGGATGGTGCTTTATTGGGGGCGGGCAGGACGCATACAGAATTGTGTTGCCACTTTGCAGTGAAGACAATGGTGGCAACAGGCTTTCTGGTTGCGCTATTGAAGTTACATACTATGTCGGGAACAGGGAAAAAGAAAAAATGGACATTCCCCTCGTTACAGGGGATTTGGATGAGGTTGAGTGGACGTTGGGCAATCTGGTAAAGATGCTTGGGATGGAGTGTGGTAACAAGGATGTAAGGATATCTTCGAGAGAAATGCTACCAGCATTTGACTGGAGTGGTGGAGTATCTCCGCATTCTATAATATATCAGGTAAAGAGGGACAGGGTTGAAGAAATTGAAATTGGTGAAGGATTGTTTTTTGATGGCAAGTGGGAAAACTCACCATATGTTACCGTAAAAACGGAAAACGGAGGGTATCAAACGGTTAAATTCAGAACGTTTCAGCAAGCAGAGGAGTTTTACAGCTATATTACGTCAATTGATGAAAACAGGGAAGGGTAAAAATGAAACTTAAAGAAATTGAAAATGCCATGAAAAAACATTTTGAGGATGTTTGGAGTGACGACAGGTGGTTCGGTGGCGCAATAGTTACTGGTTCTTATTATACGGATGATGTGAATGTGAATTACGAGGTTATTGCTTATGCAAATCCTATTGCAGGCATTGATGACGAATGGCAGGTAACAAGCGTTGAACTTGGAATGGTAGATTATTCCGACAATGAAGACGAATACGAGTATACACTTGTTGAAAGGCATGGGGTATATTCAAATGATATACACAAATTTGAAAAAGTGATAAGTTTGATAAGTTCTTTTTTGCTTAACATATAGGGGTGCTATCTTGTTGATGAAAATACTGTACTTGAGGAGGAAATGGGGATGGGATATGCCGGAAAGCATCAAAAACTTGATTTGAGGGATGTGGTAAAGAATGTTGCCATAGCCAGAGTTGAAACGTTCTTTTTGGGCGATGAAATAGATGAGCCGATCAGGGTTGGTGTTGTATGGGACGATTCCGGGTTCACCCCGCTTGGTGCTATGTTTGTTGCTGATGAGGCAACTTCTCCGTATGAAGTTATAGAAGCCTCGTTTGAGGTATTGACAAGTTATTATCTTGAAAACTGCATGGAATACATACAGGAAGCTATTGATGAGGGTTATGATTTTGATGAAGGTTGGAGTGGCGAATATTGGGAACTTACTCTCAACGAGGCCATGTCAATTAAGGAATTGAGGGATGCTATCAATTCATACTTGGAATAAAGGGTGGTAAAAGTGATAAAGAAAGCTTCAGATTTTTTTCAGGTCTGGATGCATTCGGATGGTACTTACAGGATAGTGGATTCGCACAGAGACTATATAGGTGAAATCGCAGAAACGATGAACCTTGAAGAGTTGAAAAAGTTTGGTCTCACTGTAGAAGATGCAAGGAAAATAGCAGAAAACTGGGATGTGGAATCGAGTGAGCGTGAATTGCCAGATTATATATGGCGCAAAATAATGCACAATGACAACTACAGGCTGGGTCTGTATGACAGAAACAGGATATACATAGAAACAGTTGAATACAGTGACAGGCTGTTGAGACTTTTTCAGAGAAACATGCCGGAAGAAATGTACAGGGCGAAGACGGTTATTTGGGACAACATAGACAGCAACGAGCCGCCTATCGAGGTTTCGTTTGACAGATTCATGGATGCAAGAAACCTTGATGAGTTGACTGGAAGGAGTAATGAGGACATGCCGGAATATCATCAAATTATAACGCAGTATCACGAAGGCAGAAAGAAGAAGTCGTGTCAGTCCGTGGAATCAATAGCACTTGCAATCATATCGCTTGCAGAGCAATTGCTTGCCGGGGCAAGCCCGGACAGCGTTGCGGATGAAATAGTCAACGTTGTTGATTCGATTGGCGTGTGGCAGGGGGAAACAAGTGATATAGACAGATATTTCGTCGATATAGATTCCGAAAGCGGGAGCATTTCAAAATACGACTATCTTAAATCGAGATTGTACTGGCACGATGGAAAGGGGCCTGTTCAGGTGAAAGACTTTTACAGGTATCTTGAGCCTGAAGATTTGTCTGGCGATATGTTGAGACATGACGTTGTTGCATTGACAACATATGAGACTCTAATGGAAGAGGGTGAAGTTCTTACACCTGAAATAGTTGAACTGTTGCTTTCTTTTATGAAAGAAAATCCTTACGTGCTTGGAGTTCCAAGTGTCGCATAGGGGGTGAGTGGATGTCTAAAACATATGTATTTGAAATTGACCACCCTGGGGAATGGGGTGCCGGAATTTGGCCTTACGATGATGTTGTGAGTATTACGGTAAAGAGTGGGAATCCAGGTGGTGAAGAAGGTGAATTTGAAGAGTTCATGCTTGCGTGTTTGCAGGAATGGTATTGGGGAGCAAATGTTACATTGAAATATACAAGGGGTGGAAAATGAATCCGGTAGAACTTAAAAATGATATGTCGTTTTGGCAGGAGATGGCAGAAGAAATATCTTATGATATAAGTTATGAAAATTTGAGCAAGGCTCTTTTAGAAGATATTGTGTCACAGTATGGCGATTATGAGGTTAGAATTTATGATGGTGTATCATATATTGTTTTGAATATGAAAATGAGAGGGTTGCCTGATTGGGGTGAACTGCTGAATGCTGTCAGGGAGAAGTATCCAGACATTTCCGATGACGAATTTGAAGAACTGGAAGATGAATTGGGAGATTATTTAGATGATAAATTTTATCATGAAGTTTCCTCTTTTCATGGTGATTTGGTGGCGGAGGTTGGCAGTGAGGTTTCTGTTGTAGGAAGAAGTGGTGGTTGGTGGGGTTTTGATGCTACTGATATTGATTTTATTATAAGGCCGGCATGTTTGAGAGATGTCGTGTTGAATGACGACGATATTGTAAGTGATATTGAGAATGCCGTCGACAGCGAGGGGGGCTTTTGATATTGTGTATAATGACATTGCCTATGTTAATTTGGGCGAATGTATTGATGTTTCCAAAGAGTGGGAAACTAAATTGACATCGTTTTCAAATATCATGAGAGAAACGGCAGAGCGTTGGGAATCGTCACCAGATTGGTGGGTTGAAGATTTTTCGTGGAGGAAGGAATAATAGGGGTGTTCTGAAATGGCTAAATACTCACTTGAAAATTTACCGGACAAAAACATTACAATGCAGTTTGATACTGATTGGCTTTTGGTTGATGTATTTAAATTGCTTGAAAGTCCTATTGAAGATACCATTGAGACCATGCAGGTGCAGGTATGGTCAGCGCATTACGAGCCTGTTAACATAGCAGAGACCATGCTTCATGTTGATGTTAGGGATGGAGAGTATATTGATGCCAATGGTAATGTTATCAGTGAAGAAGCTGAAAGAGAAATAGAACAGGCTGTGTGGAGCGCAGAAGAATCCGGTATTATGAAAGCATTTGTGAATATGGCACTTGCAAAACTTGAAGAAGTGCTGGAACAATTTTCAGGTATACATGTGGAATATGATTACTATGACGAAGATGGGTTGATTGTTGACATTGTTGCAGAACCAAAAGGTATTTTGGACGCAAAGGTTGATTTTGACAAGACATATGTCAAGATGAACCTTGACATTGTTCATATAATAAATGGGATGATAACAGGTTATGGGCTTGTTGGTATAGATGAGACTGAATGGAACAGTTTGAACGAAATAAAAGAATATATACGAACGAGATTTCACTGGCTCAATGAATATTGGGATATATATGGTGGCAGAAAGCCGTGGCTGTCTTACGACATTGCAGATGAAGGTTTCGACGAAGAATATTTTATTGAGCTTATTAGGGATATTGAGCAAAGGTATGGGTTGGCATTGCTGTAAAAAAAGTAAGTGTAAAGGAGGATGGGTATGACCGTGCATGAATTTTTAAAGGGCGCAACGCAGGAAGAAAAGGATACACTTGTTGAGTACGCAAAGATGCTTGGGAAAAGTACGTCGAAACTTACAGCGACGGATATGTACAACTATCTTACGTGGATAGAACAGGGTATGCCGTCAGACTTTGATGTAAAAAAGAAAAGAAGAAAGAAATCGTTTTTTGACAGGAAGGCGGCAACGGAAGATGAATTGATTGCCGGATTTGCAGAGTTCAAGGGTGTTAATCCTAAAGATATTGAAATGTCAAAAGTCCCCACCTACAGCGACGTCGAGGTTGAAGTGGATGGTGAGGAGTGGTCTCTGTTTGAAAGTTACGATTCAGCGGAAGAGGTTGCAAGAGAGGTGTTGAGAGATAATATTGAGTCTGATTTGGAAGCATACAGCGATACGTTAATAAACAACTACCTCGATGAGGACAGGATAAGGGCAGACCTATCGTACGACGCTGGAAATGCTATTGCGGAAGAGATAATGGAGGGCGTATACGATGATGTGCTTGAAGAGTATTTTTCAGATGGCGATGGTGTGGACGAATATATGGAGTGGGTTGAAGAAAAAATAGCAGAAGATACAATATGGGGTGAGCTTGATGACGATATAGATTTTGAGAATCCAGAATCAATAAGGGACAAGTATACAGAAGAGGATTTTGAAGACTTTGGTTTTGATGAGGACGATATTGAAAAAGCCATAGAGACAGTAAAGGATTATGAATCCATCTACCCGGTTGAAACATTTATAGAAGAACGTGGCAGAGAGATTGTGGCTGATGGCGAAGGGCCGTATGATAAGTTTGTTGAAAGTTATATAGAGAGTATGTTGAGTGAGATAAATTCATTCTTTACGAATGAACAACTATTAAACTATGTTGATATAGATTCTTTTGTTGATGATGTTGTCAGATATGACGGCATAGGTTTTGTTCTCAATTCTTATGATGGTGAATACGAGGAGTTTGATTACGGGGATGGGCAAATTGGAATAGCAATAAGACTGGATTAGGGACGGTGTGTATGAACAGCATTGATGTTGCAAGAAGGTTAATCCATATTGCAGAAGAACTTGTAGGTGGCACAACTGGCGGTGAAGACGAAGTTGTGCTTTCGGCAAAAGAAGTTCTTTACGATTTGGTTGATTTTGTATCTCCTTTTGTTGGTGATTATGCTTACACTATCAGAACTTCTGTGGAAATTTATGTTCCAGACAATACAAAGTCCGGTCATGTATATGTTTCTGGAGAAGGAGATGCAGAAGACCTTGGTGTACATGTATCGAGTACGCTTGATGGTATGGATGGTTGGGATATGTTTTTTGGTGAAGGTCATGTTGAATATATCAACGATCAGGGGTTGTGGTATATAGATATTCCCGCAAAGTACAGGAGCATGAATATTGGCGTTTCCGGCATTCCTGTTCCTTCTGAAGAAGACCTGTTGAAAATACAGAGTCAAATGGATGATATGTGGTTTGAAATTGAAAGAGCATATGCGTCCATATACCATTTTGTTGTCAATATATACGATGAGAGTAACAGGTTTGTCGGCGATATAAAAATTGGGATAGCATAAGGGGGTATAATATGCCTAACGAGAAGGTTGCGTCTGTTGTGGCTAAAATAAAAAAGCAAGGTTCGAGTGTCGAAAGGGATGAGCTGAAAAAAGAACTTGCAAGAATGATTGTAAATGGTGAAATAACAAAGCCTGAGGCTGTACAGGTTTTGAACTTCTTTGACATTGAGGCCGGAGTAAAAAGGGCGCAGGATGGACAGCCGGACGTTGAAGCGATAGGCAAAGAGCTTGATAGGGCACAGGAACAGTACGAGAAAGAACTTGAAAAATCCATAGGGGAAACAGAAGACTTTGAAAGCAAGGATGAAAATTTCGATGGAAAGAGGCTCTCAAATACGCAATGCACGGCAGACCCATCCATACAGGTTACACTTGAAAGAAATATATGTCAGGACTTTGAGAAAATAGAGAAATGCGTCAGGGACTTTTGTTCTTTTTATCCTTCCACGAGAAAAGTTGTGCTTACGGAAACAGAAGCAAGTATATCCAAAGTATCTTTTGAAGTTGGGGACAGGGTTGTTTGCCCCAAGGGCTGGCATGGCACTGTACAGGCCGTTAAGCCGAACAGGGTTATGGTTGAGTGGGATCACGACGGAACAAGAAGTGAAATAGACCCTGCAAAACTGAAAAGGGAATCGTCAAAAAATGACGACGACTACATAGAGGTGGATGGAAGAGTTTTCAGAATGGAAGGAAACACTTTTGGTGAGAAGATAAGAAATATCAGAGACAAACTTATGTCCGTGTTTGGTGCTAACAGAACAAGTGAAATAATAAATGGAATGGTGCACGACAAAAGGGCAAGTTCATTCCAGGGTGTAAGGTTGCACGGTTTGAAACTTGAAGCCGGAAAGAGATATGGCGTACTGGTAAAAGACTTTGATGGCGTGAAGACTGCCGGAGTGCTTGCATCTGTAGAATCGTACAAAGATGGGAGTGTTGCTGTGGTAGTTGACTTGGGCAATACCAGACTGTCAGTACCCGGTTCTTTCGTTTTGAAAGCGAGTGTTATATGCGGTTATTACATAGGTACGGACGGAACGTGTGTAAGGAATTGTCCTGAAGAAGGGGTGCTTGCCGGTGGGCCGTGTGCATATACGGAAATAGAACAGCCTCTGTGCGCATGCTATACAGAGGTAAGAGAATAGGAGGTGTTTATGCCATACGGAAGAGAAGAAGGAAGAAGATGTATAGAAATGAGGATTGACGAGATACGTGATCCTGTTGACAGGACGGTTGTATACGACGTTGAGGTTGCGATAGAGTTTTATCAGTATTATGATGAGTCAACAAGAGCATATGAGACTACAGGTGAAGAAATCATAGACCTTGTTGTGTATCGTTCTGTTTTCGACAGCGATTTTTACGAGACTATCCAGTATGACATGATTGCAATGAACGACTTTTTCTATGGGGATTCTCTGAACAAACGGGCAAAGGATACAATACTCGACGCTATATGGCGTGAGTTTTCGGAAAAATGGTATATAGGGGGGGTGGAGTGTTAATGGATGCAAGAAGCAGAGTTCTTATTGCAGGCAGGCTTGTAAGAATTGCACAGGAAATTCTGAATATGGAATCGGGAAGAAAAACGGGTGCAACAATTTCACAGATTGTGGAGGCGTTTGCTTCCGGCAAGCCTGCCCGGGGAAATTCATCCATGTATTCAACCGGAGACAAATTGTTTTCGTACTCAACTGTGTTGATGCAAAGGTTGAGTGATGGAACCGTGGTTGCAAATGTTACAAGATATTCGGTTACAACATCACAACAGCGAAATAAGGCGTTGAGAATTATCCAGCCGGATATATGCGTTGACAACATTCCGAGAGGTGAGAGTGATTTGCAGGAGTATGTGAACACAAATTCAGTGAATTGTGGATAATATCATGCCAAGGTCGAGAGTCAAGGATTATATATTTGACGCAAACAGGCTTATTGACGAGATAAGGGAAACAAAAAAACTTGGTACAGACGAGATGTACCTTGACGAACTTGAGGATTTGCTGAACAGGATATATTCAACGTACAACTCAATAGAGAAAAGCATTGATGACATTAGGAGTATACTGAACTCGATAGACAGGAAGTTGATGAAATGAAGAAGTCGGAAGTTGTGAAACAGTGTAGAACGATGATGGTGTTTTCTGCACGACCCGGAGAGAAGCAGGTATTTTGTCCACTTTGCAGAAAGTGGAAGTTTGAGAGTCAATTGTGTGAATATTCTCCGGTTGGAAAGAATCTTGAGGAGATGGTGAAGGATGCGGAAAAGGAAAAGGAAAGGGAAAGGAAGAGAGTTAACGGGCAGAGATTTCATGGCGACGGTTTAAATCAGGTAAGGGTGAAGGAAAATATTGAAAGGGTCGGCAATGCCATTGAGAAAGGTGAAGGTCTGTTTTTTGTATATGTGGATTCAAAAGGTGAAGTGAGCGAGAGGGTTGTTGTCCCGGTTGAGGTACAGGGGTATACGGTTCTGGCGAAGTATAACGGGGAATGGAGAAGGTTTTATCTTGACAGAATGTATGCTGTTCGAGAAAGGAAGATTGTGGAGGAGGAAAAGGAATGAGCAGGTCACTCAATTTATTGCATCCGCTTTTGCTTGACAAGTTTTTCGAGTTTAAGAAGGCAATGTCTGAAGCAGGTCTCGATTTCATCGTTACGTGTACCGGACGTTCGATACTTGAACAGATTGCTCTGTATGCACAGGGAAGAATGGATATATTTGACGTGAACAAGTTGAGAGACGTTGCCGGACTTCCAGCAATTGGTTCGGAGTACAACAAAAAAGTTACATGGACTCTAAACTCACGCCACGTGATAAATATGTTTGATTCTGATTTAAACAACGACTATTCAAGAGCATTTGACATTGCTCTTGAAAAATATTCGAGACCGCATTGGAATTTGAAAGTAGACGTAAACGAAAATGAGATACCGGATTACGAAGAGGCCGGAAGGATAGGAGAGAGTGTTGGTCTTGAGTGGGGTGGCAGGTGGAAACACAAGGATTATGTTCACTTTCAGTTGCCGGGGGTGTGAGAAATGTATGCACAGTATATAGCAATAGGGTTTGTATTTATAGTTGGACTTGTGTGCTTTGTAACAGGTATGCTTGCCGGTTCAAAGCAGAAAGTCAATCCGTGGACTCTGTTTTGTGAAAAGGGAAAGAATGATGGAAGGCTCTCGATAACAAGGGTCGTTATAATCACAATACTTGTGTGGTTTCTGTATGAAGCGGATAAAATCATCAACGCTACAATGGATACGATTAAGGCAGGTGGCAACATAGTTGTGCCGGATTTTCCAGAGGGTCTTGTGTGGCTGATTTGTGTAATATACGGGGTTAACAAGGGAGCACCTGTTTTTGAAAATATTGCTGAAAAGATGGGAAGGAAACATGGGGGTTAGAATGGAAGAGCTTTCTATACAGGTATCGTCCCTAAAGACGAGTGTTGACCACATAGCAAAGGCGATAGACGAGCTGAAAAAGAGCCACGAGACAATTGTTGCCACACTTTCAAAGCTCGATGCCATGAACGAGAAGTTCAGAGCCAACGACGATTCGCACAGAATGATATGGGAATCCATACACTCTCTCGAAAAACTTGTTCGGGATGAAATCAAAAGCCTGTCTGCTTTTAGACGTGACCAGTGCATGGATTGTATAGACAGGCTTTCGAGCATAGAAAGATTTGTAGAGGGGAGGGCCGAACCTTTTTTCGACATGGTTGATTCTCTCGAAGACAATCACGGTATAGATTTGAAATCTATCATGATGTGGGTTGCGTCTGTAAGGAAAAACATAACTGGGGTAGTTAAGCCGCTGGTTGTATGGTTTATCATTGCTGTGACTGGTTTCATGCTTTTCATGTATGCAACTCACTACCCCTTTTCAAAATCGGATAAGAGCAAGCCACAGATTACAACGACCGAGTAGGGGGTTGTATGTCCTGTTACAACGTGTATATGTACATTGCCTTTGTAATTATAGCCGTGTCTATCTGGAAGATATGTTCGCATATAAGATTTTTTGTAAGGCACGGGACAAAAAAGAAAGGGTGGTGGAAACGTGATGTCGATGTTGATGAAATTGGCAGGTAGTGTTGCAGGATACAAAATGTACATAGCAGTTGCAGTTGCCGCATTTCTGGTCGGGGCTGGCGGCGGCAGTTGCACGATGTCAAAAATAAAAAATATAGAGATAGAGAAGGGGAAAGTGGAGATAGAAAAACTTGGCGCAAAGGTTGAGAGGCTTGAAAACGAGAACAAAAGTATAAAAGATGCACTTGCAGGGTGTGACCTTGAAAAGAAGACAATTATTGATTCCTGTGACACAAGGGCAGAAAAATACAGGGTGATGGTTGAAAGGTTGAGAAAAATATGTTTCGCCGAAAACGGCAATGGAGGAGAACATGAAACGATTGGTGATACCGGCAATAGCACTATTAACAATCTTCTTAACAGCATGTTCCCTGTGCAAAAGTGAAGTAAGGACTGAAATAAAATACATAACACCTGAAATTCCGTCTATACCTGAAAGTCCTACATATGAGCCGGTTACTTTCAGGGAGTATTCGATTGACGGGGTTACGTATCAGATGCTTGATACTGAAAACGCAAGAGCACTCTTGTTTAATGTTGAATTGATGAAAGGACAAATTGAACAGCTCAAGCAGATTATATTCCAGATAGAGCAAACTGTTAGCACAGGGGAGGGTGGAGAAGATGGTACACGCTGAATACCCGTCTTATTCCGACAATGGTATACATGCGACCATAGACCTCTTTGGATGTGATATGGAACAGATAGAAAATCCGAAGTACGTGATGAAAATTCTCAAAGGAGCGTCGGAGAAGGCGGGGGCGAAAATACTTGGGGAGATGGAACACAAGTTCAAACCGATGGGTTACACGGCCATTTTGATGTTGAGTGAGTCACATATATCCATCCACACCTTTCCCGAAAGGGGGAGTTGTTCGATAGATGTATATGTGTGCTCTATCATGAAAAAAATGGATTTGCAGAAAGCAATAGAATATATCTGCAAAGCATTTATTCACAGCTACAAGCAGGTAAATACTTATGTAAGAGGGATAAGATAAAGAGGAGGTCGGTATGGGCAGAAAGAAAAAGAGAGAGCACGAAGAAGACAGGTCAAAAAGAGAAGAAAAAAGTTTGAAGAAGAGAATAGAGTCTTTCTTCAGGGCGTGTGAGAAACTTGAAGACGTAAACAGTATCCGCATCTATGACAAGAGTGGAACTGGAGAAAAGATGCTGTTTGTTGTTGACAGCAAACTTTCAAGGCAATCCGGGGTCAGCGAGTTGATTAAGAATGAATTTGCTGATTCTTCATGCAAAATTGTGTATGTCAGGTTGCCGGAAAAATTAAAGCCTGAAACAAAATTTGAATATGTAGTGGGGTGACATGATGGAAAAAATAGCAGTTGTAAAGAAGTGCAAGGAAAAAGACAGAAGAAATGCTGATGACGTGTGGTGTGTATACTCACACGACGAAAGCAGATTGCTTGGAAGGTACAAAACTAAAAGCGAAGCAAATAAAAGACTTCAGCAGGTTGAATATTTCAAACAGAAAGGAAGGATTGAACCTGTACACAACGAGCTTGGCGACCTGTTTTATGCTCTCGATTCACTTGCCACCATACTTGAAACAATAGACCTTGATGAAACAACAGTGCAAAGATACCCAAGTCAGATAGATGCGGCGACATGGCACTTGCTTGAAGCGGGACGTATTCTGTACGGCATTATGCCGGAGAACGTATCTTGACGGGGGTGTGAAATGTATGGAGTTGGACACTACAGCAATTATGAATATGAGGCAATAAGGCTTATACCCGGCGATGTTGTTCTTGCAAAGAAGCATGGGAATGTGGTGTCAGAAATTATAAGTGGATATAAAACTTCAAAATTTTCACACGTTATGCCGGTTCTCGACTCGAACAGACTTGTAAGTGCGGAGTGGCCGAGGGTTGTATTCAGAAGTATATACGACTTTTGCAACGAAGACTACAGAATAAAGATAATTAGACCGACTGTTGAATTGACACGTGAAGATGTCAGAAAGTGGTGTGCGGCTGGCGAAGAAGCTGTAAATAAAAAATATGATTTGTATTCATTCATAGGTCACATACTGAATAAGGTTGGTTTTCAGAAGAACAGCATGTTCAACTGTGCGGAAGTGACGTTGAGGTGCTTCAACTCGATTAACAGATATGTAAGCATACCTTTTGATTTTGTCAGCCCGCACACTTTTGAGGTGATGTCTTATACCAACGATTTTATTACGGTTTTCAGTGCCGATGTTATGTCGGCAAGTTTCAGAAAGATATTTGTTTAAGGGGGTGTGGTATGGACAGGTTGCTGAAATATATCCCTGCAACAATAATGATATTGAGTTCTGTTATAGGTGTTGTTATATACATGGAAAACAACTATGCAAAAGCAGAGGATGTTCAGAGGGTGGAGCAAAGGCTCGACCAGAAAATACTTGAAGACAGATATTGGCAGATACAGAGCAGGATATGGAGAATAGAGGACAGGCTCGAAAAGAGCAAAGACCCTGTTCTCAAAAAGGAATTGCGGGAACTTGAAGAAGAAAAAGAGATGATAAAGGGGAAACTTGACAGGATAGGGAATGAGTGAATGTTATTACAATCCACTCATAGCGGTAAAAATTGTAGATGGTATATGTTTCAGTTATATATCCACAATTGAGCTTTGTGACAGATGTCCATACAAACCTATTGGAGGTGTGAATGTTCAGGGCAAAAGTCTTTAGGGGGCCGACAGAAGGTTTTTTATATACCGGGGATGAGCACACAAACATTCCGCTACAGCATGGAAAAATTTTTGTTGGAAGTGTTGACAATCTTGCTGTTGGAGTTGTTGTAAGCGGCGATATAACAATAGACGATGCGGGCGTTTCAGCTTTTACACAGCAGGCCGAAGATAAAATAGGCCAGTATGCAGAAAACAACATTTTACCTTTGGTGGTGGCGTTATGAAATTTTTGGTTGGAGTTGATATAGGGAATTATTCGTTTAATGTTGCAACAAAGACGATAACGTTCAGTAATCTCCCCGATCTTGTTTCGCAGGAACAGATACTTCTCGTTACCAACGTGAAGACCGGTACTGTGATTTATCAGTTCAATTCATATGATTTAGGTGGTACTTTTTCCGGTGGAGTTTTGACGTTGCGTACAGACCTTTCCGGGATGACTGATACAGACCCATTGCAGATATTTATTGAATATCCACACCCTATGAACGTGGAGAGTTTGCTTCGCAAAGGTGTGGCAGGTGGTGAACGTTCAAGATTTGATACATCGCACGTATACAATCCAGAAACTTTCTTTCCACGCAATCATATGTTCAATATAAATACAAGAGAAATATTGAACAATACGCAACAGTATCCAACTTTGCCGCTTGAATGGGTTGACCTGAATTGGATTACAGATTATCCAACTTCTGTAGTTGGAAACGGGAACAACAACGATTATCCGGACGGATTCAACGTTTTGTTTTATCACAATCCTACAATGACGAATGAAAGCGGATTTTATGTATATCCAAAACAGAACAGAACTCTGTATATTAAGGAAATTCACGTCATGTGCGAAGTTGCAAACAGAACAGATGTTAGCAAACCTATTGATAAAAATGGACAGGTAATGATATGGTCGCATTCTGGTTCTGAATATTGCAGAGCACGGACGATAAGCGACCTCACCACAATAGCAGACTTTTCTTTTGTCAGGCCGTCATTGTTCAATCCGAATATGTGGACATACAAATACATAGTCAGGTCTGAACCGCCCGGCAGAATTGTAGGTGACAGCGGGGATTATTTTCAGATAAAGATGTCGGGTGATTCATTCCCGGACAACGACTACATGACAAGTTTGTATTTCTTTTTCAAGATGTGGGAACTTCACACGGACAAGGAGTAAGGAGAGTACAAATGATAGAGACTTCAACGTATGCTGAAATCAAGGAGATAATAATATCGAGGCATATTTACCCTGTTATAGTTGAGTATGAGAATTATGTTGTTATTATAGCGTCGGATGGAGTTGTTGATGCGAGATATAACATTCTAAAGAAATCCGCAGAGTTTGCGGATTTGATAGCAGACAACTGGAAAACGGTCAGAAGGTCTGTATTAAGTTCCGGCAACAGAGTTATAACAAACATAACAAGAGATACGAGAGAGCCTGTCTGTGGTCTTTCAGCCCAACCGCACCTCGACAAAACGATAACAAATGTCACGTTTGATTCTATTGAATTTACAACATCGCCGTTGGTGAATGAATCTTTAACAGCGGCGGTTGCAGAAAATACATTCAGTATACCTGTTGGTTCTTCCGTAAACTTTACTGTTGGAATGAGAGTTGTTGTAGAAGAGGCTGGAAAGCAATTGTCTATAGGTATAGTTGAAAGTATACCGGACGGTACTACTGTTAACATAGTTCCCGGAACTAAAGATGCGTATACAACATCTGCCTTGTTGAGGCAATGCGTGAAAGGCAGGCAGGTGTATGTCAATTATGGAAATTCGTTAAGTAAATTCAGGGTGACGGTGTGCACGCCTACAAGTATAACAGTTGACAACAGGGGTATAGATTTGACTTCGGTAACACAGACAGGAAATACAATCAGATTTAACGAAGAAGAACTGAAACTTGGTTCGATAACTATGGGAGGGTTTAACGACGCTTCATATGTTCTCGATGTGGTTTCGCAGGAGTTTTATGGAGACCTGAACAGATATATAATTTTTGAGAACTGGGGAAAGAGCCTTCCACAGGTTCATGGCGAAGCGTCAGTTATTGGGGCAAATTACGGATATTTTCTTGGCAGTGCTTACGATTTCAAACAGAAAGTGCCGGAAATATCGATGAGTCTTCTTGGGGAAATCTGGAGTTAGGAGGTAATTGATGGCAGATGGAGAAATAGTATATCCAGTTGACTATACAACTTTATTGAAAAACAGGAGGCTGGCAAACGCTCCCCTGAATTGTGTTGAATATGAAAAGACGGTTGAACTGCATGTTCCTACTGAATATGGAATATATGAAACAATACTGAAAAAGGACAGTGGGAATCAGGACTATCAGGATTTTATCAATAACAGGAAGCAGTATTGCAACAGTCTCGAAGCAATAGCGTTGAGAGACCACAGGGTCGTGACGCACAATTTTGCAGACAGTTCGACGTGGATAAACGGAGCTGGAGACAGCACGTTTACAATCGCACCCGAAGATGGAAAAGTTTTTATAGTCACTTTCATGATGATAAGGTTTCCAAAGAAGCTGAAACTCGAAAGCACCAACAGGTTGACATTCAAGGTGTGGCTGTCGCCCGATGGTATAAGTGCTCCAGTTCCAGTAATAAATCTTCAGTATGGTTCTTTGAAAGAATTGAGAAAGAAAAGCAACACACCAACATTTATACCCCCGGATATAGTTGAAGATATGGGGAGTGATAAAATGATAGAGATGATTTTTCACTATGCGGACAACGATACACTGAAAGGGTCTCCAATAAGATTGCACAGCTCCCTGAATGAAAAGATAGAAATATATCTTGAAGCGCATCAGCCAGTAAAAGACATATCGGGTGGTTCGATAACGGATGACTGCATAGCAGTTGCAAACGGAAAGCAGGTAATAGAATTTTAGGAGGGTTGTATGAGAAAGATGATAATGACCGGAGTTAGCGGTGGTCTTGAAAGACTGTCTCCGGGCGAAGAAGTGGCAATAAGGCCGAGAGAGCCATATACACTTTACAAGCTCACAAACATCGGCCACTCCGGCGACGTCGAGATAATAACTACAAATGGAGATGTTGAAGTAAAGATGGATAAGGATGATGGTGAGGGTTCGTGGATAGGTTATCCGTTTTATTCAACAGAAAACAGGTATTACAAAATCAGAAATGTTGACAGTGGAGATATAAACATTTCATACGAAATAGAAATATATCAGATAATAGACTACAGGACGACATAAGGAGGTAAGGATGCCACTTATTACACAGCATACGGAAACGATTACAACTGAAAAGAAAATAGTAATGACAATAGTTAATACGGAAGACAGAGCGGTTGAATATCATATTAGAACGATAAAAAAAGATACAGCCGGCAATACCATAAGCACAAGCATGAGTGTTGTGCGGGTTGAAAGAGGTGATTTTGAAGACCTTGCGAAACAACTCCCGGTTGATGTCGATGGGAATCAATTGACAAACGCAAAGCCAATATACGACAACGTTGCAGACATATCGTACCGATGGTTGCAGGAGAGGGGATTGATATGAAGTTTGTTATAAAAGCTGAAAATCATACTGTTGTTGCCACTCACAACGACAATCAGGAAATTGAAGATTTGTATCCGTTGTGTTACTTCCTTACTTTGCCGGACAGCACACCTGTGCCTGAAAACGGGATCTCCCCTTTGTTCGGCATGACTGTTGATGAAGCGAAGATAGTCAAAAAGGACGAGGTAAAGAGGGTTGCAAGAAGAAAAATACTGAAGATTATACCGGAGTGGAAGCAGGCAAACTACAACGCAAGGGCTTCCGAACTTATTGACAAGAAGGCGTCGGGTCAACAGTTGACACAGGATGAGCAAATAGAGCTTGACAGCATCAGGTCTGTTTGGGAAACCGTTAAGAATATAAGACTTGCTTCAGACTCCATAGAAATTGAAATAGACAATCTTGTGGATATAAATGCAGTTGCAACCTATGACGTTGAAACAAATACTTTGTGGCCTGTATAGGAGGGCGATATGCCATCTGTTGGGAGTTTGACAGAACCTTTTTACAACAAAACATACAACGTCCCCGGTAGCACGATTGTGGACGAATCGAGCACTACCCTGTATCAGTTTCTTGAAGAGCTGGAAAGAACGAGGTTTGACAACAAGAACACAAACGACTACTATGATACATTTGTTGCCTCAATAAATGCTCCACGTTCAGAGTATCAGTTCAGGGATTCACTTCGCAATCTTGATAGTGTAAAAGTTGTGATAGACGGGAGTGCATCAACAGTACCTATCACCGGAAGTGTTCAAAGTGCGTCTGTCTTGAATGATGTATGGACTCTTACCATCGGAAATGTTGCAAACGTATCTCTGGTTGCAGTTGATGACATTGTTGTTAAAGATGATTTTGTATATTATGGTATTTTGTCTGGATGCTGGAAGATAACTTCAGTTGACACACAAAATTCGACTATTACAGTTGAGAAGTACAGCAAAAGAGATTTGAGTGGGGTTACTGGGTATACATTTAATGCCACTGTGTACCCTGTCGTATACAGGTTCAGTTCCAATTGGGCGTATATAGAGAATTGTTATATGGAATTTAGCAATATTTTATTCAGGGCCGGAACGACGTTTACAAAACTTTTGACGTATGGGTCAAAACTGAAATTCACCAACTGTGTATTTGACAATATAACTTTGACATGCCATGATACTTTTATATACGACAGTGGGTTTATGGCGTTTACACAGTATGGGGTTGAGTTTTACGATTGTAGAGTTTACAAAAACAATTATACGGATATAATTTCTTCTCACTATAGTGAGAACAATACAAATTTTATTACAGCGGTAAATTCACACTTTAATTATTTAAGGGTTTTGTCAGATTCATTTGGGAACGGTATTGATGCGGTATCGAGTTCGTTTAATCTGTCAAGATTTTATATATATAACAATACAAACGGACTGAAACTTTCTTCTTCGTCTGTTATTGACGGTTACATTTTTGCGGGTGGGAATCAAACCGATATATATGCAGAGAACAATTCCATGGTGAAAATTCCAATGAGTGGAGTTACCACGACTTCGCCTGCCATAGGCGTGGTTGGAAACAGGGAAGCCTTGATAACAACATAAGGGGTTTGGTATGGCATATATTGGAAAATACAACATCAATGCAAACGTTGAATTGACTCTTGAAAATTTCAGTGGGCAGAGCCCGGATTCAACTCCACAGATCAGAATCAGCTCGATAGCAAAAAGCGGACAAAGGAGTGTTGTTTTAGACTGGTCTGATATGAGTGGGACTAATCCGTATACATATACATATATTCCGACTGTTGAAGCAAACTATCTTGCTGAATATAAAATCATTTTTTCCGGGAAGGTGTACGTATATGAAGACTCGTTTGTTGTGGAATCGTCTTTGGCCGGTTCTGAAAACGACATAAGACATATTTATGTAGGATGGTTCAACAACGACAACAAAATATTTTACATGCCAAGAAAGCCCGATGGGTCACCGATAACAGATTCCGCTTTCGGGTCTCATGTCGTTGTCAAGGTATGGAGTGGTTCTTCTTGGATAACTTATGCCGATTACACAATAGTAAATGCAGGCTACCTTGCGGATGGTGGTGTGTGTTTTGGTATACTTTTTGGTGGTGAGTTTGTGAATAGATACGGTGGTAATCCCGGACAGACTTTGACTGTTATGGTTGAGTCAAGTGATTATGCTAACTACCCAGTTATTCCAGTTATTTATGAAATAAAAAATGAATATAGTGAAAATGAAAAATACCTTCTCAATCTCTTGCTTGAGAAGGTAAACGGGATTTCAAACGGAAGTTGTGAATATGCAGATGATTGGAGCAATCCATATGAAGTTGGAGTGTATTCATATGAGCACACAACTATAGACGATTCACGCAACGTTATAGCAATGAACTACAGTCCAAAAGAGCTTGTGTGGGACAAAATAGAAAATGTCACATATTTCAGCGATCCAATAGGGCTTCCTTCGGCAAAAAAGGCAAGAAACAAATTGTGCAACATTTTGTATGATTCTATTTATGCTGTAAGGTGGTTCAGATATGGCATAATGATGCTTGTGGAATATGGTGGAATCTATAAATTGCTAATGTCTTCTATAGGAAGTGCTGGAAAAACTTTGTCATTTATCAACGATGGGATTTTGGATTACGACATTTCAAACTTATATTCAGTTTTTTGGAATGACAGACTTGGGAAAATGTATTTGCTGTTTAACAACAGCGGCAATGTAAGAATTATAGTGGTTGATGGAAATACTCTCATGTCGGCTGGGTATTGGGGTGAATCGCAGAATGTACCATATGAGGTAATAGATACCACCATACAGATTGCAGACTATACTTCTTATATATTTACACCACTTACAGGGGTGGCACGAAGTGCATTTGCAGTTGATTCAAGTGAGAATTTTGCCATAGTTGACTACAGCGGCGGCAAGGTTGATATATACAACTTGAGAACGAGCAATTCAACTCCACTGTATACCATAAATGAATTTTATGCGTCTGTGTCATTTGATGAGAATGACAGAATGTATCTTGGTTCATCTGTAGCTAATGGGTATCAGTCAAATTATCCTGTTGTTGACATTTACGACAAAGCAATAAACGGAACGGTTGTAAGTCAGATAGTACAGTATACGGAGGGGCAGGATACATCATGGGATGTTATATGTCTTGAGGTGCGTGGTGGTGTATGCAAGTATTATGAAAGTGACTATGGCTATCTTTACACGTCTGTTGACAGAGGTTTCAGGAGAATACCTACTTTGAGTGATATAGATTCCAAAACATCAAAGATGCAGTTTGACGCAAACAACTATATACTTTCTTCCAATCAAACGGGCGATGGAGTTGTGGGTTCTATAGTTGTTAGCATAAATGTTAAACTCAATACTGGCGGTGTTCCGATTCCCGATGTTACGGTAACTGTAAAAAATTCAGATGGAAGCGTTGACCTTACAAGGGTTGTGACGGATACAAATGGTGTTGCAACTGTTGGTCTTGATGCCGGCGATTATCAGGTAGTATTGTCTAAAGCTGGATATGTATTTACTGTACCTGAAACAATAACTGTTGATGTAAATAACAACTCTTTTGATTTATATGGTGATGAGCTTGTTATAAGTGTTCCAACTGCTGTTGATGCATGCACTGTATATGAATTTGGGTATACACAGGACGATCAGACACCATTGCCGGAACTTGAAGGTATAGCAAAGATAGTATCGTTGCCGTATGATTACAACGGCAAACTCCACACGGGCAAACAGATGCGTGGTGAGTACGACAGCAGTCAGGGTATTATATACTGGCAGATTGTGTATGGTGCTACTGTGGATTTCAGGATTCCAGACCTTGGTGTAAATGTTAGAAGGGTCATACCTTCTGTTGCTCAAGCAAGGTTGAGTGAGATAACGTAAAGGGGGTGATGTTAGGTGGTGTTGTCAAAGTCTGAAATTATAGAGTTACTTGGTGGCAGGTACCTTTCGTTTATAGAGTGGCTGAACACGTCAACAGAGCCGGACGTTATTGCTGTCAGGGATTACTGGAATGCGAATGTAAGTTTTGACAGTGATAATCAAATAGTTTCTGAACTTGCGCAGGTAGTAAAGGATAAGTTTGGAGTTGATTTGTACGAAGAAGGAAAGTTGATATATGTGAAGAAAAACAAATACAGGGTGTCTGTAGGCAATGTTGAAAATATAACAGAGCTGATAAAGAAAGCGGCGATATATTCAACGGAGAGTGTTGGGTATGCAGGAAGGGATGATGAATATTATTACGTTGATACGTATGGAGAGATAAACAGCAATTTGTTTGAACTTGTTGTTTAAAAAAAGGAGTGGGAAAGGAGGCAGGTGATGGCAAAGGTTAGAAAAATTAAAAAGGTTTCGGGTCGGAAAAACAGGATTGGGAAAAAGGTTGACAGGAAGAAGGTCTACAGCCACAGAAACAGGGAGCAGAATCTTCCGGTTGTTTCGGATGTATCAGAATTTTCCTTTCTTGATGACGGTCAGCACAGTTGTAGAATTTGCAGAACTCCAGCCGTGAGATTTTTCGTTGTTGAATGCATGGCAAGGGGTTTATCTCTTTACAAAACGAGAGAACTTCTCAAAAAACATTTTAATTTTGGAATCACTCCAGCAACGATACGTGAGCATATTGAAAAGCATGATACACAGTACACAAAGTGGTTCGGAATGGTTCAGTACAAATTTCCGACCGAAGAAGAAAGAAAGAGATACGAAGCGGCGTTTTTGAGTAGAGTGTCCATTGTAACAGAAATGTGGGACAAATACATGGTGATTTCAAAACTTTTTAGCATGGTGGTTGGTGATGCAAATAAGATAAATGAAAACGCCGTATTCAATGTTGATGATGTGGCAAAACTTTCCAACGTAATGAAGTCGTATCTGGAATCAATACTGAAACTCCAGAAGGAAAGGGATATATATGTAGAGGTTGCGAAGGTTGTGCTGTTTACAATGGCTAACAACCTCGTTGACAGGTTGTCATCACTTGTAATGGATTTGCCGCAGGAAAGAAGGGATGCGATAGGCAAGGCAATTACGGAAGAGGTAAGGGCGGCGTTAGACCATGCAAAAAATCTTGGCAGGGAAAAAATAGAGAAGCTCATGGAGAAGGTGCAGGATGAATACAACAGGCTTGTCAAAAAGACATGATAATATCCTGAAGATGAAACCTGTTGGCATTGACAGTTTTTGCCGTTCCATTTCACACAACAGTAAAATTGTTATTGAACTTCCGTCAGATACTCCGGTTGAAGCGGACGACGACCTGTTTCTGGAAGGGCTTGCTGTCAAGGTCGCCGGAGAAAAAGAAAAGAAAGTTGTAAGTGAAGAATATGGGAATATTATAGATTATGCGGTTAGAGCACTTGGTTTGAGAACGATATACAAGTATAAGCGGCAATATCAGGTGTTGAGAGACTTTTTCATGTTGCGATGTCCCGTCTGCAACGGAAAAGAAATGGATGTATGGAATATGACTGAAGAAGAAATTGAGAGAGAAGTGCTCATGCGACTTGACATGAAGTCTGAAAAACTTGTCTGTGACGGGTGCGGGCACACCGTTGACAGGATGAAGTACAGAGACCTTGTTCTGTGTGTTGGCATGAGAAGCGGAAAAACTGTTACAGCGGCGATAATTGCCGCATATATATTTTATCTGATTTTTGTTGTACCAAAACTTGACAGAAGGTTTCAGCTCATACCAGACCAGAGCTTGAGGGTGTCCATGGTAAGTACATCTTCGTCACAGACTGAAAAGACGGTTTGGTCTGCATTTACTTCATTGCTTGAGAACGCAATAGACGAAGATATAAAAAGAATTGTCAGGAACAATTCCAACTATGTTGAGATAGATACGAATACAAAAGAGTGGAAAGTTGAAAACATAGAGTTTATGTCACTACACTCAAACTCCGGTTCACTTGCAGGTGGTACTGGCATACTTGCCGTGCTTGAGGAGTTTTCGAGATTTAACCTTGGCACTTCAAAGAGGAGTGCGGATGAAGTGAGAAACGTTTTGGACAGATCGCTTGCAACAACGAGGTCGGTTGCCAAAACGTATCTCGAAGACCTCTTTACATTAATGGTAGTCATAAGTTCACCCTACTATGTTGTCGACGATCCTACAATGATGCTGTTTTATGATGTGGGCGAATCGGGCGTTATCAATGTGAAATATGGCAGGCATATCAAAGGTGAACTGCTTGCATACCATTATCCAACTTGGGAATTTAATCCATTTATAGACAGAGGGGCATCTTTCATAGAGAGGGCGTATTCTCTGGATGCGGCGGCGGCAGAAAGGGACTATGGGGCCAATCCTGTATCGTCGGCTGGTGGATTGTTTGAAAATGTTGAAAGCATTTACGAGAAAATTTTTCTGGATACAGACGACGGAATTATTTTTAATGTATATCCAAAACGAGAAGGAGACCTTGTAGCATTAACGGCTAAAGTTGAAAGCATAAAGAATTGTTTTGCCAAAGAGTATTATGTTCACATAGACCTTGGCTTGAATCACGACCTTCTGACTATGGTGTTTGCGAGGCCTGAAGATGGGAATGTTTATGTTGACGGCATGCTTGTTATAAAGTCTGAACACAACATAGAGGCATACATTGATACACCGATTGAAATAATAGAAAGTATTAAAGACAGGGTGAAAATAAATTATGTATCTTACGACAGATGGCAATCTGTTCCCGGCATACAGCGTTTGAAAAGGATGATGATTCCGGCTGGACTTTTCAGTGTCCGTGATGATGCGATAGTCACCTTGAAGTTTATGATGATGGCCGGAAAGGTTTACATACTTGACAACGACAAAAATGCAACGACAATTTTGAAACACGAAATGAGAAGCGTGAGAAGGGTTAATGGAAAGTTAACTCATACAGATTTGCTTGTGTCTGTTTCCGGTGCTGTGAAGAACGCATTTACAGGTGTTACAAAGAAAATGTATACCAAGGGCAGGAATGTCGTTTCCCATGTTACAGATTACAAAAACTTCATGCCGAGAACTGCAAAAATAGGCAGGCTTTAGGGGGTGTAGATGCCAACTAAAAAGACAACCGGAAAAACAAAAAAGAAGACAGCGTCGTATAACGATGTGATTCCAAGAATAATTGGTGGTGCTGGTAGTGATGGTGGAATGAAGAAGAAAGCCAATCCAACTGTTGGAGGGCCGGGAACGGTTGGTGGCATTTCCGGTGGAATAGAGTCCGGCATGTCTTTTACAAGACCTGTCAGGTATGAGCCGGAGTTTGCTTCACCTGAAAGATGGTCTTTTCCAAAAAACATCAAAAAGATAAATGACTACTTCAGAATATTTTACAAGTTCGATCCGCTCGTTGGTGCTGTGATAGATATATACACAGAAATGCCATTGTCGGATTATGAGATAAGCGGCGACGGGGTTGACGGTGAAATCAAGGAAAGACTTGAAGAAATGTTTGAAGTGATTAATTTTCTGTCCTTGATGAAAAATATAGGGACAGAGTTTCTTGTTGTAGGTGAGGCGATACCACATCTCTTTTACAATAAAGACCTTGGATATTGGGATGGGTATAGTCTTCACAGGCAGGAAGATATTGAAGTGGTGGATACTCACTTAATGGGTATAGAGCCGGTTCTTATTCTTCGACCGGACAAGGAAGAGGTTGCAAAGCTGAAAAAAATAAAAACGGCATATGAAAAATTCGGAATTGAGCAGGGTGAAACAAATCTTTACATGGAAGAGCTTTTGACAAAAAAGGAAGTTGCACTTGAAAACCTGAATGTGACGTTTATACCAAGAAGATTGCACGAGTATGAATTGCGTGGAACGAGTATATTGACGAGATTGTGGAGGGCGTTCATGTACGAAGACGCTCTTGCAAATGCGAGTATACAGACCGCATACAGGCACGCATCTCCTGTCAAGGTTGTTAAAATGGGAGACCTTGCGAGCGGATACATACCCACGGAAGAACAGATTAATGAATTGACAAGAGTTCTTGCGATGAGTGAGACAGACCCGCAGGCATGGGTTTTTGCTCCCCCCGGAACAACATTTGAAGCATGGGGTACAAATGACAGGATAACAGGGTTGAAATCTGATTATGAGATTATAGAAAATATGAAGTTGACAGCCCTTGGTGTAAGCAGAGATTTTATTACGGGGGCGGCGAATTATGCATCGGCACAGGCCGGATTGCAGGTTTTGCTTTCAAGATTGCTTGCATTTAGAACTTTGATAGAACAGGCGTTTGTTTATCCAAAATTCATTTTTCCGATTGTTAAGGTGAACAAGTGGATTAGAAGGTCTGCCGCCGATTATGAACACAACGTGAGAACTACAAAAAATACGAATTATGTTATGCCGAAAATAGTGTGGAGCAAGAAGTTGAAAGTTACAGTTGATGCTGAACTGCTTGAGGCGTATTCAAGTCTTGTAAGAGATTTTGACGTTAAGTTGAGTGAGAGAACTCTTACCGAAGTAGTTGGTATTAACTGGTCAGATGAACAGAGGCGAATTATGGAAGAGAAAATGATAAAGAGTATTATGGAAAAAGGAGAGATGGAAGAAGGCGAAACGCCTGTTGGCGGTCTACCGGGTGGAGGAGGCAGAGGATTTGGTGGCTTTACCGGAGAGCCGAAAGCCCTTGGTGAGGGCGGTGGCCCTGAAGGTGGTGTTGAAGAAATTGCGCCAGAACCGAATCTGGAAGAAAGTCCCGGCGAAGTCAGAATGCACGCTTCCGCAAAAAGACAGCTTGGAGATGTATTTCTTTCCGGTGTTTACAAACCTAACGGTAGAGCAATGCGTGTTCTTGAAGACATATCTGTTGACGAACTCAAGGACAAGATAGGAAAATTGTACAGGAACGGGAAGAAGGGTAAGGTAAAAAAAAATAAAAGGTAAAGGAGGCAGGAAATGGAAAAGGTGAATCCTTTTAAGGAGAGGCAGACGGTAGATGAATCAAGGGCGAATATTCTCTATGGCAAACTGTCAGTGGCCTTTATGAAAAAGCCCGGTGGTTTGTTGTTTAAACTGTTTGACCTTGGAACATTGTCTTTTCAGGAAGACAACAGGCTCAAGGTGTACAAGGACAGGGTCGGTGATTCTGTGAGAAAGTTTTTGGCAAATATAAAAATTGGCAATGACCCGGTAAAGTGTTATGAGGCATTGAGGTATGAATTGTTCAAGACGGCAAGGCTTGGTATAGGGGATGACAGCAAACACAATCTCTTTTGTGAGGCGGTTGACGAAATATTAATGTCGATAGAAGAAGAGTTTTAAGGAGGCCGTATGTTTAAAAAAAATCAGAAGGTTACAGATATAAAAAGGGTTGGGGAAGCTGAAGTTGATAAGAGAATATCAGAACTTGAAAAAAAGATAAGAAAGGTGATGAGAAACGGCAAAGCTCCACGAGACGTTAAAGTGGTGAAAAAATAACTTGTGGCGTTTTTTCTTCTTTATTCTTTACGAGGGGGAAAGTGCGCCTTTTTTCATTTTTATGGAGGAGTGTCATGCTGATTAAAACTGCAAAAGTCACAATAATTTCTGCAAGCAGGGATATGAGAAGCGGGGCGTTTTCATTCATGAAACGGATTGCAAACACGCCAGCCTCTTTTACAGAGGCAAAGTTTGCAGAACTTCTCGATGTGGTACACAAGCCGTATAATATATCCAACAATCCAGACGACTATATGTTTCTTGTTGCGAGAGCTTTGACGGCAGATGTACCAAACGAGAACAAAGACGCTTTCGGAGAGTATGAGTTGTTGTCTGTCAAGGAAGCTGGAGTGTTCACATACGAGACGTTCAGGATGACACCCCTTCTTGAAGAACATGACGATTCGGACATACCCACAGTTGCAGGTGGTTTCAATATTGATGCTTATTATGACGATACTAACAGTGATGATAAATTTGTCGCTTTGCTTATAGCACTTGACACTTCAAAGAAACCTCATATAGCGTCCAAAATTCTCAATGGTGACAAAGTGGATTTTTCAATGGGTTGTATCTGCATGAGAACAAGGTGCTCAAAGTGTGGCAATATTGCATATGATGAGAAAGATTTTTGTAATCATGTAAAAAACAAGTTTGCCTTTGGAAAGGACGTTTTTGAGTGGTGCGAAGATGTAACATACAGAGAACTTTCCCATGTTGCAGAGCCAGCCGATCCTAATGCAAGCAGTATACAGGCTTGTTATAACGATGGCGGCAAAATAATATGTAAATGACAAGGGGGATAAAAATGGAAAAAGAGCTTCTGTGGAAGATAGCATCCGCAAACAACAGACTTGCAGTTTTGAAGTTTGCAAGGGCCATCGTGTATGCAGACAGGAATGAAAAGGAAATAGACGAAACGCTCGTAAAGAAGATTGCAGATTCAGTTGACGCCGATGACATGGAAAAGTATGTGGATGAGTTTGTTTGCAAGGTTGCTGGAATCGGTGATGGCGATTGCAACATGGCATCGGTTGAAATTGCAGATGATATGATACGAGAGGCTGTTAAAGGTATAAAGGAAGTGGAATCATTTTATCTTGGTGAATGGAGAACTTATCCGGTATTTACAATTGAGAGCATGAGAAGGGCATACGTAAACAACAGAGTTGTTGTTGCCAGCAATGAAGAAGAAATGCTCGACAGGTCTTTCAGGATAATTTCAAACATACTTGATGACGAAGAGGAGGCTTACAATCTCGTTAAGGCTGGAATTGGAGAGTTTTTGGCTGGTAGCAAAAAGAAGAAGGCTTTGAATGTTTCAAAGGGTGATGTTGTATGTTTGAATGAAAATCCCGATGTGTGTGGAAAGGTTGTGGACGGCCCCCTCAAGTTCAGGGGGAATATGTATATAATCAGGGACAACTCCGGTAAAGAGTTGTCTCTTTATCCGAATGAATTTCATCTGAAGTCTATAGGTGTGGCCGCAAGTGTCAATCCATATCTCAATCTCAAAAAGGTTGTTGCGGATGCTAAAACTATATACGTTTCAGACAACGAAATAGCAGAGGTTGATGAAGGTGGCAGTGTTGTTGTAAGGGACAAACAGTCGGGCGAACAGAAGAGAGAAGAAAAATATGAGTCTGCACAGGAAGCTGTTAATCAGGTTACACAGAGCGGGTTTAAGCCTGTTTCTTACTACACCGGGAGTAAGCCTGATATAGAGGTGTCAATAATACGTGCAAATAAGGCAGTCATATACGATTTGCGAAACGGGGATAAAAAGAGAAAAATACCTGTTTTTGCAAACAACGAATTTGACCTCATACAGGCCATATATGACGAGACGGAAAAGTTGTGCAATTGTGGACTCAAGGCTTACAGGGTTATTGAAGCCGCTGTTAAAAAGTGGTCTGCTGAAAATGGAGAGTCGGATGGATATGATCCATTACAGGACACAATAGACCCGATAACCGCCAATCAGGACGTTGTTCTTGATACCGCATGGATGATTTATGATGCCGGAAAGGAAGTGACGCCTAAAAACATTTTTGCTAAGGTTAAAGATTTTATAGGTATGAGTGACAGCGATTACAATTCTGAAATAGCAGAATCGATAAAAATAGTTCTTGCGGATAATGGCTGGCAATCCCTGAAGCAGAAAGAGAAACAGGAGCAGAATGTTGAAAAGGTTGCTGCCGGATGGGAAAAGTTGCCGAAGGGGTGGACGGAAGAGTCTCTTAAAAAATTCTGGAACTCGTTGACTGGAAACGTGAAACACAAAACGAAAAAGTGTATAAGGAAGTTTGAAGGTATAGTTGATGATCCCGGAGCTTTTTGTGCTTCCTTGAGAGATAGGGTAGAGGGGACTACAAAATGGAGGGGAAGTTCAACAGAAAACTCATAGGAGGAGAAACTATGCCTAACAATTCCAAAGAGGTGGCAGATTTTATAGCAAGACTTGGAATGATGATAGCGGCGGGTACTGATTTGTCAACTTTGCAGTACCATACGTTGCAGGCTGTTAATCAGATGAACATGACTGGTATAGAAAAAATGCTTTTTATAAGCATGGTAAACAAGACACTCAAAAGCATGGGTGTCAGCGGAGAAATAAAGGTATAGCAGGTTGTAAAGGCTGTTTGGTGCAAGGTGTGGTGAGTGGTATTTGGAGTAAGGGAAGTGGCAAAAGGCGACGGGTAATATATCAAAATCAAGGAGGAGTTGCATGGATAGGCGACAGAAGATTAAAAGACTTGCAAGAATGTTGAGAATGCGTGCCGAAGCCAAAAGGAAGGGTGTGGCAGCATCTCCTGCAAGAAGAAAGGCTGCTCTGAAAAATGCAATTGCGAGAAAGAGAAAGTCGGTTGCAGGAAAAGCTCCGGCCATTACCGGTAGCAAAAAACTTGCGGTTCTGAAGAAGATAAACGAGCTGAAGAAGGAACTCCGCAAACGCAAACTTGCAAGAGCTGGCTCCACTTCCGCATTGAGTAAACGCAGGTTGAGAAAGCCGTCAGCACGTTCTCGTATTCTTTCCACGAACTTGAGGTCGAGGCTTCGCAGGAGAAGGGCTATAGAGGAGTCCAACAGCATCCTTGAGAGGGCAGATGACAACATCAACGAGGACACGATGAATAAGAATTATGGTATGCCCGCTCCGAAGCCAACGTTTGTTACGGGGCCACAGTTGAAGAAGCTCAAGGATGAACAGCTGAAGGATGCGCCTCCCACCCTTTTGGCAGAAGATGTCAGAGAATCTTTTAAGAGGGCAATTAAGATTGCTTACAAGAAGTTTGCAAAAAATCTTGAAGCAATCGGTCATCCCCTCAAGGCATCTCTTTGGGAACACTTTGCCAACACTGGCAGGTTGAATCCCTCTGTCATAACGGCGGCTATTGACTCGGCATTTGAGGAGGCTGGAGACGAGTTTCTCGAAATTCTCTTCAAGAGAGCGGAAGAAATTGCAGACTATTCACCCGAAACGATTGCTGAAATGGAAAGAGAGATTGAGTTGACGTGTCAGGTTACACCTACTGTTGAGCCGCCTGAAGAAGAGGAGGAGTTTGAAGAAGAAGAGAAAGAGGCTGAAGAAGTTGAGGAGAGACTCGTTGAAGGAAGTCTCAAAATACCAAGGAGTGCTACCAGCAAGAAAGCATCACTGCTTTCTATGGCAGTTCCATCTTACAACATCGAATAGGAGGATGTCACGATGATAGACCTTACAAGAAGCGTTTTTACTGTCAACCTTGGCATCCGTGACGTTGATCCGAACGCTCAAATTCTTCAGGGGCAGATAGTGGCCCTTGATACGGAAGGAAGGATTACGCTTGCGGATGGAGTTGATGCTTATGGAGTTGCGAAATGGAACAAGGCGGATACTTTCTATTCACCTGTTGTGGATGAGTCCATACAGTTGAATGGAACGACCCCTTCCAACCTTGACCATGCAAATATCAAGTCTGGTTCTGTCCGTGTTACAAGCTCGGATGGCTCTACTGTCTATGCCGAAACTACGGACTACACGGTTAACTACACCAATGGTCAGATAACAAGGGTTGGTGCGGGAAATATCCCGGATGGAGCAACGGTTCTCGTCACTTACTCGTATCAGATGACGGAGTACGAGTTGAAGGTTATTCGTGGTACGAATTACCAGAACGCAACGGACGACACACTCGGTAGTGGTAAGATGACTGTAGCACAGGATTTCTTTGAAATCTACACCGACCAGTACGACACTTCGCAGGGTTATACACCGGGTGATGTTTTGTATGTGGGTTCAGGTGCTACTGCCGGGCTTTTTACCACCGACAATGCCAGTGGTAAGGCTTACGGCATAGTGGTAAAAGCTCCTTCGGCATCCGATCCGTTGCTTGGAGTGCAAGTAGGAAGGTAGGAGGTAAGAGAATATGAGAAATCCATATAAGAAGGCTAATAATGGCAAGGGAGTCAAGAGGACTGTTGGAGCTATAAAGAAGAGAAGAAGCGTTCCAAAGATTGCTTCAAGACTGGCAAGAAAAGATTTGCGTACAAGGATGCTGGACGACAACAGGAACATCAATCCCATGTTGAGTACCGGCGAGAGAATGTTCAACAAGGAGGGTTCTCTCAACGCATATGACAAGAGAGATGCTATTGCGATGATACACAGGCTGTTGAACGATACCCACCTTGGCAAGGTTCGTTCTGCATCCTATAGAAAGGAATCGGATTTGAAGCCTGAAGAAAGAAGGGAGATTCTCATTCAGGCATTTAAGTCCGATGATGGAATCAGAAAGTTGGGCGAGGAGTTGCTTGCTCCGATTAAGAACGTGCTCGACTATGAAGGTTGGGCCAGAAAGATTCTCCGAATCAAGGAGATTGGTCAGGGTGAAATCCACAGGATTTCAAAAGACATTTATGTGGTCGCCTTCATCGTTGGGCAGGATGGTCAGAGTGTAAGTTCGCAGGCCTTCGGTTCTTACATCTACCCTTCAGAGTTCAAGGTTACGGCCTTTCCTGAAGTTGACATTCAGGACATCTACCAGATGAATTTTGATGTTCTTGAACGTCAGCAGGATTTGGCGAAGCAGATGATTATGCTGAAGGAAGACAAGGCCCTCGTTTCTGCTCTCGATCAGGCGTCTACCGCAGTCAATGATGTTGTGTATTTCTCCACGTTCAACATTGGTACTTTCGAGGACATAAGGTATCAGGTTGAGCGTCACAGGTTGATAGTTGACAAGTTCATCGTCAACAGGCAGGAGATAAACAACCTCATCAAGAATATGCACAACTATGTTGACATTGTGACGGAGCGTGAGCTGATACTCATGGGCTATATCGGAAACGTGCTCGGTACACAGATTATCACTACTGCCGGAACGGGTGTTCAGGAAGTTGTTCCTGCTGGTAGCGTGTACGTTGTCACACAGGGTTCGTTCCTTGGTGAGATGGGAATCAGGCTCGACCTCCAGAGCGAACAGTACAACAAGTTCAATCAGCAGGAGACGAAGAAGGGTTGGATGTTCCTTGAGATAATCGATCAGGCTATCGCAAATCCAAGGTCGGTTGCAAAAGGCGTCCGCATATAGCCTGCATGTGGCGGGGTACTGTATTGTACCCCGCCTATTTTTAATGGCACGGGGGTGAGCAAGTGGTAAACAGGGTTTCATACAAGGAAACTGTAGGTGCTGGAGCAACAAAAACAATTGTTATTCCACCTGAAAATATAGAATTGAGGGATTTTACGTTTTTATCCTACCCTAATATTGCAATGACCGGGAATATAGATTTTGGTATTTATGATGAAATAGACGGGGTGATGTGGCACACGCTGAAAAGCGTGACTTTCACGAATGAAAAAAAGATTGCATTTTTCTCTCCGGAAGTTGATGGGAATTTTCCAAGAATGTTTCCTGCTACAAGGAAGGGGAACTTTGCAGGTTCAGACCTTGTAGTTGACGATAGATTCAGGCTTGCATGTCAGGTTGTAAATGGCGGGGCGGGAGATATAGAGATTGTTCTTCACTTCATGAAAATTTACAGTGATGCAGATTATTAAGGTGAAAGGAGGATGTAATGGCAGAAAAGAAGAAATCTTATGTTGCAGACATTGAGGTTGTTCTCGATGCTGCCGAAACAATATGTAAGCATATTGACAAAGCCGCTTCGAGAATTGAAAAACTGAAGAAGGTAGACCCTGTAGTTAAGCGCAACATACTGGAGCTGAAAAAGAGGTTGTATACGAAGTATCAGGTGCATTCAGTTGTCTCTGTTATAAGAGAGACTTTAGAAGCGATAAGAGATTAATCGCTTCCTTACCCCTCTCTCGTACCGCTCGGTGGGGTCTAAAAGACCCCACCACCTTTTTTTTAGGGGAATGCCTGTTTTTAACGGGTAAAAGGAAAAAGGACGGAGGTTAAGGTGATGGACACGACAAGTTTCAGGGAAAGGGCAAGGATTAACATCGATCAGTATTTTAATCAGCAGGATTCTGTAATAGTTGTTAACAGAACGGAGCCGCTTGGAATTGTTTCAATTGCTTTGGGGGAAAAGGGCGATATGTCTTACACCCTTTTGAAGACAAGTGATCCAGTTGTGATAACGGATTATGTTCCGAAAAAACACGTTGTTGAGTCTGCAAATTTCAGAAGTATGGTACAGAGGGGTATAATAGAATTAATGACGCTTGACGAGTATGAAAAGTGGCTGGACGCAAATCCGGGCAGGGTTGAACAGATAAGGAAGGAAATGAATATTTTAACGTCCCGTGCCACAATTTCAGATGAGACACCGGCTTCTCTTGAAGAAACGAGTGAGGCGGTGGACGAAAGCAACGCCAATATAAGCCCACGCATAATTCAGTTGATGCATGGTCTTGCGGCGGGAGATGAAAGGTCTCCTTCAGAAGAATCGGTTATTCAGGAATTGCAAAGCATGAATATGTCACAGGAAGAAAAAGCATATGTTCTTACTCATGCTGTCGGGAAAGTGAAAAATTGGATAGTGGGAATTATATATGGCGAGGCCGCTGAAAGCAAAGAAGATGGTGAAGTGAAGAAAAAGAAAATAAAGAAGATAAAGAAGGTGAGAAGAAGTTAAAAGAGATTTGGGGGTGATTTAATGATAGATGTTGGCTGTCCGAAGTTTGATATATTGAGAAACAATACCAACCTTGCAGGTATGCAGATGGGTTTTGTCAATTCTGAAACGAGATTGACGGTACAGGTTCTTGATGACAACGGACAGCCGCATCAGCCCCCGGCTGGTGTTGAGCTGAAACTGTTTAATCAGGACGGGGGTGAGATAGAGACGAGTGGGCCTCCACAATATGATTCCAACGGTCAATACTACTATTATGATTATACGCCTGAATTTGTTGGAACAACTTTGTTCAGATGGAAAAACAACGACAACAGTGACTACGGACTTCAAATGTTGTTGTCGATAGATGCGAAGATACAGTATTTTATGTTTTTGCTGAAAGGCATAATAGATAAATCCATGAAGGACAGTACGAAAACATATGGGTATACGGACGCTGATTTGTTTATGTACATAGTCAATGGTATAGCATACTTCAATGTTATACCGCCGCCGACCGCTTTTTACATTTCAAATATTCCCAATTATTTACAGGGGATAATAATAGATATTGCAACTTTGTTTGCCGTTCAGGCGCAAAGTATGTATGCAATAGACACGGACGTTATTTACAACGATCAGGGTATAAGCCTTACCATAGACCATTTTAACAAACTTGGCTCTGTGTATAACAATTTGTATACAAGGGTTACTGAAAACGCAAAGAAAATAAAATGGACTATGATGAGGTCAAGAGCACTTGTTGCTTATAATCCACAAAGGTCGAGAGGTTTCATGTTTTCACAGATAGTAACGTCAGGATTCCCATTTATGGGAATTTATGGTGGTGTTGACGGCTCGATAATATTCAGGGGTTGATATGGGACACAGACCTTTCAGAAACATAGACCCGTGCCCGTCTGAATCTACAAGTTGGTGGAGTGGGAAAGATACCCCATCGATAAGAGACAGATTTTTGTCTTTTAATTCGTTTGACAAAATAAGAGGGATGCAGGAAGAGCTTTTAAATGCCGGTGGCAAAAAGTGCCATGTATGGTTTAGAGTTTATACGCATGGAAGCTGTACCTGTGTTGAAGAGGATGGGCAGGCAAAATCAAATCACCCTGTTTGTTATGGAACAGGTTTTATAGGTGGATATGAAAAGTATGGGTATGATACCTTTGTCGTTTACAGGAAAGATTCAAATACATTGAGGGTTGTAGGTGATGGTGTTGATGAGACAGTGCCGATATTGAGCAATCAGGTTGAGTTTGACTGGATTCAGGCAAAGGACGAATACGGTGGAGACGTTGAATACAAGCTGGAAGGTAAAAGGAGCAGGGCAACTGTTGAGTTTTCATCTAACGGAGTTGACTGGAGCGGAACGTTGACATTTCCAGTTCAGACAGGACAGTTTAAGGTCAGGATTACTTCCATAGATGGTTTTCTTGAGTCGTTGCGCTTCAGGGTCAAAAAGGTCGATGATGTTTTCATAAGGTTGTCGGAAAATCCTCCAAGAAGACTTGAACAATTGTTGCGGGAAGGTTTAATTCAGGAGCCTTTTGACATTAGGGCATGGACAATATCGAGAGATTTTATAATTACGAGTGGAGATATAATAGAGTGGATTGAGGGTGTGTGGACGGGAGAGAGATACATAGCCACAACATTAACACAGTCTCAATTTGTTTTGGATGCTGAACAGTCCTCATTTCTTACACAAATTCTCGGAATGAGAAAGATAAGGAGTGTTGAACAATTGTACAGGGTGTGGTGAAATGTTCAAGTATGAAAGATTTATAGATGTTGCAGATGCAATAATAAAAAAAGATTTTGAGTATTGGTTTAACAATCTTGCCGCAGAAGATGTAACATTTGCTTATGAGTACATAAATCAGTATGACGATGGAAATTTTAAAATATCAAATATATTTGCTTCACAACAGGCAACATTGCCGTATGTGACATTTGAATTGAGAGACCTTTCGGAAAGCGTTGTGGATTTTAGCGGGAATATGCTTGGCAGAGTGGGTATAGTCGAATTTGATTTTGAAGGCCCCGTTTACAATCTTGACGGAGCCGTGTGGGCATTTACAAGTAAAAGGTATGGCAGGAAGTACGTGGTTGACTTTCCATCTGTTCTGTTTGATGATCCGACAAGTGTTCCGCTTTCACATTTTACATCTGTTATATTGCCGCAGTTACCTGCTAATGCAATGTTGTTTGAGAACGGTGATACTGTAAAAATAATATTCGTGAATGATGTAATAACGGTTGAGTCTGATTTCCTTGGAGTTGTGGCGGGTGAATATGAGGGAGTGTGGCGTTCGTACAGACACAGAATTTACAATGCCAATTTGCTCGTAAATATAGGTGCGGAGTCATACAAGACGAGAGAACAGCTTGAAGATATTGTATTGATATACTTCAAAAGGGTCAGGGATGAGAAAAGATCGCTTGGCTCTATTGAAGACATGGTTGTTGTAAACCTGTCTTCAGAGTTTAATATAACTGGAAGGAATGAAATATCTTTTGGGGCATCGGATATGTTAAGCCTTCTGTATTCTTCTTCCGTAAGCGGGAAAGTTATTATAGAAGGAACGGATATAGAAGGAGTTGAGTTGAAAAAGGTAACTGGTATAACACCACTGTAAGGAGGTAAGAAAATGCCATATGTAAAACCTGGAGTTTATATTCGACAGAAATATGTACCTACAAGTTCCACACCCGGCGTTTTTCTGATTCCGTGCATAATAGGAAAAGGTCTTGAAGACAAGAGGGTGTGGGGTGAAGAAATAGTGCGTGGTCAGATAAGGGAAACGATAACAGTCGATCCCAACACTGGAGCATTTACAATATCCGGTGGGCAGAGTGACCAGTTGAATCAGCACACCACCCTGATAAGAGATGGTGTTGACCTTGGGCATGATGCTGTTACATGGACGAGTGCTACAGGCGGTAATGTGAAGATGGAATATGTAATTGCCGGTTCAGTATATGAAATTGTCTATCTTGCCATTGATACAACATCGGACAAGCTGAACAACAATGCTAACAGGGTACATTTTGTGGCTTCAACGCCGGACGGTTCTTCTCAATATGAGAGAGGAGTTGACTATTCATGGTCTGAAAGTACACCGGATGAAATAGACTGGAGTATATTGCAGGAAGCAAAAATAATCGGCAATGCTGAAACTTACGACTTGTCTGCAAATGACACTGTGAAAATTTCCGTGGATGGCAAAACACCTATTGAGGTTACAATAGTTGGTGCAACTCAATCCGCAGTAACGGCGGCTGAAGTTGCGACAGCGATAAATGGAGCGGCACAGACGGCATGGGGGAGTGCTTACTCAAATATAGCTGTTGACAATGCCGGGACGATAGAATTGCACAGTGTGCAAAAGGGGTTGAATGGCAGAATTAATCTGTACGTTCCTTCTGCAAACGATGCAACACAGATAATTTTCAATGTTACCGCTCCATCTTACGCAACCGGAACTGGTCAGATGCCAGCACTTGGTGAATCTTACTATGTGAGGTATGATTATGACAGGGATGATGTTGAATATAACAACATGACACTCTATTACAGTTATTCTGATGCTCTTGATGCCCTTGGCCCAATGAAGCCCGGAAATGATTTGCTGATAGCTGTTGAAAGTGCGTTTCAGAATGGTGCACCGATAGTTGGCGTCATACAGGTGAAGGATGCAGACGGAGACGGTCTGTATATGGATTCGGACTGGTTCACTGCAATAGACGAGCTTGACAATGCAAGGGAGGTTACAGACGTTGTTCTTCTGTCTCACGATCAGGAAGTTAAGGCGTATCTTGTCAGGAAGATAGAGGACAGGGCTTCACAGCTTGTGGGGCATCATATGGCTGGATGGTTTGGGATGCCAGCAAACAGCAACATTGGAAACATAGATACTCCCGATACTGCCATATATGTTTCGCAAAAAACCTTGCAGGTATCAGCACAGAGTCAGGGTAGGGGCAGGTATATCAATGTATTTGTTCTTACAACCGGCGATTATGATTTTTCTGGTATAAACAAGGAGATAGTAGATACTGATTCGAGAGTGACATTTACAGTTACACTTGGGACTGAATATGTTGCCGCCGCACTTGCAGGGTTGCAGGCAAGTTTCAATCCGATAAGTGAATCGCTGTTAAGGCGTTCAATAGTCGGGTTTGACACAAGCAATATAATAGAGCATGATACAAAAGCGTCGTATGCTACTGCAAATGGGGTGTTTGTTTTGCAGAACATCGGTGGAAGGCTTGTTGTGTTTGACCCTGTTACAACTGATACGGGTGGTGACGAAGTTTTTTCAGAGCCGAGCGTAAGAGTCCAGAAGGACTATCTTGCTGGAAGAATAAAAAACAGGCTTGACCAGTACGTTGTCAGTGTTGTGCCGGACAATCTTGACGATTTTCTTTTTGAAATAAAGTATCACATAGCAATAGAGATAAATGCCGCTATTGTTGGGAGGGCCATAGCACCGTATACAGACGACAACAACGTTGCAAGGCCACTTGACCTCGTTAGCGACATAAAGGTTTACAAATTTCCTACCTCAAATACCGAATACGGGTTTGTGTACTGGTTTCAGCCGAGATGGGTTTCCAAGAAGATTTTTGGTGAGTATGTCGTTGCACAACCTTTAATGTAAAAAATGAAACTGGAGGTATTGTACTATGGCTAAAATACCAAACACTAAAGTAAGAACAGGACATGCTGTTGCTATCAGGGTGCGTGGTGTTACGATAGGGTTTATAACTTCGTGGGCATACAATCTCAACAGGGACATATCGGCTGTTTACGAACTCAATCCGCAGACGAGTGGAGAGCCCGTGGAGAATGTTCCCGGCAACGTGACCAATTTGACAATATCAGTCCAACGTGCCGACCTGTATATATCAAAGATGGAAGAAGCATTTGGCGGTCAGGACATATCAATGCTTTCAGACCAAAGCATTCCGTTTGAAGTGTATGAAGTATGGAACAATCCAGACGGGACGAGAGAAATGTATGTGTACACTGATTGCTGGTTTAGCAGGATAGGCAGGCGTATAGAATCAACAGGTGACAGGGTTGTTAGGGCTGATGCTGAAATCACTTATGTGAGAAGGGTAAAAGTAAGCAGTTAGTGGAGGTATTTAGATGAATAAAATTGCCTATATCAAATACAGGGTGGCTAAAATAAGAAATGCTGATGACGAAGAAAACAAGTCAGAACTTGTAATAGATTTTCTTGTTGATGTTATGGGTTCAGACGACCTTGAAGAGGCAAAAAATCAGCTCGAAGCATTACAGGAAACAAACATCATATACGAAGAAGAGGCGCAGGAAGTCCTTGATAAAATTAAGGATATACATGAAGAGGTTGCTGAAGAAATAGCAGAAGAAGATACTGGATTTGAATTTGAGCCGCCGGAAGCAGGTGGTGAAGAAGGCCCAGAAAATCAGACACCGGAAGAAGAAATATTCATACCCAAAATAGAACTTTCTGCAAGTGTGAAAAGAAATGTTGAATACATAAATGCTGAATTGTTTGATGGCGACGGCATTGTTGAGTATCTTATCAAGGGTGGGGGTAGACCCATGAGGTTGAGGCCGATGAATATAACGGATCAGACATGGAGTCATTTTCTGGACTGGATGAAACAGGAAGGTTTTGAAACAATAGAGGAGTTTAAGAGTGCTGTCGTCAGCAATCCAGAACTGCTTGACAGGGCAATGGCTAAAATAAAGGAAATAAAAAGGAGGGTTATGGCTGATACGGAGTTGGCATATGGTGTTTAAAAAGGTGAAAGGGGTGAAGGTATGAGAAATGATATTATTGATTCGATTAAAAAAACATTTTGGGAGGGTTCGGAATCAAAGGAGGTCGTGCTTGCCGGAAAAACTTGGACGCTAAAATCCCTGAACAATTCAGAACAGGTATTCAGGGACAGATTTATTCCCGCCTCTGCAACAGCGTCTTTCTTGTCAGCAAGGAAGGCTCCTACCGTTGCATTAGCAATTTCTCACATTGACGGAGTACCAGTTGAAGAAGTGTTTGGTGACAGCGATGAAACAAAAGACGAAGTGGTAACCGAATTATTGAAGACAACCGGACTTGCAAAAGAAAAAAGATTTATTATTGCAGAGAGAGTTCTTGAGTTTTTGAATGAGTTGCCGCCAGAAGTTGTGGATACCCTGTACGGAGAGTATGTTGAGATAGAAAACAACAGGCGCAAAGCACTTGATGAGATATTGAAAAAAAAATAGATGATACGGACGAAATTGAAGATGTAAAGACGAGAGTATTGCTTGAACTTGGATTGACACCAAACGATCCTCGTGTGGCTGAATTTACGGATGTTCACTGGTTCATATATTATCGTGCAATAATGAAGCGTGAGCATGAAAGATTTAATATGCTTAAAGAACTCATTGTTGGTTTGCTTGGGTTAAAAATACCGGCGACCGATTCCGTTTTACCTTTGTCGTATTTTATTGCACCTGAATTTTTCAGGTCTTTGATGGAAGAAGAAAGAGTAATATATGAAAGTGACGTTGTAGATATGGATGACAGTGAAAGAATGCAGGTTCTTGACGAACTTGATAAACAACTTGAAGAGAAAGGGATTTAAAGATGCCGGAAGAAGGTGGTCAGATAATAGGTGGTTCAAAATATGGTTCGCCACAGGAACAGGCACAGGAGAGCAGGGAATATCAGGAAGCTGTAAAGTTTGCAAGGGAATTTGCTGAACAGAGGCGTTCGTTTGAAGAACTGTCGAGCAACCTTGGAAATCTTGCAAATACAATGAGGGAGTTTGTTGCTGAATACAGAGATGCAAGTAAAAATCTCGACGATACAATAAAGAGCACTGCAAGGAATCTTGATGAGGCTGTAAAGAATGTAAAAGACAGTATAGCCAAGAGTGCGGAAGAGTTTGCGCATGGACTTATTGCGCCAGCAGAAGAAGCCAGAAGACAGGCTGGGGTTCTTGGTGGCGTCATAGACAAAATAAGAGAAGGGATAGAAGGATTACCCTTTGGCAAGGCTGTTGTGATGGCGGGTCTTGTTGCAACGAGCGCAGGGCTGATAAGACTTGCTATAGAGTCAAATGCCCAAAAAGCCCTTGCATCGATAAGGCAGTTTACAAGCGGCGTTGACATGGAGACGGAGGGCTTGAAGGAGGGGATTTCTTCTGTTGCGGATGAATGGAATGAAGATTGGTCTGTAATATCTGAATATTTCGGGAAAATAGGAACTGCATTAAGGGTTAATTTTAAGGAGTATGGCACGGCGTATCTTGAAGCATTTACTGATGAGATATTTTCTCTTTCTGTATCTACAGGTCTTGCAAGAGATGAGATAATATCTGATTTTGAGGATATAAGCAAATATGCTTGGGATGCGGCAGACTCTTTTGGTGGAATAGCAACATCGGCAGAAATTTTATACACAGTAGGAAAAACAAGTGCTATGGGAATAGAGATGTTCAAGGGGACTTTGATGTCGGCCCTTGAACCGATGAAAATGTATGCCCTCACACAGGAAAATATAGTTGAGGGTGCATTAAGAATGAGGGGTCTTGAAGAAATATTCGGAGGTATGGAGGGCGGTATTGCAGGATTTCAGGGGGTTATGAAGAACATAACCTCTATTGAATCAATGATAACATCAAGTCCGGGATGGATGATGCTGTTAACCGGAAATATTCCTGAAACAGGTGGAACGAGAGAATTATGGGGTGCCATGACTGAAGCCGCAAATGCTCTTAAAGGAGAAGGTGGCGGCGGCATATTTATAAAATACATAGACAAATTGAGTGAATATGCGGCATCACAGGCAGATTTAAATTTGATGCTGTTTGAACAGTTTGGTGGCAACATAGAGGCAATTGAAATGATAAATACAATGTTTAAGGATTTGGACAGATTGCGGAGTGTTCTTGCCGGTGTTGACAACTCAAACAAATTGTTGAGTGAGTCATTGACGACAGATAAATTCAGGGAAGCGCTGGTACAGGCTGGTCTTGAGAAAAGAAAAATAGATGAAGCCGTAACTCTCTACAAAGAGATGATGGAGAATCAGAAAAAACTGTTTGAAAATCTCCAGAATCCACTTGAGAGATTGCGTAACATAGCAGAAAACAAACTGAAAGAAATACTCGATGCTATAGGCCAACTTTCAGGTGGAACTATAAATTTACTTACGAGCCTTGTTACCGGGTTGCAGACGCTTATTGCGACAGTTGCTATAGGACTTGACAAGTTTGGAATAACAGAGGATGTGTTTGAGAAGGTTACAGGAGTTGGTATTAAAAATGCTGAAAGATTCTTTTCAGCAGTTGCGGCAAGATTCGGATATTCGGTAGACCAATTCACATCGGGTCTTGAAGAAGTTGCGAACCTGCCGGAAAAAATAGGTGGTGCGGCAGGCAAGATAGCGGGAAACATACTTGAATCTCTTGGGGTTGCTCCTGTAGTTATAAGAGGTGAAAAGGATATAGATTTGATAGAAAGGCTCGTGAAAAAGCAGGTTGCGAGGAGGGAGGCAAAAGACCTCGTTATACCCTCTGCATACTCTTACGATGTTGAAAGTACAACATTTACATACAAGCCACATGCTATAGATATAAATTTGAGACTAACACCAAAGACAATTGAATATTTAAACTACATTAACGAGGTAAATCATGGCGGACGTTAATTACACTGGCAATTGGCGAATAGGTAAGGTGTATAAAAACGAAAGCGGAGAGGTAGTGTCAAAAGAAAATATAGATGTTTATATAAATCCGGTGAGTGTTGTGCCTGAACTTGTACAGAGAGTAAATTATACGGATACGGTTGGTGGTACAGCAATATCTGCATGGTCATATGACCCACTTGCTAATTACAGTGGGTATAGCAGGTTTTCTTTCAGGATTGCAGGTGTTGCAATATCATATACTGTCAGAGGGAATGTGGTAAATACAAGCCCAAGTCATCAAACGGTAATGGCTTCGGCGATAGCAAACAATTTCAACATCACGATAGGTAACAGGAATGAGCTTGAAGCATCACGTGCAAATGAAGATGCGAAGGCCGGAGTTTTTAAGGATATAAAGAGAAACGCCATAGACCTGTTTACATTTTTCAACGCAAAATTTGTTGATGTTATAGATGGTGAGACAGTTTATGCTGAATGGGAAATAGACATTTCGACACCGTTAATGAGCCCGGTTGATTTTGACAACAGAAAGGAATACTTGAGTGTCGTTGGCATTGTGACAACGCCATTCACTCTCAACGAAGATGCTGGACGTCCATATATGCCAACATGGAGTGTTGGGTTTACAGTCTTTGATGAGGATGTTGAGAGTGTCATGAATCATATAAAATCGTTTTCGAGGTAATTGTATGTACAGACAATCTTATTCGTACAAATTGCTGATAAATGGTATTGAGATACCGCACAACATGATTAGTGATTTTGATATTTCATACAACGTTGTTCCAGAGTTGTCAATATGTAATATAGGGTTGATAGATTCAAAAAAAGAACTGGTATATAATCCTAATAGGGTTTCAAAGAGCAATTTAACAAGGCTTATTGAAAATGCCGCCCTGAAAAGAGGTGTAAGGCTTGAATACATGAAGCCTTATTTCAAGGATAACGACGTTGTTACTCTTTTCATAAAAGTTGGTAACGAATGGCATTGGGGTTTCTTTGGATATGTCAGTTCTGTCTCGCTGGGGATAGGTGTTGCAGGTGAAGCTCCGATAACATTACATGCAGAAAGTTCACTGAAACCGTTTAGATACAATTACATATCTTTTAATTCATTGCTTGTACCGTCTGAATTGAAAGAAAAAGATTTGGAGGGCTTGTATACAGCATACTATTCCCCTTTTGACGGGATTGATACACACGGAAAAGATATTTACGAACAGGTTAAATTTATTTTTGACAACAGCAGATACAGGGCGAGTGAAGTAGTTGTCGGTGATGGGTCGTTTTCTGATATGACAGAGATTGTTATAGGTAGCCCTGAAGACATGATAGGCATTTTTGATTCTTTTAAGAGTATTACAAGAATTGGGAGTGATGCAGACCTTGAACAGTATATAAGTTCCGTTATTAAATCAGAAGGATGGGGAACTGAAACATTATATCCGCAAAGACAGATATACATGATAAAGATAGATACAGACAAAAGCAAAACATGGAAAACATTGACCGCAAACGTTGAGTTTAGTGCTCCATCGCTGTCGCAACCTGCAATAAATAACAAACTTGATTATTTGCATCAATGCGTATCCAATTGGACTTATATCGTTTATACACTTCAAAACGGGGACGTTGTTATAGAGCCGTTGTTGTTTGGAACAATTGCAGGTTATACTGTACTTGATTCAAAGAGGGTTGGCAGTAATTCTACATATACTTTTAATGGTACATCTATTGCCACCGCTTCGATGACGACAATAGATGTTATTTCCGGGATTGAAAATACAGAACTTACACAAGTTCCAAAAAGAACGAAGTTGTTGCCGGACGAAGCCATAAGATTGTATGGGTTGAGGTTCACACGTCCTGATGTATGGCGTGGAAAAATATCCCCATCGATAGCCGACATATACAACCTGTATCTTCTGAACAGGGCATGGATAAATGCAAAGACGGCTTCTGTTTCTGCAATGTATGAGGGTAATGACAATTATATAAACAGGCCAGTGCTCGTTGAACCGTTTGATGCTGTTTTTCTGAATAAATCCATGAGGTTGAGCTGGAGTGGTGGAACAGGGGTTCTTGCTAATTACAATCTTGATTTTGGCATGGTGTACGATCCTGAAGAAAAAACATATTTGCCTGAATACAGAATTGGAGATAGCAGAGCGATTTCAAACCTCGGTTTTATTTTTGGGATTGTAGACGAAATAGAAAAAAATAAAAATTTGCAAAGTGTAGGTGGCAGGGAAATGAATGAGATGATTTCATCTGTGTTAGAGGAGACTGCAACATGAAAGAGTGGTCGCTTGCTGATATACCAAGAGGCATAGATAAATCGAGAATATTTACCGGGGTTGTAAGCAATGTAAATTCTGCATCCATGTTGATGGATGTCGAGATAGTTGAAATTCAAATGAGGGTTAGAGATATTGCCATACCCCCGTTGTACATATCAAACAGTCAGAAGTCCGGGGTGGTGGCAGTACCAAGAGTTGGCGATTCCGTCCTTCTTGCACTGAAACAGTCGGAATGGGTTGTCATAGGTTACAACATTGCGAAATACAGGGATGATACGAATACTGTAAGAACTGCATGGCAGGATATAGTAGACAAAAGCGGGAATGGGATACCGGCTTTTGAATTGACGGAAGGAGACTTTGGCATTTTCGTTCACGAGAACGACAAGGCTGTGGATATGCTCCTGTTAAAAGATGGGAAGTTTATTTTGAGTTCTGGTCTTGCGTACATGGTGGTCGATCAACAGGATTCAAGTTTCAGGTATATGTTTGACTATATGTCAAAGACTGTTGCTGGAGGGATTGCAACTCTTGAATGCGGATTCCCCTCCATTGACAACAACGGAAAGAAAAAGTATATTGTGTATGACCACTTTTTCGGATACAGAAGTGCAAATGAGGATTTTGAAATAGGTTATGTGAACGACAACGGCATTCCTGCAAAAACTAAATCGGGTGGCAATGTAAGAGCAAGAATAAAAGTTGGGAATGCGGTTATCACTATTGGAGATGACAATTCAATAGAAATTAAAACTACATCAAAAGTTTTCATAGATTCGTCTGAAGCAAATGTAGATGTTGGTACTGTCAGGGTGAAAGGGCAGAAAATGAAAATTGAAGAGAATGAGATAGATATTAATGCTGAAGACGTGAGCCTTGATACAAATGCAGTGTCTATAAATGCAGACAACATTGATATTGAAGCGAAAAGTGCTTCATTGAATATAGATTCTCTAAAGGTAGATTCCAACGAAGTAAAGGTGGAGTCTGATTCTGTGGAAATTAGCGGAAGTAAGACAAAGTTGACATCAAACAGTATGGAGATTGACAGCGGGAATATGAGCATGGATGTTCAGAGCATGAATGTCAATGCACAGTCTGCATCCATAGGTGGTGATGTCCCGCTTGTTTTGAGTACAATCTTGTCTATTCTGGAATCGCACACGCACCCTTATTCGGATGGGGTTACAGGCCCATCACCATCACTTGCAGATGCATCTTTTACATATGCTACCAAAATTGTAAAAGGAAGCTGATATGGCTATAGGTGATAAGGACTATCTTCGTAAGCAACTTGGCTTTTATGATTGGGATGATGTTGCACAGTGTGCGTGCGAACTTGTTAAAAGATACGGAGTTGCAGATGTAAGAAATATTCTCGAAAAACTGAAAAGCCTTTCTGAAATAAATGCTGATTTGCAGGAATACATAAGTGATGTGATAGCAAGGATTGACAGTATCATATCACTTGCAGACAGCATATTGAATTTGAATCCTCTTGAAAGATTGATATATAGAGAATTGTCAAAACTGAAAGTGTGCCCGCTTGTGGACAATCTTATATATGACATTCTCGGTGATATAAATATACTCAAAAATATACAGCTTGGGGAGTGGTTTGGGAACAGGGCCGGAGCCATTATAGGTGCTTTGAACACCACAAATCAGGTTTTAAGTGAATCACAGGAGAAACTTTTAAGATTTGCAGAGCTTATAAAAGTGATGGATGCCTGTTCTACGGAATCCATACCTGAAAGCAAAAACTATGAAGATGTTTTGCTTGGACATCATGTTGTAGTGCCACCGAACATAGAAAAGAGTGAAGAACATTATGACATACCCCCGATGGGTACGGTGGCGAACGTTAACGGGGAAACGTGGTATGCCTTCGAGAAGGACGGTTTTGTAAAAGTAGCAAGAAAGATAAATAGTGTGTGGCAATCTCCGGTAGATGTCACTGAAGGATATTATCCCAAAATATTTTTTGATGGCACGAGGGTGAATATATACTTTTCAAAGAATTATAAAATTGGTCTTGTGTCAATGTTACCGCACGAATTGAGTCTTATAGAAGTGCCGTTTTCTCTTTGGGATTGCTCAAAGATAACATTCAGTTTGGTAGAGAAAAATGAAAGTATTTACATTTGCGGTTTCAACAGTGAATATGGAAGGCTTTTTAGAGAGCCTTCAACATCACATTTTCAAATACAGCAATTCAAAGATGGACTCCGTGGGTTTGTGCCAGTGCCGGAATCATTCAGGGTTTTAACGGACAGACTGCAATGGCAGGGAGTGACGGTTGACACCAATTATTTTGATGTTTCCTATAGGGTGTATGAAGATGGAAATATGCTTGCTGAATTAACATCTACTGAATATATATATGAGGCATCTTCCGGTACTGATTATTGGGTTACAGCGGTATATACGAACAAAGCAACTGGAGTTGTTACAGAGGGCTATCCGTCTAACAGAGACAGGCTTACTGGGGTTATAAGAGTAAGAAAGCAGGAAGATGTTTCATACAGTCAGCAAATTATTGAAAGACACGATTGGTATAAATACTTTTATGATGTTGTATATGTCAATGATGATGTAAACTCGCACGGTTATGTTGAAACGGAAAATTTCAAGACAGTGAAGTATTCTCCTTATATTGCGGATTCAACATTGGACAATTATTCTGGAAATACATTTGCCATTTCTGCGAAATATGAAGAAAACAAAAGATGGCCGTCACAACTAAATTAGAGGAGGATAAAATGTTTCAGCTTGTAGACACCATTCCTTTCAGAATAAAAGGCGAGGTTCTTGTAGAAGTTGAGAGAAACGGCATTCTTGTTGATACAAGAAAACAAAACAACCTGTGGCTTGACCGTGGAACAAGAGATATAATTCTTGGTAATGAGCCTTCAAAGATTTTTGTAAGTGATTCAACGGTACAACCGCAGTATACGGATACAGAAGTTCCGGCTGGAACACAAAATGCTTTTGGTAATGCAACAAGGACATATCAGCAATCAGTGAATGGTGTTGTTGTGAACAGGCACGAGTTTTATACGCAAATAGCACCTCCAACATCCGGGACGAGAACTATAAATACTATAGGTTTAACACGTGGTGGAAGCGGTGTTGAAAACACACTTGCTTTTGCATACCTTGTGCTGACAGCGCCAATTGTACAGACTACACTTGATACACTCCACATATATTACTATGTATATATTTTACAGCCGAATATACAGGGAATAGGACATAGCGGGTGGAATGATTTTGCAGAATCATTTTTCGGATATAAAAATTACAGTTTGTATGTAAGCAGACAGCTTTTTTATGGTGCACCGAAGAACGACATGAAATGGGACGGTTATGCTTTTTCCCAAACTGATTCGAGATATATATATAACACTGAAGTTATAGATGAGAACAAGTACAAGGTATATTTTCTTACAAATTTTGGTTCATCGTCAGATTTGTCTTCTTACGTTGGTCACTTGGCGGCATTTTCTGTTGTGAGAAGCTCTTATTACTACCTTGTTAAAAATATAATAGAGGATGGATATGTTGGCAGGTTTTGGCCTAAAAGGAATACATCCACAGAGCCATTTTTCGATTCGGGATCTTCACAGCTTCCGCAGGGGTGGAGTAAGGGTGCTGAAATAAGAGCTACAAATCCATTCGCACCGGAGTATCTTGGTATTTTTTACAAGGTGAATATAGTTACAACCGGAGATGTCGGCGCATCTGAATATTATGTGGATGTTCTTGCCCCTTATTATCCGTCTACTGGATGGGGGCATATGATGCTGTTTGATTTTGTAAACAAGGGAGGGTCTTCTTACGTTATAAGAAGTGGAATTATAAGCAAGCTCGGAAGGGATTTTATTATTACATCGTACATAAATAACACAACCGGGGAATACTACACAACAATTAGTGATTTGAATGGTGGCGGTTATGTTGATATAATTGGTGATGATACAGCGAGCTGTAAGATATGGATACATGGTGGTGGGACTTCCGATTTGTTTTTCTATGACCAGAAAAACAGGGATAAGTTTTTCAAAGTAACATTTAACGACCCTGTTAATGTATTTGACAATTCGCTAACAGAATATACGTCTGCAAGAGACATCTTTCATGCAGAGGGGGATTCTTCAAAAATATACCTGTGGCATCATCACGACGGAGTTGTTGGCGTGTTTGATGTTGCTACCGGGGTTATTTCAGATACGTGGATAGACCGCACGTCTTTTTTGCTTGATTACACAACTGTTGGTGATGACATGATATGGGAATGGGGTTTGTATGATTCTGTTAACAGTAGAATACTTATAGGTGTCAACAAGTCCGTTTTTGTTTATCCTGTAGATGGTGTGACGGAGTTGAATGGTTTTACCGGAGTGGCCGATTTCAACTCTACTACAATAAAAAATTGGTCTGCCATAATTGTGAAAGACGGAACTCTTGCCCACAATGCTGGAAATCTTGAATTTGGACTTTCACATGGTAAGCCTGTTTCTGGAACAAACAATGGTCTCGGAACTTTGATGTTGCAGAGAGTTTCACCGGGGGCTTTCGATGTTGTTGTAAAAATATCCAGTTTTTCACCTACTGATTCAAATCAGAGAATGGGAATGATAGTATGTGGTTCACATGACAATATAGATACGCAAAAAAGAATAGAAAGAGGGGGAGGCAATATCATAGAGGCTTATACGGACGACGTCCTTGACAGTGGTGGAAGCGCAAGTTATTCCAAGACAGACGTATGGTTTAGGATAGAAAGGGATGCCTCGAATAACGTTAGTGTATATTATGCTGACCCGTCTGTAGGCACGTGGAATCAACTTGGTGTTACAACGGTTATGTCGGGAGAGGTGTATGTTGGTTTAACTGGGCACACAAGAGATAATGGGGCAACTTCTCTTATACAGGCTACCGTGTCTGATTTTTATTTTAATACGGGAACGGTTGACAAGAGGCAACAGTCTGTATATATTGACAACACCATACTTGCGGCTACAGCACAAAGCGGTATTGTAAAACTTTACAATGGGATATATCATATTATAACAGATGTTGGTGTCGTTGCTGTGAATGCAAATTCTTTTGACAAGGTAAAAGATTACAAGTTATACAGAAACACAGACAGCAATGGAAAATATGGATACTTCATAGAAAACTATTACAATGGAAAATATTTTGGTGTTGCCAAGGTGTCGTTGCTCTATCAGAATTATTCAAACAAGTGGGATTACGATTCAAGATTTGCCAACACTTATGAAGTTCAATTGTATGAACCGCTTGTTGATGAGTATATGTGGGTTGGTGGATTTGAAAGTTACAAGCAGGTATTGACTATGATAGGTTTAAACCTGATAAAAAATTATCAGAGTTCTACTCCACATTCGTATGCCGATGGGCAATTGCGGTTTGAATACGTTGGTGGTTCGTGGGTATTGACTGATTCTGATAATGCATCTCCCACGCCAAAGGTTACTCATTCTGCATGGGAAGCACTACCTTCTGGAAGCGAAGAAATTAGGTTTCTTGACGGCCCTACACCGGGGCAGTCTCATGTTGATGGTGATATGTATACTTCGTGGTGTGTTTCCAAGGGGTTGATAAAAGACAATCAGGAGTATATAACAAATATAGGCATGGGAGTTTATTTTTCGGATGCACAGAGAGCTAACGAAACATATACGAATATTGGAACTGTTGTTGATATGGAAAGTAAATTAAACAATCCAGCTACATGGCTTATAGCTGATTTTGATTATGATTACGATATAAGAATCAGAAATGCAGATGGAACGCCGTCATGCTACTATAACGTTGTATCCATGTGCAATGTAAGTTCTGTAAGCAGTAATTCAGAGTTCAGTTCTGATACGGCAGATTTGTATTTTGCATATAATTTTTACAAAAGATTGTATGTGAAGTTTGTTACTGGAGCAAATGCAGGAGTTGAGCCTAAACAGATATTGGAGTATGATGGATACAACAAAAAAATTATTACTGATACATGGCCCAATGCAATATCTATAGGTGACAAGTTTGATATAGTGGATGAAGGTTCTGCTACAAAGGTTGCAACGCTTGCACAGAATATAGTCCCTACTATGACAGGGTATACGACCCCTGAAGGTGTTGCGAGTGCAAGTAGCGACAGGGCAAACGGCGAGGCTTGGAGGGCTTTCGGGAGTGGTGATTGGATAACAGCCGACGGGGATGTTACAGGCTGGATTGAATATGAATTTACACAGCACCGTGTAATAAGAAAATATGCTATAACAGCCCCAAGTGACTTTACCCTGTCGCCGAAGTCGTGGACATTTGAGGGATGGGATGGAAATTCGTGGCAAGTTCTTGATACACAGAGTAATATTGTTTTTTCAGCCGGGGAAAGAAAGGTATTTATAGTGAATACGGCACTTGACAAATTTTCTTATCTTAAATTCAGGTTGAATATAACGGCGAATAACGGAAATGCAAACAACCTTTCAGTAACGCTTTTTGAGATGATGAGCGCAAATGAGTTTTCGGTTGATGATGTGAATGGGCAGTTGTTTTTTGACGATATGAACACCGGAAGAAATCTCTTGGCTGAATACATATATGTTTTGAGGTCGTGGTAAATGGCTATATATCAGAAGAGAATATCTTGTGCAAATTTTACAAAAGATATTGGCGATAGCAGTTCAAATCAGCAAGCACTTTTCTGGATAGCAAATAAGGGTACAAGCTGGTTTTTAACTGCAAGATTGCTGTACAAAGAAGATATAAGTGAAGAAGAAAAGTTGAGAGAGATTCAACTGTTAAATCTTGGAAGTGGAACGTATGGCGGGATTTTTGTTTTTGGAAGCAGGTACAGCAATTGGAATATTGTATATTCTTTCAACAATGAAATAAACATAATAAGATATAATCAGGATTTGACAAAAATTTTATTTTTTAATTCGGTAACCTATGGTACGTATCCGATTGTTTTTCATCTTGAGAGTGTTGATAATTACATGATAACATTTTTTGATGCCGGGGCATATAAAGCCGTGTTTACAGGCGACTGGTTGAATTTTAGCAGGGCAGTTTCACTTTTTGACATTGAGTCCATATGGGATATGTACAAAATGTATGGAACAGAAGTGACATTAAGAGACCATATAGAGGTTATGGACTATGCGAAAGAAAATTCATACGGGTATCAGGATGGATACCTGTCGCATCCTTATTCTTTTTAGGGAGGATGTATATGGAAACGTTCAAGGTGGCTAATGGCGATATTGTTATAAATGAAAATCACAGGGTTGAAACCGTAAATGGGAGTGACAAGCTCAATCAGACCATAATGGAAATGCTGTCCATAGATACTATGGAAAATGGTTTTGGTGCTGGTTTGTCTGTTGGGGTGGAAACAACATCTGTTTCATCTCTCATAAGGGCGGCTGTAAAAAGATGGAAAACATTGCAGGACAATTCCATTTTGGCAAGGGATAGCAACGAAAAGATAGGTGGAATCAAAAGTCTAAAGGTAATAAACAGGGGTACAGACATTGTATTCGACCTTGTTGTAAGTGATGGGAGAGGGAACGCAATAAATGTGGAGGTTGTGAAACAATGAGCACGGATAGAGAAGGATGGAAGAAGATATTACAAAATGCAATAACACAGGTTAATCCAGACATAGATGTTGAATTTGGCCCTGTGTATGATGCTGTAATAAGACCCCTTGCATCCATTCTTGAAGTTATAGATGCAAGAGTTGACTATATTAAAAATATAGTCGATATAAACAAGTGGCCGGAGTGGACTTCTGAAGACCTCGATCAGTACGCAAGTAATTTTGGAAGGATAAGAAGGCAGGGGACAAAGGCAAACGGGACTGTGGTATTTTATGCGATAGCAAAACCTCAGGCTAATATAGAAATACCAAAAGATTTTGCAGTTGAAACGGCAGACGGAACGAAGTTTATCACAACAGACAGCATGACTGTGGACATTGCAGATGTAGAGAACTATAAAAATGCTGATACCGGCAGGTACGAGTTTGAAGTTCCTGTTGAGTCGGTTGAGTATGGTTCAGCAAACAATGTTGCATCGGGTACGATAGTCAGGCTTGGTGGTTCTATAGCTGGTATAGCCGGCTGTGTAAACAGGTATGCAATGAAGGGCGGATATGATGAACAGACGAACGAAGAACTTGTAGAAGATATAAAACTTGTTATACAGGGAGGGCTTGGCAATTTAACAGCGAGTGCGATAAAGTTGTCAGTGTTTGATGCTTTTCCACAGGTGGTTGATATAGTTGTGGAAAGAAACAATCCTGTCATAGACGGCACCATAGATGTTTATTATATAGGTGACACTATAAGTTCAAGACAGTTTACAACGTACTGGTATGGTTTTGACATATATCTTGACAGAGGGCCGGTGGACAGTATTGTGTCTGTAACTTCTGGCTTAACAACATTTGTTGAAGATGTTGATTTTAAATTTATACAGGATAAACAGTCTGCTTTTGCAAGAACATCAAAAGCTAAAGACAGGATTGTATGGCTTGATGGCGGTAATAAACCGTCATATGGTTCACAGGTTACTGTTGAATACAGATACAACAGTCTTTCAGCTGAAATTGAGGAGTGGCAGTCAAACGCATACAATACTTTAATATCGGATAACATTATTTACCGTCGTGCCATTCCTGTGGATATAAAAATTGACGTGAAGGTTGTTTTGTATCGTGGCTACGGCGATTCTGTTCTATCGGATGTAAAGATGCAAATAAAATCATTTATAGACAACAAGAAAATAGGTGACAGTGTTGAAGTTGCGGACATAATAAGTTTTATTAAGAAAAATGTTCCGGGTGTTAACAACATTACAGTTAACACTCTGGCACTTGTTGACGGAGATGGTGTAGAGGATTTAGTACCTAACAAGATGGAATATTTTGTCATTGACAATAACAACATTACAGTCAGGAGGTAAAAGGATATGCCTACTTTTGAACAGATTCCGCTTGCCGGGAATCAGGATGCACAAAATGTTTTTAGAATTACCATTGGGGATTTCCCATGCTCTGATTTGCCACGTATTACTGCATGGGACGATTATAACATGAATACGGTGAGTGCGGAGTCTCTTGCTGGTACACCTGCAAATGGAAATGTGAGTTCCATATGTGCTATTGACACGACGCTGTCAAGTTCCGGCACGGATTGGGCGACTGGTCTTGCACAAAATCCGGGTGGGCAGACCGCAAACAGGTTAAAAGGGAACGATTCATATATAACACTTGGGAATGTAGCACCGGGAGTTGGCGATACCAGAACTTTTCAGCTTGCAGTTGGAGTTGCCGCAGATTTTACACCGGGCACTACTGGGCATGAAATTGTTATAGGCGTGACTGTATATTATACTGGGAGTGCTCCATCTGTTACGCTTGAATACAATTCTTCCAATAGCGAGACAACGCCAAATTGGGTTGGCCTGAATATGCAATCGAAGGGGGTGTCTACTCCGCCAGCATATCCGAATACCGTTTTTGCTACAGGCCCGGATTCTACAACTACAAGCATAGACCCTGTTACCAAGCCTGATACCGGAGAGAAGTTTGCAGAGGAATACTGGGTACAGACGGCGGCATAACTATGATGAAATTCGCAAAGTTTTTTGTCGGTGATAACGTATATACTGAATGGGATGACATCCCGGATGATGCACTGATTGAAAAAGTTGAAATTGATTTTCTCGGTCTTGGAGCCACTTTTGAAACCTTGCCTATTTTCAGACTTGAAGGTTGTAGCATGTATATGTTTCAGAAGTATGGCAAGGTTGCAATTGGTGGAAATGGTGTAAGGTACAATACGTTTTCCGGTTTTCAGATAGGAGGGAAAAGAGAAGGTGTTGGCTGGGTAGTTATGGATGCTCATTTTGATGAGAAGGTTGTAAGAGTGAGTATTGTGCCTGAAGTAACAACTATTTCGATAAAGAAGGGTTTGGATTATGTCACAAAGTGACAGTTATGCATCACTGTCTTTCACGGTTAGAGGCCACGTAAAGAAATACACAAGGTTTGCATATTGGGTTGAAGAAGTTGCAAAGTCGTGGAGTGGGGTGAATTATTCAGTTGAAGGCGTGCTGAAAAGATATTTTAGGGTGAGTTCTGAAATCATGGCCGCAAGTAACAGTTGGGTAAAAGCCTCGTCAACCGTTGAAGGGGTTGGTGCGTCATATATAAATCACAGAGCAGATGTTGTTGACAATCCTCTCCCATTTTGGTTTTCTGTGGGCAAGGACGTTGAAGACAGAGGAGACAGTTATTCTTTTGTCAATACAATTGTGCAAACGTTTTCGGATACTTATTCCCTGCTTGGTACGGTTGTACAGGCTCCTCTCTATTTATATTTTAAAAATTCTTCTCTGGTTGAAGTCTGGCAGTCGTTGTATGTTGGTGCAAGTTTGAATGTTGAAGAAATAGCAAACCTGTATTTTTCGCAGGAGGTAAACGTGCAAACTTCAATTGACGCATATTTCATGCACAAGGGTGAAGTTGAGAATTTTAGTAATTTGTGGAGTGGGATTACAACAACAGTGAATCCGTCAATAAGATTTGACCCGCTACCGGGAACATACGATGAGCCGCAGGAGGTCAGTGTTATTGCGGATGATGTCCCGGTTTCGATAACATATACTCTTGATGGTAGTGAGCCGGATTTATCATCTCCTGAATACAAGCAGTCTATACAGATTAACAGAAGTAAAACAATAAGAGTCATGGCTGTGTTTAGTGGTGGATATACGATTTATTTGAAAGGTGACTATGTAATAGAGAATGAATATGGAAAGGTGTTGTATCAGGAGCCCTCTGTTTACGTTTCTGTTCTGGAGGATTCACTATGGAAAAAATCATAGTATATGATGAGCTTCAGGCACAAATACCAAAAGGGGACTTCTACCTCGTTGGAACAATTCCATACAGGGGTAAAAAGAACTCATATGAATTTAATATAGATACTCTTTTACCCTATTCGCCTGTGTATATTGATTTTAACGGCGAGAGATACAACTTGCAGACGGATGCATCTGGCATAGTACAACTTGTTCTTTTTCTCAAATCGGGTGTGAATACACTCAAGTGGAGGTTGGCTGGGAAAGAGTGGAATGTTGTCGAGATAAGCACAAGTAATATAGGCGCTATCCACGAGGGTATAGGGGATGCTGTAAATGATATTCTCGCAGACTTGAGCGAGTATTGGGACAATGCATGTATTTCTACAGCTTTAGACCTGTCTCATTTTCATGCTATTTCTGGCATTGATGTCTTAACAAAAGAAAGACTTGAAGAAGCAATGCAGGCTTTATACTATTTTGTTGATAGAAAAATGGGGCCGTATGTTCTTGGTGGAGCAATGCAGAGTATACCCCCGATTATATACAGCGTTGGTTCTTTTGTCCCGAATAGAAACCTCGTTAAGGACAAACTGTTTTCTGATATAGAAAGTAACTATATACTTGAACCTTCAAATGGGGTTTTGGAAGTAGTTACTGGTGGCCTGTATGACAAAGCATTGAAGTATACAGGTTCTGGGAATGTTGAGATATATGTAGCACTCCATTCGTATGGAGGGGAATATGGGAACTGGTTGTTTTCGTTTTATGCCAAGTCGAATATAACACCGGATATAAGAATAGCTCTTTCGGTTGACGGGTCGTTGTGGTATTATAGTGATTATATGACTCTTTCAGATGAATTTGAAAAATACACCCTGTTTATAAAGAACAGTGAAAATCCGAAATATGCGAAGATAGAAATAGGGCAGATGTTTTTGTCCAACAACTGGATAGAATTTTCGTATATGCATATAGGCAGAGACAGATGGTCGAGAACTTTACCGGCAACAGTTGGGTCTGGCGGTGACAAAAAACACTTGGCAATATTGTCATGTATATAAGGAGCGGGTGGAATGGGAGAAAGTTCTTTTTCGATTTCGCAGACGACATATGTAAAAGAAAATGTGAACGAAGCATTCAGAAATGCAATGGATATGATAATTCCTGTTAACGTTTCGGTTTCATATGGTAGAGCAGTTGGGAATTTTTACGGCGTATACGATTCGACATTGTCAAATTGTACTTTTGTTGGTATGAAATATGACGCTTCTCGTGAGATTGTTGTATTAACAGATGACGTTTTAAAAATAGATGCTCAACTTGAGTATGTAAGTTCGCAGGTTGCAAGAATACCAACTGTGGCAACGCAGGAAATAGGTATACTCAAGAAAGACAACCTTATAATACCGCAAAGTGAATGGGAATGGAACGGGCCTACAACGATAAAATTGCTTTCATCCACTTTTGATGAAAATTCAGATTACAGATTTACGTATGAACAGAAAAAAGAAGTGAGCACGCCAATGCTGGACGTTGGCGTTTTGCCTTCTGAATATGACATGGTTTTTGACGCTTACAACTATTTGTTTGTAAACATGATTGCGGAGTCTGAAGTAGAAATGTCGCAAGTTGTATTTTTTGATTCTGGAATGAGAGCATCCATAGACAATCCGGCCATAGAAGGTAGCGGTTCTTTGCGTGACGTTTCCGGAAATACCTATTTTAGTTGGTCGTATGTTGACCGGCAAACAATAGAAATAGACGAGAGGGAATTTAAACCTGATGCGGTGTATGTTTTTACATATAAGACTAAATTCAGGTATGTATCTTATGACGGTATAGAATACTATGCGAGGTATGGAAGGTCTTACAATTCCATGTCTTCGTGGAACAAGATACAGCGTGGTGAAACTTTACCTCTTGAAAAATTTTACCAGTTCAGGTTGCAGGTAAGAGCACCAATTGTCAAGGAACAGTTGAGAATAAGAAGTATAGGAGTCAAGAAAATAAAACCTTTTTAGCAGGAGGCAAAGATGCAGAGGATAATACTCAAGCCTGGTCAGGAAGTATTTGTCGATCATCTGAACTACATCGAAGAAACAAAAATAGAGAATATAAGAAATATAGTCACTAAATTTGGTACTGCCGGGCCGATAAAAGGTCTTGTTGTTTCGCCTGATACGAATGATGCAACAAAAGTTTCTGTCACTGCTGGATATGGCTATACTTATGGTGGAGAGTATTTTGAGCTCTTAAATGATATCACAGGAATAACTGTATCAAATGCTATTGGTGCAAAGACATATATTGCCGCAAAGATAGCAGAGAATGAGGGGTTTTTAGTGCCAGACCATGTAAGTGGTGAAGTTAATGCTACAATGATTTCTCACGAATATAGTATAGAGGCACTTTCTGAAAGTGAGTGGTTGAATCTGTCGGACAAATCCATGTATATGCTACTTGCTATAGTTCATGGAAGTGGTGGTCTTGTAAGAGCTACAGACATTCAGAGAAATTCTGTACAGCCGGTTTCCATTATGTTTGTGGAAAGCCAGCCGGTTGCTCTTACAGGGGTTGAAGTAGTTGCTGTTTCTACAAATACCCCTTCCGGGGTTTCGAGTTTGAAGTTTGATTATGTAAATTATGAATTTAGTTGGAAGGCTCCATCAGATACAAGTTATGGTTCGCCTGTGAGTATTGGCGCAGATGGTATTTATACTGTTTATGATTCTACTGCAACTCTTTTTATAAAAATAAATATTGAAGTTGTGAGACTTCCAGTACAGGATGTTGAAGAAAATTTAAACATTGTAGATTTGTTTGCTGATTATGATTTGTCCATAGGTACGTCTAATGATATTTTGCATCGCTCAATGGCTGGTAGTGGCTTGTTATCACCACGCAATCCACATGGTCAAACATTGGATGATTTTGATCCGGGGGTAAATCAAAATCTTATAACACACAGGTCAAAGGAGCATACTGCATCCATCATAGGAACGCCCGGAAGTTCTACTTGTGTACCGATTATATCATCTTCAAATACTTTGACGGTTGGTGCTATTGTTTCAGGCGAATATGTTGTGAGCGGTGGCATATTGATAAGTGCTGTTTATTCACCCCTTGTTGTTTTTTCTGTAGGGGATTCGGTTGGCACTTATAATATTTATATAGATTCGTCTGGCAGACTTGAAAAAACATCGTCTGTGGTTGGGGAACAGTATTTTAATGTATGTACGGTTGATTGGGATGGTGTACAGTTGACAAATGTTGTAGATAAAAGAAAATGGGGGACGATAAGGCCGGACAGAGTAAGTGTTGAAGATGATGAAAATAGGGAAAAAGAGTTAAATGAAGTCTCTTACAGTTTATCAGACACGCTATCAAAAATAAGAAAATCTCTTGGGAATATACTTAATGGGTCATGGACTAAAACTCCAGCTACAAATTTGGACAGTATTGATTCAAGCATTAATTCGCTAAATAGTGATATGACGGATGCGAAAAATGATATAGCAAATCTTCAAACTGATGTTTCAGTTTTAGATGGTGAAGTTACAGGTTTGCAATCAGATGTTGGTGCTATTAGTTCTGATGTTTCTTCGTTGCAATCGGATGTAGTAAATTTGCAGGAACATGCGAATAAGGACTTTAATGATACTGGGCCAAGTGATGAGCTTCACGGAGTGTATATGGGGCATGGTGGTGGTATAAATGCTGATAAAATAGACGATTGGGAATTGAGTGATATTCTTGCAGGTGCTACAAATTTAATAGTTTTTGCTCCAGAAGTAGATATGCAGGTTAATTTTTACAGTAGCACACCTGTAGAGGTTGACTGTAGCGGATATGTTGATGTTAACAACAGTGTATATGCCTATTGTCTTGTATTTGTGCAGGATAGTGACGGATGGGAGAGAAAGACATATGTTGCTCCAACTTCGGGCGGGCCTTGGAGCCTCGTTAGACATTCAACTGGTGCACAAAATTCGGCAAGTGGGAGAGGTGCTGGGCCGAATACAAATGTATTTTTTGCACCATTGTCAAATGGAAAATTTTATATAAAAACTATTGGCGATCTTTTTTGGGGTGGTGAACCTAAATTGTATCTTCTTGGACATATGATATAGAAGGAGGTTTTTATGTACGCTATAGTGAAAGATGATATTGTTGTTACTACTATTAGTGATGCCAGCATCAAGTATTATCGTTCACCTGAAAAAAGAAATACATTTGTGCTTATACCGGATGAGTTGTTGTCTGTTGATATAGAACGTTTGCGGTATGATGGTGGTGAAATAATTGATGTTGGTACAAGTGCTCGCAAGTTTTTTGTTGACAAACGTGGTGTGAAACATATTTCAGATTCTACTGATGATGAAAGGCAAGTTTTGTATTGCAGGTTCGATGATGAACTTGTTTGTGAGGATGGTAAATGGAGAGTGCTAAAAGATGAGGAGAAACTTAATAGAATCAGGTCTAAAATGATAGAGGCCGTAAAAACTGAAGCTGGTATCAGAATAATGAATGTGATGCCATTGTGGAAGCAGATAAATATGCTAAAGGAAATAATTGATATTATGGTGGAGGCAATGCTTAATAAAAAAGTTCTTTCCAAGGAAAGTTTAAAGAAAATTGAAGACATATCCAGTTTGTGGGATTCTGCTGTTGTCAAAAATAGGCTGGCATCGAATTTAATTGAAGATAAAATAAAAGAAGAAAAAGAATTGGACAACATCTATAAGCTGAATTTTAAAGATGATGAGTTGTGGGAGGGAAAATAGTGCAAATGCAAAAATATAAATTGCGTTCTGAAAGGCGAAAAAGCAACAGTAATCCCGCAACATACAAGTATTGTCATTCCTGCAAGAACTTCTTTACTCTAAATGGGAAGAAATTAAATTTCTGGAATGTTAAGGCAGTCGGTTCGTGCAATTATACCAGATTTATTTGTGATGATTGTGTGAGAGATATATTTTCCATATAGGGATTATAATAGAATTTAATAACCTTATTAATAAACTATACTTATTATATTATATAATAATCTAATTACATATTAACCTTCCTGATAGTGTATAATACATATGCCGGGGGAAGTGTGTCTACCCGGCAGAAGGGAGGTATATGAATATGAAGGAGAGGGGGAAATATATCACCGCTGATGTGGTGGTATTTTCAGGCGACACCTCAGTGAGGGGTGCGTTTGAAGTGCGTCACGCATTTGAATCATTAGGTTGTGTCGCTGTTAAAATAGAGACGGTGCAGGACAATATCAATGTTAATCTCGTAGCACCTTACGACATTAAGGAGAGGCTTTATAAATATTATCCTGAGTTTTATGTTGACACCACATGGGCGATTCTCAATGTTGACAGGAATCGCCTTTCAAAACTCCCCTCAAGGATAATACACAAGCCCGTCCCCCTAAAGGTTGTAGTAAAGGGGCTTGTGTATCACCGTAAAATCAAAATATTCTTCATTCCTTCCCTTACATCACAAATACAAATAAAAGGTAAGGGGAAAAGCACGCCTAAAAAATCTTCCAAAAAATCTTCCTCTATTGTGTTTTTCAAGCCGTTGAAAATTAAATTCAAAAGAAGGAGGAGCGCATGAATAAGACTCTCAACAAATGGGTAGAGGGCGTACTCATGCCGTCAACCATTCTCTCCATCGGTATTACTATGGACGGTAAGCTCGTGTGGGTTGATGGCGACACGATTGTAGGGGAAGTTGATGACAATCCGACTGTATATGGCCGCTATCAGGGGTGGGAAGAATGGAGAAAAAAGCCCTGCTACGAGACGGCATACAAACTTGCTTGCTCTATTGAAGAAAAGAAGATGCGCAGGGCTACAAAGCCTGTCAAGAAAATAGTGCATCTTCCCATGCAGGAATATAAAGAGCTTGTAAAGCAGATGGGCAATCTCATGAAGAGAATAAATATATATGAAGCACTCTATGCGAAGAAAGCAAAGACGGAATACCCGGAAATGATGACGCTTGTTAATGCGGTTAAGGTCAGCAATGTTCAGTGTGGGAATGATGAGAAATATGATTGTTTTACCTGTACCGTGAAGAGAAGGAACAATTGTTGGAAGTTGGCAAAAAAGTTACAACACAAGCAAAACGTAATAAATGGGTTGCCGTATACAAGAAATCAACTTGCAGATTTGAGAATATCGGATCTGTGGATACTTGCATCTCATCTCAAGGTAGAGGTTGCCCTGAAGGGCAAGTCGTATCTTGTAGCGGCGATACACGACAAGCAGAAAGAACTTGGGCTGATAAAGGATGAATATAAAGGAATAAGGGAAGTTGCGAATAGAAAGAAAAAGGAAGGTGCTTCGATAAAGGACGTTGTTGCTGAATCTCTCAAGGTTGTAAAGAATCAATTGAAGAAAGAGAAAAGAAAAAAGAGGGTTGCGGACATCACCAAAAAGATTGAGGTTGTTGATATTAAAAACGTGATGACAAAAGAGGAGCTTGCTTCAAAGCTCTCTAAAAAATTTAACGTTAAAATAGGAGGGTAACATGACAGCAACAGTAGATGTAAATACGGCAAAGGTCTTACTTGCATACATGAACGGAATAGTGCGTCTTAACAACGCACTTTTGCAGTGTGTTGACAGGGAGCTCAATATACCATTGATAATGATACCAGCCACTACCGCAGTAAGAAGTTTGTATGCAAGTATGGTCAAGTGTGAGAGTGGATATAGATGTAATGCTTGCATGGACAGGAATGAGTGTATGCGTTCGATACTCATTAAGATAGACAAGGCGCTCAAGAAGGCTTCCCTTGGAAAGATTGGCATTGACAAAGCACTTGAATTTGAAACTAACGTGGATGAGTTGCCTTTGTACGATGGGTACAGAGAGGCGGTGCATCTTGTTAGACAGGTAATAGTGGAGATGGGTACATGATATGAGATGTGATATATTAGTTGTTGATGGTAATAACATAGCGTATAGAGAATATGCATCAAAGCCCCCGCTATCATACGGGGGCTTTCCTACGTCTGCTATATATGGATTTCTGCTCCAACTTGCAGGAGCAATCAAAACATGCCATCCAAAATATATAATAGTTGCATGGGATAGCAGGGAGAGCAAGCGGAAAGAGATATACCCTGCATACAAGGCCAACAGGAAGAAAGACGATCCCAATATAAAAAACTACTATAAACAAGTTGAAGTCCTGCAAAAAGAAATCATGTCTGCCATAAGTGGTAGAACAATACAGTCAATTTCATTTAATGGGTATGAGGCAGACGACATCATAGCGAGTGTGGTTGAGACTAATAATGAATCTGTAGTAATTCTTTCAAATGATTCTGATTTGAGACAATTGCTTGCCTATCACAACGTGGCTATATACGATGGTAAGAAATTTCACACAAAGAAAACTTTTATTGACAAGTATGGATTTGAGCCGGATATGTATCCTGCATACAAGGCTATAGTCGGGGATAGTTCTGACAACATTAAAGGTGTTAAGGGGATGGGTAAAGTTGCCGCAAAAAAAATCATTAATGAGAGTGAATATTATGAGGATGTTAGAAAGCATATCGTATCTCTAAAAGGGGCTGAAGCCATTGATGCTTTTGACAAAGCAATGGAGTTGATATATCTCCCATTGCATGGTGAAATACTCGATGTTGAATTAATACCATACAGGATGAGTGTTGATGGGATTGTAGATGTATCTTACAGATATGGTCTTACCAAGATAACACCAAAGAAATTCAAAGTATAAAAGGGGGTATGGTATGAGAGAGAATGGAGAAAGTTTGCCGGAATACATGCATGTAATAAATGACGGCATGACATTTACTACCGCAGTTGATTGCGCCATAGACGTTTTCAAGCACAAAATACTCCAGTATGGGAGAAACTATAATTATGTTGATATAAAAAAGAACAAGAGATATTATGGGAATTTTAAAAATCTTGTGTCGAGATTGTGCATGATAGTACATGATGCTAATCCAAATGTAAGGCTGGGCAAATTGCAATATGTGAAATTATTACTTGATTACTACACAAGCATTTTTGATTTTTCCTGTGACAGGGGGAGAATATTCAACATAAATCAGATACACACACCATTTGCCCTTGATATATTTCAGCAATGGTGTGTGGAAAATTACATTACAATGGATAGATATATAGAAATGGTATTTGTTGGAGATGAAGAAAGAGATGCCAATATGGAATATAGCAGAGAAGTTGAGAGAACGATGAAAAAGATGTTCAGGAGAATGAAATCGGGCGGTTATGAATTGATTTTTTGATGGGAGAGTGGGATGGCAAAAATAGACATTACACTTCAGGAAGTGGGCTTTTCTGCATATCTTCTCGACAGCATTATCTCTTTATTGATATGGGATACGGATTTTTTGAAGCGATGCAGGAACATAATACCGATAGAGATTTTTGAGGGTAGCAGGAAAGACATTGTCACCATATGTTACAACTATCTTGATGAGTATGGAGAGGCTCCAGAGAATTATATACTTGATGTAACAGAGGAGTACCTCGCAAAAAGAAAGAACAGAAGAAAAGTTGTATTGAAATATCTCAATAATGTAATGCAAGTTGAGCCTAAAAAAGAATATGTATTGAGTAAACTGGGTTCTTTTGTAAAGAAGGAAATCTGTAGCAGAGCAATAGAATCCGCAAAAGAGCTTGTTGATAAGGGGAAAGATACGGAGGCTCAAAAGTTAATTCTCTCGAAATTCAGAGAGGCAAATCTCATTACCGCAGAAAATGTTGTTGACATTCTTGCGGAAGGTTTTACAATAAGCAGGTATAGTGATGATGAAATAAATTTTAAAACTTTCATAGACCCATACGATTCCGAAGTTGGGGGGTTTTACAGGGGTGAGACAGTTCTTGTCTTTGGCGATTCTAATGTTGGAAAATCGTGGGCAATGGTTCACTTTGCTAAAGTTGCTTTGTTGCAGGGAAAGAAGGTTTTGTATTATACACTGGAAACTCCGGCAAGAGTAATTCAAAAAAGATTTGCTATGGCGATTACCGGAACAAAAATATATATGAATCCTGAACAGGAAGAAAAAGAAATAATTGTAGGTGGTAAAAAGAAAAAGGCTGAAAGATTTTCGGAAGAAAAGTTTGTTTCTGTTTTGGATTTTTTGAGGGCACGACGTGGCAAGTTGTGGTTGATGAATCCGCATCACCTGAAATTTTCTGATATAGTTGCTCAAGTTGACAATCTTGAAGTTACATATAACACAATACCGGATGTTGTGATAATCGACAGTCCAGACCAAATGATGCACGAATCCAAATATAAAGAGTATCGACATAATGAACTGGAATTGTACAAGAGTTTGCTTGCTTTCAATCAGGAAAGAGATACAACTTTGATTATTACAACACAGGCTGGTAGACAGGCAGGGAAGAAACAGATAGTGAGGGGGCATGACATAGCAGAAGGTTATGGGAAATTCAGGGTGGTGGATACGGTTTTTACCCTCATGCAAACACCGGAAGAATATAAACGTGGTATAGTTAGGATGTTGCATGAAAAGAGCAGAGGGGAATCAAAGTATATGATGATGGAAATAACTCAGGCTCTTGATATTGGACAGTTTTGTTTGACTGCAAAAAGAATAAAAATGTCTGATATTGGTAAGGGTGAGGCTAAAAAGATATTGAAAAAGATTGCAAGGGGTAGTTCTAAATGAGAGATGACAAACCTATTTATGGGTATGAAATAAAGAAATATAGGAATGAGCTTACAGAAGATGTATTGCATAAAATCATAATGAGTGTTGCGCCAGAAGGATTCAAGTTTTATGTCAAACCGTTTTACCATCAATATCTGTCGATAGCCTTTTGTCTTCAATTTGACAGTGCCGGGCTTTACCTTGGCATGGGTACTGGTAAGACAAAGACGGTTATAGAGTTGTTAAGGATTATGGGAATACGCAACAGAATATTGTTTATTACTGTTTCAAGTGCTGTGTATCAGATTGAGGATCAGTTCAAACAACATGCCGGCAACGAATATAATACAATTGTGATAGACAGCAGTATAAAGGATAATGAGTGTGAAGAAATTATTGAGTGTAATGACTATGATGTATTCATAACTTATTATGAAAGAATTGTCCCGTATGGTGGAAATAGCGATAACGATTATATCAATCCAATTTTCGACAGAGATTGGAACGCTCTTATTATAGATGAAAGCAGAAAAATAATGAATCCTAAAAGCAAGAAAACTAAAGCTGTATTAAATCTTTCATTGCGCTCAAAACACAGGTTTGCTCTTGCAGGTATGCCGGTGGCAAAAAATCTGTATGAGATATTTACACAGCAATTTGCAATTGACCATGGATTGATGTTTGGGGATTCATATAACAATTTTATGAATACTTACTTTGTAAAGCACAAAACGTGGGGCGGATATAACATATTTCTACCGAGGGCTGGTTCGGAAGAAAAGATACATAAAAAAATGTATACTATGGCGGTAAGGTTCAGGCAGGAAGAGATAGAGGATATGCCGGAAAAAATGTATCAAACAAGGTATATAACTCTTGACGGAGACCAGAAGAGGCATTATGAAGATTTAAGAGTTAATGCACAGGGAATAATTGTGGAGAGTAAGAACAAATATTTTGTTGTTAAGTCAATACTAACAAAGTTTCATCAAATATGCGGAGGGTATTTAAAACATGACGGTGGCATAAAAGAATTTAAAACAAATGTAAAGTTGCAAGCCCTTCTCGACATTCTTGACGAAGCACCTGATGAGAAGTTTCTTGTTTTTTGCTCTTATCAGGCAGAGCAAAAAGGTATCGTGAAATTCTTGAAGAAGAACAAAATTAAAGTAGGGTGTATAATACACGATACAGACAAGAAGGAAATATTCAATATACAAAAGGAATTTAACGAGGGTGACAAAATAAGAGTTCTTGTTTGCAGTTACTATATTGCTGGCAGGGCTCTTGATCTTTATGGTGCATCTAACGTTGTAATGTATTCAATGAATTTCGACTATGAAATAATGATGCAGGCCGAAGACAGAGTTAGAAGGCCGCAACAAAAAAAGAAAGTCGTGAAGTATATAAGACTTGTTTGTAGAAACACGGTTGATGAGAAATTACTTGAAAGTGCTGAAGCTGACAAGAACTTTGTGGATAGGGTGGTAGAGGGCAAGAACATACTTGACTATATATAGGGGGAGGTATGGAGCTGAATAAAAAATTAAGGAGTAAAATAGAGAAATATATTTATTATGAGGATGAAAATGTTTTATTGTTGCACGGGAACTCATTTGAGATATTACCCATGTTTGATAATATTGTTTTTGAACTTGTGTTGACGGATCCACCTTATGATTTTGGGAATAGAATTTTGGGTGGTGGCTTCTATAAGTCCGGTGTGAAAGGTGGCAGAAAATATTTAAAGAAGCTAAAAAAATTGAATAGTGTCAAATTTAATCCAAAATTATTTCTGGATATGTTCAAGTATAGGCAAGGCGTCTTTTTCTGCAATAAAAAACTGTTACCAGAATATATTAAACATGTCTTGAAAAGAAAGATGTCGTATGATATACATTTTATGTGGAAGGAAAATCCAATACCAGCAAAGAGCAATCATTTTATGAGTGATGTTGAATATATCGTTTTTATAAAATTTAAAAAGGCGTATTTCAATCAACATAATAGTATTGAGGATTATAAGAAGGTATTTAGAACTGTTAGTAAGGCAAACAATCTTCATCCGGCGGAAAAGCCAGTGGCCGTAATGGAGAAATATGTTAGAGTGTTATGTCCAGAGGGTGAAATTGTATTCGACCCATTTATTGGTTCTGGCGCTACTGCAATTGCGTCTGTATGCAATGGAAGGAAGTGTATAGGAATAGAGAAAGATAAGAAATATCTCGATATAACAATACAAAGACTTCAAACAGTCACAAACAGTTTTCTGTCTATTGGGAAAAGTAAAAAAGGGTGGAGGCCAACCAAAAGCATGTTTGGAGCATAAAATGTTTGACCTTGTTTCTTATATAGAGTCAATAGGTGTGGATTACAAGCCAAGCGGTACTAATATTATGAAAAATCACATTGGTATCAATTGCATGTTTTGTGGTGACGATCCTACCTATCATTTGAATGTAAAAGTGGATGGGACTCATGCCCTGTGTTTTAGGTGTGGTAAGAGGCTATTTGGGCCGTATGCAATACTTAAAATATTTGAGGGGGATATAACAAGATACAGGTATGCGGAAATAATACAGGAATATCCGTTTGACGGGGAAGTGGATGAACGTAACTATGATGATTCTGACGGTGAAATAATAACACGCCGCAGGATATTTAGGACTGTATGGAATGATTTTAAATCCTTCACTTTCAATAGTAAGAAGGAAAGAAAGTTTTTGAAATATTTGAAGGGGAGGCATATAAGGAAAGACACAATCAAGAGTCTCGATATTAGATGGGCTGATAATGGAATATATAAGAACAGGGTCATTATACCCATAAGGCATCATGATGATGGAGAGGTTGTCAATTTTGTTGCAAGGTCTATATTCAAACAGGTTGAGCCAAAGTATAGGAATTGTCCTAATGATATTTGTGTATATACGGCTGGGAAGGTTTTGTTCGGGCTGTATGAATCAGGAGACTTAATAAAAAATAAGAATATGCTCGTAGTATGCGAGGGCGTGTTTGATTCTATCAGATTAATTCAGGAAGGTGTGCCGTCTGTGGCTATTCTGAAAAAAGTAATAGCTGACGGTCAAATGGAAATTCTTTCTGGATTGGACAGGGGGATAAAAGTCATTCTCATGCTCGACAGTGAAGTTGATGAAACCGACAGGGATAAGATAGCAATATCATTATCAGAACTTTTTCATACGGTGATAAATGCAAAGTTGTCCGAGGGCGATCCGGCTGAAATGAGTGTTGATGATATTAAAGCATTGTTGTTGAAGCTAAAAAAATGGAGGTGAGTTGTGAAACAAAAAAACTCTCTTTTTGACGTTTGATAAGCAATAAGTATTTTTTATACAATTTAAAGAATTTTTAAATTGACAGTGTTGCTTGAATGTTGTAAAATATAAGCAAGAAAAAAGAAAGGAGGATGTATATGAAGATTAAGAAGATTGCAAAGAAGACCGCAAAGAAGAAGGATGCAAAGAAGAAGGATGCAAAGAAGAAGGACGCAAAGAAGGTCGCAAAGAAGGTCGCAAAGAAGGTCGCAAAGAGGGAGACCTACGCCTCCCTTTTCAGGGAGGGGACGCTTTCACACAGCGTTGCCCTCCTCCTTGATAAGGGGGAAAAGAAGGCGAAAATTGTCGCCTTCATAAGGAGGAAGAGAGGGTGCGACACACCCGTCGCTTCACACCACTTCCGGGGAATATTGTCGTCCATTCGCAGGAAGGGGGTTACTGTGGAAATGCCACAGTAATCCCCCTCCTCAATCCACCCGCAAGCCCCGCTTCGGCGGGGCTTTTTTATTGCGCAAAACTAAACTAACTTTTAGGAGGTAAAAAAATGGCTTGTAGACCGTCGTTTAACATATGGTTTTTAATGCGGCACCTGTGGTGGTGGAAGCAAAATGCTTTCTCAATAACATGGTGGAAAACTGCAATCACATCAGGGTATCTCTGGAAAGATTCTGTTAGCTGTTATATTTACCGCTGGATAATATGCCCGCTGAAGGGCCATCAAGACCCTGTGTTGCTTGATGAAGAATCATTGTGTGACGGCGAAGCAAAAGTTTTTTGTTTTGCTTGTCAAAAGTATTTAGATTCCTGAATAAAAGGAGAATTGCAAATAATGAAACTTCTGTATTTAGAGATAGATAATTGCACAAAATGCCCTCATTTTGCTCATGAGTCGTTTTCTGATTGTTCGCATAAGGCGGGCTATTTTTGTTCTCTTTCAGGCAAACGAATTGCGAATGAGGATGATTACAAGTTGGGCATGTCGATTCCGAACTGGTGTGAATTGCCAGACAAAGATTAAAGGAGGTAAAAAACAATGAAATGTGGAGAACTGCAAAAAATTCTTAAAAAGGTTAAAGTTGTGATGTCAGAGCAATCTTTGTCAAAACCTCGCATATCTTTCGATGGAAAGAGGTTGATAGCGTGTAATGGAACTGTATATATTTCGTTACCTTTTGAGGGTGATATATCATCTTGTATTGTAGATTATAAAACTATATCGTCTATAATTAATGGCATATCACAGGTAAAGAAAATCAAGATGTACACCAAATCTGAAATGCTGATTATAAAAGCCGGTATGTCAACTTTCAAAATACCACTTGTTACTGGCGAAGAAATTGCTACTTTCAATGCTATGGTTGACAGTATCAAGAAAAAGAAAACAGAGAAGACAATTATGATGACAGGCAGTGCATGGTCTTTACTTGATAAAATGCTCCCATATTCAGTTCCGAAATTTGGGACAATGTATCCGTCTGGCGTTTATGTTTACAAAGGAAATTTCATTACACACAATGGTGTAGTTGGAATGATTGCAGGAGCGGATGTATCAAAATCTGAAAGATTTTTTATACCGCATATTTTTTGCAAAGCAGTAATGGGCGCGTATGAAGATGAGGGTGTGCCAAGTGCAAAAATTGGCATAGGTGATGATGTGATGAGTTTTAAAAAATCGGATATAGTTATTTTGAGCACTCTTGTGAAAGATTTGAACATAAGCACGTTTGAATTGATAGGCGATATTGTAAAACATGCAAAGAAAATTTCAAAGAATGGAAAGAATGCCATACAGATAAATGATAAATTTAAAAGGGAAGTGGGCTATATGGATTTGGTTCTTGCGCAGGAAAGTTCGGAATATGACCGGGTTGGCACAGTTAGTATCGAAAATGGGAAAGCTGTTTTTACTGTTGATAGTGCTCAATGCAACTATCATGGCGTGTTGAAAGTCGAAAACAAATCAGCAAAGTGGGATGCTAAATTTCATGTATCTTTGGCATTGCCACTCATAAATGATTGCAACAGGGTTACGCTCGTTAAATATGAAAAGATAAATGTTTTATATTTAAACAATGAATCTTTTGATATTGTGGTTGCGACTATCAAAGACAGGGAAGGTGAAAAAGAATGATACACCTCCATGTACATTCAGATTACAGTCTGCTTGATGGGTTGTGTAAAATAGACTCTCTTTTCGAGAAAGCAAAAGAGGCTGAACACGAGGCGATTGCAATAACAGACCACGGCAATCTTGATTGCTATGTTAAAGCCTTGAAAGCATCTCAAAAATACGGGGTTAAATATATACCTGCTGTTGAGATGTATCTTGCAAACAACGTTCATAAAGTTGAGCCGAAAGAAAAATACAGGCATTTATGCCTGTACGCCCTTAACATGGATGGGTTGTCAGAGCTGTTCAGAATACTTGGGTATGCAAATCAGAAGTTTGTAAGAAAGCCTATTGTGGATATTGATACTTTAACAAAAGATTTTGACCTTACAAACATTGCCGTGAGCACGGCGTGTTTGTATGGTATATTGTCGTATAACAACTGTGAAGAACAGATAGAAAAACTCATTGATGCCACAGACAATCTGTTTATTGAAATAATGCCGCACAACATTGATGAACAGGTACAAATGAACGAAAGGGCTGTTTTTGTAGCGGAAGACTACAACCTTCCGCTAATAGCAACTAATGATGTTCATTATATAGAAGCAGAGCACGTGAACAGTCACGATGTTTTGCTTGCAATAAACACAAACAGAAAAGTAAATGACAAGGACAGGTTCAGGTTCAAGATACGTTCATTATATTACTGTACTGAAGATGAGATGCTGAAGATGTTTAGAAAACAAAAATCAGTCAGGATTGCAACTGCTGTTAAAGCCATTGATAATACCAATCGCCTGTGTGAACTTGTTGATTTTAAATCTTTTGGTGGATATGGTGTAGAGTTAAATGTTTCAGGGTATAAGAGAAAGAATTTTATGCGTCTGATAGAGATGAGATTCAGAAACATTCTCAAGAAAATTCCTGCGCACAAAAAAGAGATTTACAGGGAAAGACTAAAAAAGGAGCTTGATTTGATTGTAAGAAAAAAATTTGATACGTATTTTTACGTTGTTTATGACATTATAAAATATGCAAGAAACAATGGAATTTATGTGGGATGCGGTCGTGGAAGCGTTGGCGGGTCACTACTTGCATATGTACTTGGAATAACAACGGTTGACCCTATTAAATTTGGCCTGTCCTTTGAAAGGTTTATTGCAGAAGACAGAATAGATTTGCCGGATATAGATATGGATTTTGAAGATAGAAAGAGAGATATTGTTATACAGTATATATCTGAAAAATATGGAAGGGATGGGACGTGTAACATTTCAACATTCGGTCAGTTGAAACCGAAAGGTGTTATAAGGGATGTGGCAAGAATACATGACGTTTCACGCAAAGACATAGACATGGTTTCAAAAAATCTTATCAAGGTTTCAGATGACGACAACGTTGAAAAACTTGCAGAGGAGAATGAAGTTGTTGCAGATTTTTTCATGAAATACCCGGAGCTACTTGAACATTCAAAGAATCTCGAAAACGTCATTCGCAATTCCGGTGTTCATGCCGCTGGGATAGTTGTGTGCGAACAGGACATAAATGAAACGGGGAGGGGGTATCTTGTAAAGAGAAACAATAAGTATGTGTTAAACTGGGATAAAGATGATGCAGAGTATATGGGCTTTATCAAATATGATATTCTTGGCCTTAATACTTTAACGGTTATTTCTGAATGTATAAGGCTTATAGAGGAGAGGCATGGTGAATTTGTAGACGTATACAGTTTGCCCCTGAATGACAGGAAAACTCTCTCTCTTTTTGAGAAGGGTGATACTACTGGAGTATTCCAGTTTTCATCGGGTGGAATGAAACAGCTTTTAAAGAATTTTGGCATAGATAAGTTTCACGACCTATGCGTTATCAATGCGTTATACAGGCCCGGTACTCTTGGCGGGGGTATTCACGAAAAATATATTTCAGTAAAACGTGGTGAGGATGAACCTAATTTTTATGGCTCTGAAGCATACAGAAGGGTAACAAAGAATACTTATGGATTCATTATTTATCAGGAACAGTTACTAAAAGTTTTTACCGAATTTGGATTTACATATTCGGAAGCAGATAAGATAAGAAAGATATGCTCTAAAAAGAAGGGTAAAAGTGAAATAGTTAAATACAAGAAAAGGTTTGTAGAGTATGCAGTAAAAAATGCTGGTATGAAAAAGAGTGATGCATCGGACTTATTTGATACTCTCGAAAATTTTGCCGAATATGCGTTTAACCTTGCCCATGCAACGGAATATGCAATGATAGGATACTGGACTGCATATTTAAAATGTCATTATTACGATGAGTATATGCAGTCTCTTTTGACATATGGCAGTGAACACAACAGGCAGGAATATATAGATGAATTAATGAGCAGGGGATACAAATTTAGAAATGTGAATATAAACAGGTCAAGTGCTATAGATTGGGTTGTTTTGGATGGAGAAGTTTATCTTCCCTTTATTTCAATCCTTGGAATAGGGGAAAAGGCCGCCCGTGTTCTTGAGCAAGCGAGAAATCTGCATGGAGAAATCAGTACGCCGGAACAACTCTTTCAGGTTGTCCCGGACAGAAAAGCGGTAAATAAAAGGATTGTGAATTTGCTTATTGATGCAGGTGCTTTTGATGACAATTCTAAAATAAAAAAGGAAATGCTCAAAGTAAAAATAACATTTGCAGAAGAAGTGCTTGATTTATACAGGAGATGGTTGTCTTCGAACAATGCGGGTCTTGTTAAGGTGCAAAAGAAACTCAAAGATGGGAAGAAAGTGATAGTTAATTTTGTAGAGGACGATTTGAATGAGAATGTTTTTGTGAATGTCAAACACGATACTTATGCCTCTATTGCAGAAGGTGATTTGTATTATGCCGGTTTTTCTGGTAAAAACATGCTTGGCATTGCTACAACAGAACAAATGCGCAAGCTCGAACTTGATTCTACCGGAGCGAATATACAGGTTATATCAGGAATTGAAGATGCAAGTGTGGTCAGAAGAAAGATTAAGAAATGTTCAAGGTGTCAATTGAGAAGTGAGTGTAGAGAGCCTGTGGCAGGTGAATACAACAGTAATATTCTGCTTGTGGGGGAGGCTCCGGGGAGAGATGAGGACAGGTATGGAAAGCCGTTTGTCGGGAAAGCCGGACAATTGCTGTTTAAAGTTCTTGGGAAATATGGTGTAGAAAGGTCAGATGTGAGCATAATAAATACGGTTAAGTGTTGGCCGTCAAAAACAAAAACGCCAGACAGTGAACACGTGAAAGCATGTAAAAGCCACTTTGTAAGGGAAATAAAACATATAGAGCCGGTTATAATTTTATCTCTTGGCTCTATCGCATCAAAAGTTTTAAGTGACAACGATTCATTCAAGATAACTGAAAACGCTGGCACTTGTGAATATAATGACAAGATAGGGGCATGGGTTATGTATTGTCTTCACCCTTCCCATGTATTGAGGGGATATGAAAAGGACAGGGTAAAGTTGTTTACAGAGACTATAAGGTCTTTTGTTGAGAAAATAATATTTTTAAATGGAGGCGAATAATGTTTCATACTAAATACAGACCAAAAAATCTCCTTCAGTTTTATGGTAATGAAGAAGTTGTATCGGCAATAAAATTGATGCTGAAAGACGAAATCAAGCCGTATGCTTTTCTTATCACGGGTGAAAAGGGGACTGGGAAAACAACACTTGCAAGAATAATAGCAAAGAAACTTGGTGCAAGTGATTTAAGTTTGACGGAATTAAACTCTGCCGATATGAGAGGTATAGATACTTCAAGAGAAATAATAAATACATCTGCATATTCAACTTTTTTCGGCGATGTCAGGGTATATATATTTGACGAAGCTCATTCACAAACAAGGGAGGCGCAGGAAGCATTATTGAAATTACTTGAGTCGCCACCACGGAGAACACACTACATTTTTTGCACAACAAATCCAGAAAAAATGCTTGATACTCTCAAGAGGAGATGCGTTCATTATCATTTAAAACCTCTCTCTTTCGATGAAAGAAAAAGGTTGTTTGATACTGTTGCTAAAAAGGAAAAGATAGAATATGACGATGATGTAAGAGAGCTTATTGTGGAAGAATCTCTTGGCAATCCTTCAATGTTGTTGTTGTATATGTATGAGTGTAGGGGATTAACGTATGAACAGGCCAGAAGTGTTATCAGGAGTCACGTGGACGATACAGACGAAGACATTATAGAACTTTGCAGAATGTTTCTGAAACCTCAAAGGATGAAGTGGAGTAAAATCATATCTGCTATTGACGCTATTCTTGAGAGGGTTTCGGCTGAAACGTTAAGGTTGACTATGTATAGCTATTACACTACCATGTTAAAAAAAGCGAAAACTGACGAAGACATTTTATTTTCAATAGCCATACTTGAAGAAATTGACAGCCCGGTTTACGACAATGCTAATGGGAATAGAAGGATTATATATATGCTTGCCCGTGTTTATGCCACATTGAAAGGTCTATAAGTAAAATTTATATCAGTATTAGTAATAGACTTATAATATAAAAAAATTAATAAGTGTAATCAGTATATAGTATAATATATATGCCGGGGGTAGTGTGTCCACACACCCATTTTTACACACACTTTTTCACACTCAAGGAGGTAGTATGAAAAAAGCAAAGGTAAAGGCAAAGGTAAAGGCAAAGACTGCGGAGGGGGTTGATTCTACTCTCAAGAAAAGACTCTCATTCGATGAGAGTAACATGGAAACTCATATCATGCAACAAGCGGCATGGTATGAGTTTTATGGAGAGATGTGGGCAGAGGCGGTTCGCAACGTGTCTTCTCTTCAAATCAAGCTCGAAGCCCTTTATGCTGAACTTGATGCAGAAATAAGGGCGAAGGCAGACAGGGCCGGAGAGAAGATAACAGAAGCAAAGATAGCCGCTTCCATCAAATCGGACAAGCGATATATTCGGGCGAAAGAGGAGCTTGTCGAAGCAGAGTTTGAGGCTAACCGATGTTATATTATAAGGCAGGCTTTCCAGCAAAAGAAAGATATGCTTGACGTTCTTATGCGGAAAGCCATCAAGGATATGTTTGCGGATGTCAGTACGACAGGCCTTGTCGATAAAACATCCGCTAATCTCATACGGAACAAAATGAAGAAATCCAAAAAGAAAGGGGGTGAGTAAGTGAAAAAGTTAAAGAAGTTCAAAAAGCCAAGCGGGAAGAAGAAATCCCTGAAGGCAGGCAGGAAATTCAAGTTTGCCACTGCCGATGCTATTAAGAAAAGAATAGAGAATATCGGCAAGGGGCGGTGGGCAACGTATCTGTCGGATACATATGACAGGTACAAAATCAAACAGGGAGACAATTTCATTAGATTGCTCCCTTTGATTTTGCCTGAAGATGTCGAAGGCGATTTTGCCTATGACATTTATGTCCACAGCCGTCTCGGTGCAAACAGCGATTCTTTTGTGTGTGTGGAACAGATGTGGAATGACACTTGTGAGCTGTGTCATCTCCACAGAGTGGCCGCAAGAGAAGGGGATGAAGAGATGGCGTCAGAGTTACGGCCATACAGACGTTCAATAGGCCTGTGTCTTGATGTCCACCCTAAAAGAGATTTGCGGCAGTCAGACGATATACTTGTCATTGACATGCCCGCATCTCTTGCGGATGAGATAGCAAGGCATGCGGTCTCAAAAGAGACAGGGGCCATTATCCCGCTGAACGACCCGGACAAAGGTCGAGTGGTCATTTTCGAGTATATTAAGGGGAAGACAAAATATGGAAGTTACGGCGGCGTCCAGGTTGGCCGAAAGTTCCCCGTGGACGATGATATACTCGATGCTATTGTCCCGGTTGAGGACGTTATAGCAATGCCTGACGAAAAGGTTTTGCAGAACGTCCTTGACTATTACGAGAGGGACGGAAGCGACGATAGAGATGGAAATGATTTCGCCCATGAGGGCGACTATTATGAAGAAGAAGAGGAGGAGTAAAATGGTCATTAAGATCGACAAAGAGTCTTTCAGAGAGTTTTTGAACAGCCTTGAGGAGGCTGTAGAATACGGGAAGAGCTTTCTCGATGACGATGTCTCTAATGTCGAAAATAATGCTGACGAAGGCAATGTTGGTGGGGAAGGTAGTGACGATATAGACTGGGAGTATCTTTCTTCCCTTGACATGGAGGAGCTTGTTTCTTTCGTCGAAGAAAATGAACTCCCTATTGACCCGGATGAATACGAAGATGAGGACGAATTTCGGGAGGCTGTTGCTGAAGAAATCGGAGTGCCTGTAGAGAGTGGCGAATCGGAAAGTGATGATGCTGGAGAGGACGACAGCATCGATTGGGATTACCTTGCTTCTCTCGATTTTGACGAACTCTCTATGTTTATTGAGGAGAATGAACTTCCTGTTGACCCGGATGAATACGAAGATGAGGACGATCTTCGGATAGCTATTGCAAATGAAATTGATGTTGAAGTCCCGAAGCCGAAGCCCCGGAAGTCAGGGACGGCAAGGAAATCATCTGTGAGGTCACAGATGAAGTCTGCCGTATCCAAGAAATCCTCATCAAAGAAGAAGACAGCAAAGAAAAAGACCGCAAAGAAGAAGACAGCAAAGAAAAAGACTGCAAAGAAGAAGACCGCAAAGAGAAGGCGGTAGGCGGTCATTGTACCGTTAGAGGGGCGGCATAATGCCGCCCCTATTTTTTTAGACGGGAGAAAAAATGCCAAAAAAAACACTGTCAACTATAGCAACTATAGGCGAATCACTCTCATCGGTTATACAGGCATCAAAAAACATTAACTGTATTCCGACTGGATGCACGCTATTAGACCTTGCTCTTGCGGCAGAAAGCAACAATGGCTACAGCGGCATTGTAGAGGGCAGGATAACAAATATATTTGGTGATGAAAGTTCAGGGAAAACACTTTTATCCCTATCTATAGGTGGGCAACTTCAGCTTATAGATGGGACTGCAAGAGTATATATAGATGATGTTGAGAACGCCCTCGACGTTGTTTGGGCAATAGAGTGTTTCGGACTTGACCCGGACAGAACATTTCTTCTCAACAGTGATACTGTTGAGTCTATGGAAAAGAATGTCACTCTTGTGTGTGAGTCTGCAAAGAAAGACAGAGTGAAAGCACTATATATTCTTGACAGTCTCGATGCTCTTACAACGCAAATGGAGAAAGATGACCTTGCAAAGAGGGTCAGGGGTAAAACTACTTCGGACGAAGATATTGAACAAAGAAACATGAGGATAAAACTGGAAAAGTCAAACCTTATGTCTTCATTCTACAATAGTATGAAAAAGAAATTGCCACAGAGCGGCGTTACTCTGATAGTTATCTCTCAAGTTCGTACCAACTTGAGAAAAGTTTTTGGAGACAAGGATGACATTGCTGGGGGGAACGCAACGAAGTTCTATTCGACCCACAGAATTAAAATCGTAAAGACGGGGACTATATATCAGCAGGTGGCTTCAAGGAAGAGGGCTATTGGAGTAAAGACAAAAGCAAAGATAATAAAAAACAAGGTTCAGGAGCCATATCACGAAGCGGAATTTCCCATATACTTCAACAAAGGGATTGATGATATAGAAGCCTGTGTTGATTTCCTTATGTCAATGAAAGAAGTTAATCCTAAAGCGATAAAGTGGTATGGTAGAACATACAAGTCCAAAAAGGACTTCATCCTTTCTATAAAGGAAAACGGAAACAGGATGAAAAGGGTGAAGGACAAGGTAAGGAAAACATGGTTTGAAAAAATAAAAATAAAGGTAGGTGAATAAGGCGATATGATAATAATAGGAGATATCCAGCTTAACGATCCGGCAGACTTTGAATACGTGGATGAAGATGGTGAAAGAAAAAACTTTCTTCTTGAGGCAGGATTGAACTCTGTGGAGTATTGTCTGTCAAAGGCGGTAGAGATGAAAGAAAGAGAAGTCGTGTTTACAGGCGACATCTTCGAGGCCAAGGACAGATTGAAAAACAGAGTTAAAAATTCCCTGATTGATATTCTTGAAAAGTACGTCGACTCTTTGAATATGAGAGTTGTTGTTGGAAATCACGACCGAAACAGGGAAGGGCATCTAAATGTCAAGTGGCTATCACCCTATGCAGATATATATACTGCGCCTGAAATTGTGCGATTTGACGGAGTTCGGGTTGCCATGATACCACACTTGCACGACGGTGGAGAGATAGAAAGATTTATCAGGAGCAACCGTGGCAGGGTGGATATGATTATAGGTCACTTTGCAATAGACAGCATAAAATTTTCGGGTGGTAAAAAAGAGATGGTTTCAGAGAAATATCTTAAAAACATTCCCTTCGTTGTACTCGGCCACATTCACGAGCAGATGAAGATAAATATGAGGTTGTGGACTGTGGGTAGTCCATACCAATGTACTTTCTCCGAATTGACTCAAAAGTATTTTCTCAAATACAAAGGGCCGGGATTGAACTGTACACGTCACAAAATTCCCCTGTATGTAAACAGGGCCGTGTTCAGGATAAAAGACGAAAGAGACCTTAAACAGGTTGCAGAGACAGATGCGAACGTTGTGAGGTTTGACATAGCCAACATGGCGGTAGTAGAAAGGTTATCCAAGGTGGCGAATGAGAATAGCAATATAAAATTTAAATTTTTCAACTATCTGCCGGACGACAGCGATATGGTGGAAAGTAAAATAGTATCCAAAGAGCCTGAAAAGTTCATGAAGGACTTTTTCAGGGAATCTCTCAAAAGCATGAAAGGGGAAAAGGGATACTGGATATACAAACTTGTATCTGAAAGGATAACAGGATTTGCGGAGGCTGGAAGATGAACATAACCTCAATAGAGGTAGAAGGATTTGCTTCTATAAAAAGGAAAACAAAATTTATATTCAGACCTGAACTTCACCTTGTGTACGGAAATGTTGGTTCGGGAAAAAGCAGTTTCTTTGTAGATGCTCTTGTGTGGTGTCTGTATGGAACGCCGTACAAGGCGATAGAAATAAAGGATGTAATTTCAGACAATTCTGAAATTGCGAGAGTAAAACTGGAGACTGAAAAGGGGACGATAGAGAGAATAAGAACTGTAGACAACACAAGTGCCATTACGTTGAATGGGGAGTCTGTTACACAGGAAACACTCGACAGCATAATAGGAATAGACAAAAATATGTTTTTCAACAGCGTCGTGTTCGGTCAGAACATGACAGGTTTTCTGCTTCTCGACGACAATTCAAGGAGAGAGATAATATCAAGGATAAACATTGACTTCATAAACAGGTATATTGAGGCGATAAATCTGCTTGAGAGGGAAAATGAGAAAGAGATACGTGAACTTTCTGAAGAAAAAATAAAGAGTATAGAAGATTCCATTGGCGAGTTGGAATCAATGAAAGAGTTCCAAAAATCTCTCCGGGAAAGAGAAAAGAAGAAAAAAGAGGCAAAGGCAAGAGTGGCCGAATTGAAGAAAAAGATGCTACCTTTAAAGAAAAGAGAAAAAGAAATAGGGAATGAAATGGCGGCAGTATCAAAAAAGATAGATGCCGCAATGCACAAGGTCGCTCCCTTGAGGGCAAAAACAAAATCCCTGATTGAGAAATCGAGAGAGATAGCATACAGAAAAAAGACTCTTGAAAAGGATATACAGAACATGGAAGAAATGCAGGTATGCCCTACCTGCAAGCAGACAATACCGGAAAAACACAAAAAGAAAGTAAGAAAGGATGCTGGTTCTGAAATCTCAAAGCTGGAAGTGGAACTTAACAAACTCAATGCGGATATAGCTGAACGGGAAAAAAATATAAAAGAGATAGAGGACAGGAAAGAAAAATTATACAGGCAGATGTATGCTCTCGAAAAGAAGGACAAAGAAATAGCAGTACATATGAAAGAGATTGAAGGCGAAATGGACTATTGTCTTTCGATACTCAAAGAGAGCAACGACAGCGTTGAAGAAGAATACGAGAGTAAACTTGCAAGACTCAAGCGGGAGAGAAGGAAGCTCGAAGACAGGTTGAGAATTAAGAGGGTTGAGGCCGAAGCCATAAGGTTCTGGAATATAAAGGTGAAGGAAGCCCAATCAAAACTTTACGACATGGTACTTGACAGTTTTGCGCCGTTGTGCAACAAGTTCCTGCTGAAGTTGACGAATGGCAAGATGGCAGTGCAGATGAAAACGAAGACCACCGGAAAGAAGAGAATAACAAATAAATTTACCATAGAGGTTTTTGTCAACGAGCGTCCTGTAAGTTTTAAAAGGCTTTCCGGGGGTGAGAAGAAAACGTTGTCCATAGCTCTCAACCTTGCATTCTCCATGCTTCTTCACATGCACTTTGCGGGGGACTGGAATCTTGTTGTGCTGGACGAGAGCTTTGAGAATCTTGACGACATAACGATAGACAGAATGATAGACATTCTAATAGACATAAAACAGAATACCGGAAAAACAATAATACTCATAACACACAGAATATACAGGCAGGAAGACGCAATCGTTGTTAATTGTGTTAAGGGGAAAAACGGAACTGAACTTACAGTGGAGAATTGACAGAATGTCTAAAAACAGCATGGTGATTAATGCAAGGCTTTCGGCAATGAAACTGTACTTTGCCTTGACGAAAGCAATCATATATCCGGACGAACTGAAAGCATTACACAACGATGTAGCAAAGAGTCTAAATCCAATTCTGAAAAGAGGTGGGATTATAAAGGTGGCAGAGCCGACGCCTTCAGAATTGGAAGAACACAGAAGGAAATGCGGAAAGGGGGTGAGACATGAGGGTAGAGACGGGGTTGTCGTTTTCAAACGAGTAAATATATTCAGGAGGTAAAAAAAAGTGTTTGTAGACAGGAAAACTTTTATTGAGACGGTACATCTTATAGACGCCGCTATCGAAGGTGGATATACGCCTTCGAGGGCAATGGAAGAACTGGCAGGCGTTTTTATGAGAGAGCCGATTCACGTCGGGGAAAGCGTAAGTATAAAAGTTGTACTCGTTGTAATTCCCACTCTGATCGGGACTCTGAAAAGAAAGTCTCCGGTAATGTATGAAGACATAAAGTCTCTCATGGGAATAACAAACGAGACGGTCGAAAAGTTTATATCTGAACTAAAGGACGGTGTACCACTGCCCCGTGATGTGTCCATACCGCTTGAAACAATCGACAGAGATGCGTTTACAGTCTCAATTTTTCTTGCAAGTATGCTGATACACAACAGTGCTCTTGCAAAGAGCATTCTGTCCCTGTCGATATATCTCTACATGAACGAGTCTATAAGGGAGTTTGCATCGTCCATTGACGTTGAAGACTTTTTAAGAAAAAGTTTTGTTCCATCTCCAACAACAAGGGAGGTTGGAAATGCATAATGTGCTGGTTGCAGACAAAAGCCTCCCGTTTTTTCTGGAGGCGTTTGACAGGAAAGAAAAGATAAGATACAGTACATGGTCGAATCCGCTTACGGACATGATGTCAACACTTTCTCCGCTTATATATGGAGTTGCACCGGATGACGGAGGGGAATACGAACTTTTGCGGATGGCCTTCTTTGTAGTGGAAGAAGATGGACATTTTGTTACCGCCAGAAATGAAAGTTCTACAACTGTGCTGTATCACTTTCCACTGCTGGAATACAGCAAGGACGTGGTAAAGTCTATAGAAGAGAACGCAAGAAAAATCTTTTTTGAGTACGCTGTCAAAACGGGAATTTCTGGAGAATACAGAGCTGAATTTGTGGGTTTCTTGGAAGAACCGCTTTCGGTTCTGTATGCTTTCATTCTGCAAGACAAACAGGTGGCTTGCAGAAGAACAAGGGATGCTGACACTGTAACAAAAACGGCGTATGAGATAATAAGGAGGTAAAAAAGAAATGTTCAGACTCATTTATGCGACCCTGATAAACAACAAAGTTTCGGATGAAGATCTCGAAAAGTCTTTGCAGGAAATAGGAAAGATAAAAAACTCTTTGAGAGAAGTTAAGTTTTCGGTTCTCGGCATGTTTATGGTACACGATGCAGTTGCCTCTCTTGAGAAGGCGTTGCGGAGGGAAATAAACAGGAGGCAGAGGGAAAATGGGAAAGAACAAGCGGAATCTGCAAACACGGCAAAAGAAAAGGACTGAAAGGAAGAAGCTCACCCCCGCAACACAATTGCCGGGGGTGAGCAAAATATACCTTCGTAACATAGCTGAATCAATAGGGGCGAGTGTACAAAGGGTTAAAACCGCAATCATATATACGGCACAATTGATGGCATATTTGTCCTCTCCTCTTGAGAGAAAAAGAATAAGTATAAAGGGGGTCGGTGACATGGAATACAGAAAAAACAGGGCCGGCAAAATAGTCCTGTCCATAACATTCACGGAAGAAATTTCTGAATATATACAGGGCAAGAAAATAAATCCTGAAAAATTACAGGAGTGGTTTGAACAGTGAATAACAACAGCGTTGCAATAGAATCCGCAAATTGCGGAATCAGAAAATATCTTGAAACAAAAAACAAAGAGTATCTTGAAGAGGTATATCTTTCTCTGAAAAAGAGTGCGATAGCACAGGCCATGTACTACTATGGAAACATAATACGGGAAAGAGAAGAAGCGGAAAGCATAGGTCACAACTTGGCGACAGACATAGTTGAAAAAATCATCACTGACGGAATGCCGGAAACGGTAAATTCACTTTTTATAAGAAAGACTATCAGGGCATATCTTCCATCGGGAGCAAGACATTCCGGCATGGACAGGAGAACAGTCTACATGGAAGAAATGCCGGATGTAATAGATGGAATGGTTCAGGAAGATAAAACTATCAAGACAATCGAGACAGCAATGTCTTTTCAGAAAGCTCTTGAACAGATAAGAAAATGCGTTGCAGAAATGACACCCGTGGAATGCAAAAAGACAACTGCAATAATTTCAAATCTTATTATTACATCGGCTGTTACAGGTTATTCATTTGAGCCTTTCAGGAAAATACAGTCAATTCGCCTCGTTGACGCAATAGCATCTGTGGTGGGGGTGGAAGAATGAAAGACAACTATCTCGCTCTGAAACTTTTGTCTATTGACACTGCAAAGACGCCAATGGAACTCATACACGTATTGCCTGAAAGATATACATCATTGATGTTCAGGCTGTATGGTGGAAAAAGTATAAAAATTCCTACTGAACAGGAGTGGAAAAGATACAACTGGTTTGTGGAACTGTATGGAAAGTGGAAGGGGAACGGAAAGGTGGAAGAAATTATGGAAGCAAACAAGTATGACATCAGGTGGATACATACACGGGCCAAAAAAGCACTGTCTTACTTCGGGAGAATTGAAACAGGGGCTTCCATAGAGGCAGAGTGGGCAGTTGACAAAAATTTCAAAAAGTTTCTCCTTGAGCTGATTGCGTACATTGAAAAAAAGAAAAAGAATTTCAGAAGCATAAACACAATAGGGAGGCGTGGATGGAAAACAAAAAAGAACAGTAGGGTGGTGAGAAAGAAATGAAAGGTGTTATCGTAACAAACGGAGACGATTCAATGCTTTACTTCGTTATTCTCGACAACGGGGGGAAGGTAATAGATGTATACCTTCTCGAAGCCGTCGAGGTAACAGCGGGTAGCATCGAATCATTCATAAAAATGAACAGGGAAGGGGTATCAGCAACATGAAAAAGAAAATAGTGTACCCTGTTATGGTTCTGTGCCTGTTCACTCTGTCCGCACAGGCCCCTACCTACTACAAACTTTCTGAAGACGGCAGGGAAAATTCAATCAGAAAGAAAGTTGTAGTGGACTGGATGCAGGAGAGGTCTGCTGAAACAAGAGAAGTTCTTGAGAAAATATACGATTCCATTCACAGGAATACGAATATGCCCGAACTGTATCTTGCTCTTGCCGCTGTTGAATCTTCATACAGACCACAGGCCATAAGCAACAGAAATGCTCATGGCCTTCTTCAGGTAGTGCCAAGGTGGTGGTTGCACGAATTGAAAAAAGAAAATATAGTGAGAAACAGAAAAGAGCTGTTAACAATAGACGGTGGTATAAGAGCTGGAGTATACGTTCTTGAAAAATACATGCACGAATGCAGGAAAGAACGGGAAGATGAAGAAGTGCTTGATTGCGCTCTTGAAAAATATATCGGACAGGACAGGGGACGGACGTACAGATACAATGTATATTCACATCTTGCATCGCTATACATTACCCTTGCCGGGGTTGACAAATAAAAAAAGAGGAGGTAAGGAAAATGATCGTTGAAGTGCGGAGAACAAGGCCGGAAGATGCACCGGGATGGCACCTGGCCCTTCGATGAAGCTCTGGACTGGATAAATTGCGCTCTGTCCCACGCAAGCCCCACAAGCAAGTACCGGCTTTGCTGGTCAGGGGACAGCAGAGGGGCAGGCAGGAAGGAGAAATAAATGAAAGGGGATGTAATCAAAATAGAAAGGACAAGAAAGGGGTATCCAGCTATCGGTGTGGGTGGCGGAGCCTACACCAACACTTTTGAGTGTCGGTTTGTCATTGATGGCAAGACTGGCACTCTCAAGAAGGCCCTCTTTGTAAAGACAAGAGGCCCACGGGCCTGTCGCCTCGATCAGGCCATCGTCCCCCTTGAAATAGGGGATGTGATTTGTGAGATGTCTGGCAGGTTGCCAGTCGTGGCAGAAAATCCAGACATCTCCTTACGTGTGCAGAAAGTCCTCTCCTTAATGAAAGGGGAGGCAGAAGCAAGGGTTGTTGATATAAGTAACAACTTTCCTTTTGAGTTCCCTCTCTCTGTGATAGAGGGAGCATCCCTGTATCACAACAGGGACGGTTCTTATTTCTGTACTACAGAAAGGGGGTAATGATATGAAAGGCATGTATGGCATGAAGCTGTGGAAAGTGCGATTTTGTGATGGACGCCTTGACACCGTAACGGCAAGGAATATCGATGAGGCCTGCCGCATCTGCAACAGACCCATCGATCGCATTTGGATGATTGCTTGTGTGCTTTAGAAAGGAGGAACAGGAATGATAGAAGCAAACGAAATGAAGAAAACAATTATTGACAAATTTGGCTGGGAATGGGAAGAAGCAATAGAAGAAGAAATGTTGGACGCAGTAAGGGGAAAATACAGATTCACAGAGAGTGAAGGGGCAGAATACAGCATCATAGATGAAGATGTAAACAACTTCTATCTTGATTATGATGACATTAAAAAGATAATAGAAGCATGGGAAGTACGATACAGAATGGAAGCGGGCTACTAACAGAATAGAAAGAATGAAAAAACGTGTCTAAAAATAGGCAGGTAGAAAGTAAGAAAAAAAACAGCCCCAGACGTCCCCAGATTAATCTGGGG